GCTTCGGCTTCGTCTTGTCCTGTGCCTGCTTCGGCTTCGGCTTCGTCTTCGTGTTCTGAATCATGATCATTCATTACATGATGTTCGTTAGGAAGGTCGGTTCGTATATCGTGTCTGCATATAGGGCACCTGACACTGCCGGCAAACCATGTTCTCAGAGATTCAGGAGTGAAGTAATGACCGCAAGCACGTATCCGCATAACGGCACTTGTCTCCGAAAACGTCTCGTGTGATATAGGACATGCAGGAACGAGATCGTTTTCAGGCAGTGTAGAGTATGGTATTGTTTCAGTCGCCTGCGCAATCACTCTATCAGATGGTCTTACCACGACGGGACTCAAATTGCCGCCTACTTCACTCATAAGAGCAGTAGCAAGCAGATTAGCGAGGTTAACAGATGAATTGGTTTCTGTTATTGGCTCACCATCCCTTGTTCGTCTTCGGCTAACCGGTACAACACGGCGCTGCCTTATCTCTGTTCTTGTAGTCACCGGTGTAGCGAGATGTCTTGAGTATGCACGGTCATAGTTATCGTTGTTATTGGCAGAACGGTTATTAGTATTGGCATTGATATTGCTGTAGTAGGCGGTATTCAGATTATCGTAGTTATCGTAGTTGTTACGCATATCACTGAAACGTCTAGTCCGGGCACGATTGTAGTACATGCCGTTGCGATTATTATCCTCTAGCTGTTCCAGGTCTCGCCTACTATCTGCATATATGCGCCGAACCTGCTCGTCTTGGTCCGCGAGGAGGTTGACGATTTGAGTTAGTAGGCGTTGTGAAGATATCACTGTTTCGATGTATTCACTGTCTATTCTTTCCCCCATGTTACTGGTTATTCATCGATAGTTTTTAAGTGATGATAAAGCCGTTTAAACAGGTACTAAGTAATAGAGTACAGCGATATATGACTGATATGAAACGTGAAAATGTGCCTGGCACAGGACTAACTGGTCTGCAGAACTGTGGCAATACGTGCTATCTAAACTCTATAGCGCAGATTCTGTCTCATACATACGAGCTAAGTGACTACTTGGATGAAGGAACATACGAAAAGCGTCTCAATAATGTTCCCGAGTCTCTGCTACTGATAGAATGGGACAAACTTCGTCGTCTCATGTGGGAAAAGAACTGTACTGTGGCACCTTGGGGATTTGTCAAGGCAGTGCAGCGCGTGTCAAAATTAAAAAACATCGAGCTATTTTCGTCCTTTGCACAGAACGATATTCAAGAGTTCCTCATGTTTATGCTGGACGGCTTCCATATGGCTGTGTCGCGATCTGTTAACATGACGATAAGTGGACTTGCGAAGAATGATAAGGACCTAATGGCAACCGAGTGTTATAAGATGATGAGGCAGATGTATGCAGACGACTATTCAGATATGGTGAAGCTGTTGTGCGGCATCCAAGTGTCAAGCATCTCTGCTATTTCCGATGGTAAATCATTGAGTGTACGACCAGAACCGTTTTTTATGCTAAGCTTGCCACTGCCGTCTGTTTCGGGGCCTACTACTATAGAAGCCTGTTTTGACGAGTACACGCGAAAAGAGCGTCTAGAAGGAGACAATGCGTGGTACAACGATAAAGAGAAGAAGAAACAAGATGTAGACATGGGAGTGATATTTTGGAGTCTACCCACAGTACTGGTAGTTTGTTTGAAGCGATGGGGATACACTGGACGCAAAGACAATAGACTTGTCGATGTGGATTTATCTAAGCTAGACCTTAGGAAGTATGTACATGGATACAACAAGGAGTCTTACATCTATCGATTATATGGAGTATGTAATCATTCAGGAGGAGCGCTTGGTGGACATTATACGGCGAATGTACTGGTAGGGGAAGACAAGTGGAAGAACTTCAATGATACTATAATTTCAGACGTATCAACAAGTCGTGTAGTAAGTTCCCAGGCATACTGCCTGTTCTACAGGAAAATAAAATAGAGGTTTAAATTATACCATGGACATCAACATGAACTCTATAACGGGTGTTCCGTACTCAACGACCTATCTCAACGAAATCGCGGGCAATCCAATGGTGCTGATAGTGATGTCAGTAATTATTATCGGTTATTACACGTTGTTTGCCACTTTAGGAGTAGCAACCGGCGATGCCAGTCTAGCTGAAGCAGGTGCCAGAGCAGGGAAGGGCATAATATTCATGGAAGTTCTTCTATGGGGTGTTTTCGTCCTATTGATCCTTCTTAACGGCATGTCATACGTATTCAATATGGATGTGACAGCTAGCATTAAGAATCTGTTCTCTGCCACCCCCGAGATAGACATTATAGTCGATCCTCAAGACTTAGCGGGTGATGAGACATCACAGCCTAGTACAGTTCCAGAAATAAAGCTGGCAAAGCAAGTGTTCCATGTACCTGGCAATAAGTATGGTTATGAGGACGCGAAGGCAATGTGTTCTGCTTACGGCGGACGGTTAGCGTCGGTGAAGGAGATGCAAAAGGCATACGACAAAGGAGCAGACTGGTGCAGCTTCGGATGGTCAGACGGCCAGATGGCATTATACCCTACGCAATATGACAAATGGGCTTACCTCCAGAAGGTTGAGGGTCACGAACACGACTGTGGCCGTCCAGGAATAAACGGAGGCTTTATAGATAATCCGAACGTCAGATTTGGTGTGAATTGCTATGGATATAGACCAAGGATCACCCAGCAGGAAGCAGAGGACATGCGTACAGCCCCTCTATATCCTAGAACGAGACGCCAAGCCGCGTTCGACAAAAGAGTAGATTACTGGAGGGATAAGCTACCTGACATTGCGGTTGCTCCGTTTAACAACAATAACTGGAGTATCCTATAAATGAAACAATAGTGTTGATAGTACGACAATATTGTTATCCTACGGTTTGCGACGCTTAGTCTGCTTGCCGCCTTTAGAGTATTTTTTGGTCTTTGTTTGCTTCTTCTTTCTTTTCTTCTTTTTCTCAGGCTTAATCGATGCTAAGTCCAAAAGCTCGTGTAGGACTTCGTCGGGTAGTATATCGGATTTGCTAGGGCAATCGTATTTCGCTGTTTTCTCTCTTTGCATATATGCTAGACCAGCCGGTATACCGAATTGATCTAGTGCTTTGCATTTGTTGCCGCTATTGAGTATTGCGCCTTTCAACTTAAATCCTCCTGCGCATAATCCGCCTTCTTTACGATAAACCACTAGGTCTGCTGGGGTGAAGACATCCATATTAGTATATTATAGACATGGTTTTTATTTATCTGTGTTTGTGTACGATCGTTTTATGTCCGTAACGCTTTTCGACGGTCTTGTTGCTCTGATATACTTCATAATCTTTTTCACGGATTCCTCGCTCTGTATACACTTGCCCAAACACTCTTCTACATGTTTGAAGGTGAGTGAACCGGTCTGTTTGGAGGAAGCGAACTTGAGTTTGCCGTCGGATATGTTGACAACGGCGTTGCTTAGGTTGTTCGTCTCTACATAACTAAGGATTTGTTCTTCCTGATTCTTTTTTGCATCTCTCAATGTTCTCGCTCTATCGTTGACAATACGCAATTGATTATCGATGTCAACCCACGTCTTAATGCTGTCCTGAAAACTACTCATTATAGAAACATTGGACATTATTGTCTATATTGTTTGAACTATAATCCATATGCATTGTTATCAAATACTAGATATGGATTTACTTATATAGCTTCTTCACGCTCTTGATTGCTCGCTTAGACGTCTTTCCGATGGTCTTGGAAGCACTCTTCAAGTCTTTACGGCCACGTCTGGTCTGGAAAAACTTCTGGAGGCCAAAGATGCCAAAAGGTAGAGCAGCGGTAGCTAGAACTCCACCACCACGGCGGCGTCTGCAGTGACAAGGACGAGGAGCACACTTCTTGCATTTCTTGGACTTCTTCTTCATTGTCTTGGACTTCTTTCCCTTGGACTTCTTTCCCTTAGACTTCTTCGTCTTGCTTTTTTTAGCGGTCTTGGTTCGGCGCTTGCCTCCCGACTGTGTTGTGGTGGTGGTAGATGGTCGTCCACCTTTAGTATCTGGGTCAGCTATAGCCGACTTAACTGAGTCTGCGATTTTTCCAAACATCTATATTATAGCCTTAGAAAATTACGCACTTGTTGATAGTACCTCTGGCTTGCTCCGCAATAATAGAACAAATATCCCTAAATGTAGAACGAAACTGATAACAACGAATATCAGGGAGAGGTATATGTACGGGTATATGTCGACCAGAATCAGATCCACGATAGGTGTGAATAAGCGTTTCAGTTCACTTTTGACATCCTCTCGCTTAAGGACTTTGACGCATGCATTCGCAATTCTTGTGTCCATTGTTTTAGCAATGCAGAAAAATTATTAGTTTCAATCGAGCAATTATAGTCTGAAAGTGATACAATGACGAGTTACGAACCTAATGAGAGCTTCCCATTTAATGTCCTTACTCTAGGAAACCCTTCCCAAATGCAGGGAGGTGGATCTTTCTTCACGAAGTTGACTGCGAATGACGGTCCGGTAATGGTTCAGTTACCACTAGCTACAAGCAGAGCAGGCGTCGTTTCTACACGAAAAGTAGCGTATATGGACCTCTTGTACGATACAGCCACATCTGCTCAACTAACCAACTGGGTCGAAAATCTAGAGTCACGATGCAGGGAACTTATAGGAGCAAAGAAGCATCTTTGGTTTTCCAACGACGTCACAGATGGGGATCTGGAAAACATGATGACACCGGTGTCGAGACTATATAAAGGCGGAAAGTTCCATATGATCCGTGTTTATATCGACCAGTCTAGGCAGAGCAATGGATATAAGTGTAACTTCTATGATGAGTCTGAGACCGTTATCGACGCTGATGCGATTAGAGCAGACTCCAAAATAATCCCGTTGGTTGAGATTGAGGGAGTTAGACTAGCCTCTAGGAGTTTCGACGTTAAGATCAAACTAGTCCAATCTATGTTAGTTCAGGATGCACCGAAGAACGTTTCGTGTATGATCAAACGAACAGTTAAGCCAGGATTAAGCGTAATTGAGGACGAAAATGCACCTACAATTAAGTTCGATGTTAGTCAAGGAACATCAGAGGCAGATGAGGAGGTGGTTGAGGAAGAACAACCTATACATCTCGATATTACTGACGCAGATCAATCACATTTAGAAGAGGTCGAGTTGTTTCCGGAATCAGACAGTGAAGATGAAGATGATGAAGATGACGAAGATGACGAAGATGACGAAGATGATGACGGCAAAGGCGACGAGAGTGAAGACGTTAATGATGATGCTAGCAAAGATGGGGAGGCTGAAGCTGAAGCTGAAGCTGAAGAGGATGTGATTGTGAATGTGGAGACATCGATTGTTAAGGATAAAATACCAGAGTTGGAAGAGGTAGACATTGAGGCGACCGAAGTAAAGGCGAATTGTGATTCTGATGACGGACTGAAAGAGGTGGACATTACTTCGAATATCGACCAAGAATCTAGTATCTCATTGAGACGGCCAAACGAGATATTTTTCGAGATATATAAGGCAGCTCGTGAGAAAGCGAGAGAGATGAGAAAAGCAGCAATGCAGGCTTTTCTTGAAGCACGAGAGATTAAGACGAAGTACATGTTAGATGATATTGATGATTCGGATGAAGAACTCGAAGGGAGCGAAGTCTAACATAGTCTTCATAGTTAAGCAAAACGCAACGCAATCGCTATATTTTTTCGAGAGCATAATATATAACGATGACGCTCCTGAGAGATCTCCAAAAACAATTCAAGGTCCATCATGGTCTAGCCTTGTTAGGCGCAGTGCTTCTTATCTATCTAGTGTTCCGTCATTCTGGTGAAAAGAGTGATGCTGTTCTTCAGCAGGGAATGAAGGGCAGTAGAGACAGTACGTCTCCTACCCCCCAGCAAGTGTGGGATGATGCTGACGCAGGCACAGCGCAGCCAGCCGACCCTATGGGTGAGAACAGCCAGTTCTCTGCAGTGTCCATGCCAAGTGGCTCTGCCAAAGGACTTCCTCCTAGCTGCAGCGCAGGAAACGTGCCAGACGCTTCCGACCTTCTTCCTAAGGACCAGAACAACGAGTGGGCCAGATTGAACCCTTCTGGATCCCAGGACTTTCAGAACGTGAACCTTCTTAAGGCAGGATACCACACCGGTATCGACACTGTAGGAAGCTCTCTGCGTAATGCTAACTTACAGGTCCGTTCCGAGCCTCCTAACCCAACATCGAAGGTTAGTCCTTGGTTGAACACTACAATTGAGCCCGACTTGATGCGTGTGCCTCTAGAGATCGGATGTGGTCCCCAATAATTAAATTATCCAAACCATGACGCTAATAATATCAATCGATATGGTTTAATATATGTTTATTACATAATGGAAGTGAACATTTGGGGCTATCTAATGGTGGTACTTGCTGTTGTTCTAGCAGTGAAGTTCTACAGAGAATCTGATTACTTCAATTTGAAGTGCATAATATCAGACATAGACGGCAAAAAATACTGTGTGCGCGAGCGAGGCAAATTAGAGCTTGCTGCCGACCTACTTGCAAGTACCGCGAATGGAATGACGTCTCTTGTTTCTCACTGCGGCAAGACATTCCCCGATAGAGGAAACGTTAAAAGACTGGTAGAAGGGTTCAATCCTAAAAAGATAACAGAAACACTGCCTACAAGCGAGTTCACTGCGTACAGTGAAAACAAAGGCGAGAAGATTGCTTTTTGTCTCGATAAGAAACGCAGTGGCAAAGGAGGCCTTATAGATCGAAATACACTAATGTTTGTTGCAATCCATGAGCTTGCACACGTTGCCACTCTAAGCATCGGCCATACCGATGAGTTCTGGACCAATTTCAAGTTCCTTTTACAGGAAGCTGAACAAATCGGGATATATACACCGGTAGACTACTCTAGAAAACCAAAGGAGTACTGTGGAATGGATATTACCGACAACCCTTACTACGACAAGTAGGTAAGGTGAACGTCATGATGTGAATGTATCATATACATCATGATTGGTGCCGCCGTTGCTAAGCAACTAATGTCTCCTCATTTTCGAGTGAGTCACGTCTATAGTGCACCACACGATGGCTGTGATTATGCGCTACAGGATATTCTTCAACCTTTGACCATGAAACGTCGAGTTTAGGAAAGAAAGAATCACACTTTGTGTCGAAATCAAGGTGTGTCAGGACGCATTCCTGTAGAAGCGGCTCCTTGATGAACTCTTCGTATACTTTCTCTCCTCCGATAACCCATGCATCGTTCACACCCCCTGCGATCGATAGGCTTATAGCATCGTCTAGTGAAGAGGCTATTGATGCGGTCGTTCCGACAGAGTAGCTGCTATCCGTAGTAAGGACGATGTTAATTCTTTTAGGTAGTGGCTTTACAGGTAACGATTCCCATGTTTTCCTTCCCATAATGATAGCGTTTCTTCCTTCGCCTATAGTTGTTCTCGAGAAATGAGAAAGGTCAGCAGGTACCTTCCATGGGAGCATGCCATTGTACCCTATCCCCATGCTCTTTGTCACTGCAGCAATCATTTTGAGTTGCATTCCGTATAGGAATATTATCGCCATATCTTTATATACGATGTCCAGTGTCTACAAAGTAGCGTATACAGTGAACAATAAGGTTAGTCAAGTGCTGGTTTTCATTGGCAGTCGGTTGGTTGGCAAACCAGAGATGGACACTGAACGATTATTTGAACTAGAGCCACAAAATCAACTGTTTCAGGGAGTATTCAGCGATCTTGAACTTGAACAAATCGCAGATGACGGTTCTAAGATTGTGTTCGTTGATGGTGAGATACATCCCGACGACACTGTTGAAACCGTCAAAAAGAAGATCATATCCGCCTCGCCAGACATCAACGCGATCTATTCTGGGACATATTTATTTGCGAAAGGCGAAGAAGAACTTGATGCAGCGACGGTATTTCAGACGTTGACACAAGATGGTAAACTGGATCTGACAAGAGAAAGACTTGTTGACTTTCTCCTCAATATCGACGACGCAAACGTAAATGAACTCGAAGTGAAAGAGGTGTACTCTTATGACGATATTATCGCACTTGATTTACCATCTATCTCTCCTCGACTTGTTTCAAAACCTGTTGGTCAGAAGTTCGTAGCTGTTGAGAAGTCTTTTCCTTACTCGGTAAATCCATACTCCGTTGTTGAATATGACGACTTTCTCAAGCAATTTTCCTCTGACATGATCGCCACAACAAACCATAATCTTCTGATGGAGACGTTTCCTATTGCAAACAATACGTTGTTTGTGTGTCTTGCTCAGGACGTATTAGAGTTCGCTAATGATAATGGACTGGCACAAGATACGACGGTACAGGTATACTTTCCATATCTAGCTGAGTTAGGCATCATGAATAGCGGAGATCTCTCTGCCAGACGACCGGAGCTAGAGGCAGAGACAGGAGGGCTATTGCGCGACGAGGCGTGGAAAAGCAACGTGGAGAGAGTCAACCTATTCTACGACGTCTTTGAACAAAAAAGGGAAGAGATGGAGACACTAGAGCAAGGCATAAAGTCAATTGCACTAGAAATCCGTCCTAGCTACACATATAACCTGCCGCTTGATGTTGTCTTCAAACTTATTCATGCTGACGAGCATCGGCCTCTAATAAAATACAATCCAGGGAAAAGGCAAGAAAAGATATACCGTCTCTACGCCGACAAGGTGGCGACAAATGGCAAGAAGATACCTTATCTCTCTAAGGGAACGATATTCAAGACCATGAAAAGTGTCGGAAAGTCCAAACAGGTATCAGTTGTTATGGAGAATAGAGAAGACGTTGGAAGTACAAGTCTTATATTGGATTTTCAGGCAGATGGAGCGATTACCATTGCTGCGAACTACCCTAGTGCGATTAGCGTGTCCGAGATAAACCAGTCACTCCTTGCAAACTGCAACCCAGTTATAAAGGTCGTAAAAGAGTTCTTAGAGCAGAGAGGCTATACAATGAACGAGTTCACCTCAATTTACGACAGCTCGGTTAGGATCGTGGATATGGAGTACGTAGTTAGGGCGCCACTGAAGCGCAAGATGGATCTCAAATCTGTTTCCGGATGCTTGTCTAGTTTGTTCAACATTGTCAGTTATGACATCAACAAGGGCGCACAGATGAGATTCAAGAGAGTTGCGAATTACAATCTTATGGACAGTCAAGAAGCATTCTTGGTGCAGAAATTGAATCAAGGCGCTAGTGACGTTGAGGTCATCGCAAGTTTGATGGAAAACTTCAACATCAAAAACCTTGAAGCAGCCAGAGAAAAACTCGTCGACTTCTTATCGAAACAGCAGATCGTTCAAGACGCATTCAAGGGAAGGCGCATGAAGATAAAGAGCAATCCTGGTTTTGAAACAATAATGATGAAGGAGCCTCTCACATCAAACCTTATGGTTATAGTGAAAGGGATAGACGGAATCGGGTATCTCGAGACGATACCGCTGTATTTATCTTCGTTACTGATCTTGACACAAGATCCAGATGTCACCGCGGTGCCTGCCGAGCGAATCAAGGCGCTTTGCAAGTCTCGTAAAGAAACGGAAGAGAAGACAAAGTATGATGTAGTTGCGCCTCTTGAAGAACCGAACAACGAGGTGAAAGCGCTTGTATTCGGTGCAGATGAAGAAGTCGAGAAAGACGAGGTTGCTCAAAATGCGATGCTGAATATGTTACTTGATGAAAGCGATAGTGATGAGGAGGACGAAGACGATGACGACGAAGATCAAGAAGGCGGAGCAAGAACAGCATATGATCAGCCGCTACGCGACATCACAGGAATGACACTTCATCCGAATCCTATTCATGAAAGGCTGCATGACAGACAGCCAATGCTTTTTCTGAAAGAAGACAAACCTGGCATGAAAGCCTACTCACGAACCTGTCCATCAAATCTTCGTAGACAGCCTATTATTCTCACCGAAGAGGAGAAGGCAAAAATCGATCGAGAGCACCCTGGATCCTACAGCAAAGCGCTTGCTTATAAAGCTGCTCCTGACCAACCTACATATTACTATATATGTCCTCGTTACTGGAGTCTACGAGACGATGTAACACTTACAGAAGAGGAAGTTGAAAGCGGCAAGTATGGCAAGGTCATACCACGCAAGGCGAAAACTGTCGGTGAAGGAGAAACTATCTATGAGCTAGACGGTAAGTATCACCAGGACGACAAGAAAGAGCGAATCTCGCTTGTGCCTGGCTTCTACTCAAAGAAGATTCCTGGTACGAACATGTGCGTGCCCTGCTGTTTCAAAGACTGGGATAAGCCTGACCAAGTTAGACTAAGAGGAGAATGTCTGCCCACGGGGACAGAGAATGAGAGAGATGACAAACCCGTCCGCAAGGCAAAGAAAAGAAAGCTCAAACTTGCGGCTAAAATTGACGAATACGTCAAAGGTCCTGAGAAGTTCCCTCTAGAACCAGAACGTCTGGGTTATCTACCGGTCGCCATTCAAAAGTTCCTGCATACGGACAACAAAAAATGCCAGGTCAGCAACTTGGATACTAACATCAAGAAAGACACTCCATGTATCATTCGTATGGGCGCGGAGTACAGTGAGAACCAATCTTTCATCGCTGCACTAGCCACAGCATTGGCGGATCCCGGAAAGAGGGAAGCACCGAAGACAATAAAGAAAATGAAGGAAGCATTGCTCTCTGGATTGGACCTTGATAAATACACACGGCTACAAAACGGCAATCTTGTAGACATCTTCGACAGCGGTGAGAAGATCGATGTAAGTAAATATACTGGCACGCAATTATTTGAAAGCCTTGAAAGATCTAATCCCGACGAACTGAATCTACTCAAGAAAGCAGTGAGGTCGTTTGAAAACTACAAGCGATTCATTGAAAGTGATGACGTGTTGATCGATTATCAATACACTTGGGATTTGGTGACGATGTCAAACGATAACGTATTTGCTCAGGGAATAAACCTGGTAATCATAGAGATTCGGCGTGATGACATCACCGACAACGTGCACATCATTTGTCCGTCGAATCATTATGCCAGTACCTTTTTCGACGTAAATAAGCGTGTGTGTATTTTGATCAAGAGAGGCGACCTCTACGAGCCAGTAATAACGTACGAAGACAAAGGTTCCAAATATGTGATTACTAAGCTCTTCAGCTTGAAGTACAAAGGCATCTTACCGAATCTCAAATCGGTGCTTGATACAATAAAGATTTCGATGAATGATAAGTGTCGTCCGTTGCCCAGTAAGCCTCGTGTTTACAAGTTCCTCACTAATGTAGATCTCGAGAAGGTAGTGCATATAGTGAAACTCAAGAAGTTCAAGATAGACAGTCAAGTGATGAACTACAATGGCCAAGTGGTAGGTGTGTTGGTCAGCAAAGGAGACAAGAAGGGGTATGTCCCATGTTTCCCTTCTGCGGCCGATCCATCGTTGTCTTCTTACAGTTGGATCGATTCGTACCAGGGGATGGAATACGACCAAACAAAGAAGTTTCTCACGAGCATCGCTAAAGAGTCAAAAGGAGTGTTAGCAGTTGCACCATCTGTGAAGGTGATCGATGATGGTCTCATCACAGGTATAATCACACAGGGAGATCAGTTTGTTCCAATATTCCCACCTGTACAGGACACATATGGTGACGACTTGAAGTCTATAAGTGACCTCGACTACGTCGCTGTGAACAAAGAGTCACTTACTAATAACAAACAAGACGTAGAGAGAATAAAAAGCGTACGTAAGATCCACATGGAATCATCGTTCTTTGATACGTTCAGAAACACAGTAAGGATGCTCCTTGGTAAGTACCAACATCAGACTGTAAGAAAAGACATCGAATCAATAGTGAACGACGAGCTTGGAACATACTACTCGAAACTCACTCGCGTCGACGAGCTCGTGAGAGGGCTCATGTCGGACAAGGTAAGCTTCACGGAGTATCCGAATGATGTGCTTGAAAACATAATCGATGTTACGACATGCGCGGTAGACAAAGAGCGCTGTGGAGACAAGCCATACTGCATCACATCCGAGACTGGCTGTCAGCTGCTCGTACCGTCGAAGAACCTTATAACAGGTGTCAACAACTCCGAGATGTACTTCGGAAGAGTAGCTGATGAGATAGTGAGATATAGTAGAATAAGGTCATTTATATTCGAACCAAAGGCGTTTCTATCGTTCTCATCTGTGAAGTACAACCTGCGCGATGACGAGGTGATATTGTTGCAGTCTCTGTTAAATCAGGACTATTTCGACGATCTAGTACCTAGAGTAGAGAATCAATATGTTCATTTCGACACTTACGATACTGTAGACCCACTTAATTCCCAGGTATATAGCGACCGTATCATACCTACAAACAAACAAGTAATCGAACAGTGTGATAAACCGAAAATCAGCAAGATTGCAGGGAAATGGGCAGATGCATTCCCTCGGGATGGTCGTGAACTTGTCTTCACAGACTCACCACCGCGCTGCACATTCGACGTTGTTCAGACTATCAAAGAAGCTAATTCCCCGTCTGATAAAGGGCATAGCTTCAATGAGATAAAAGAGATGTTGGCAGATGAATACAGCCAGCTATACAGCGAGTATCCTCAAGGAGTGATCGATACCTGGAAAGCGGAAGGTAAAGTGACCATGGCCAAACAGGTGGAACTCGCGCAGATAGTAATTCAGGACTTGGTCATGAGCGAGGATTACTATGCAACTCTATTGGATGTTTGGATTCTTGCAGCGAGGCTCAACATACCGGTAGTGTTCTATTCTCCCACGAAGCTTCCTGAGAACCAGAAGCCGATTATGCTTGGTCACTCGGATGGTTCTAACTCGTTCTTTTTCGTGAAAGTCCCGGGGACCAGAACGAATGGAATACCCAAGTTCCGTTTACTAGTTGCCGGGAACAATGCCAAAATCCCCATAGGCGATGTAAGCACGGAAATAAGAAGTGCTATACAAGATGCTCCTACTACGGATGGTATTGCTATGTTCCTTAGCAACTTCAGGTTGAAAAACGTCAGGCGCAAGTTAGTCGTTGTTGACACCATCGAGAAAAAAGAAACTGCCCCAAAGCAGAAGGCAAGAAAGCTCAATAAGAAACTTGTCCTAGCTGGGAAGGAGAATTAAGTGATTAATGTCCATAGTTTTAAGAAAAAATATGGACTACTGTTCTGTTTTTGTATTGTTATTAGATTCCCATGTCGTAATTGTCTCCGCCAGTGCCCATATCTTCAGGCTTGATGGTATCGATATTAGTTGTGATGGCGAGATTGGAGATAGCGCATGGATCATCGGGGTTACTTATGTTCCCGAATGCGTCCTCGATAAGTTTCGATGAGTCGACTTCATCTTGTACTTCGGCTTTGATCGAGCTGAGAGCCTCTGTGTCAAGCACAACCTGGAACGCGTTTGTACCGAAGTATCCTTCTTGACCACACATGACATTAGCTGATACACCTCTCATCGGGTCCAATTCGCCATGCCTGGCTGCTTTCAAGAACATCTCGGGAGTCTCCTCGAACGATGCCTTGGCAATCGGTCCGATGTCATCATTATTAATGCCATGGCGGAAGACAGAGACCATCTTGTCATTACATGTCATTCTGTCACATAGGAGACTCAAGTGATGGTAATTGATGTATGTGTTATCGAACTCGATCACCTCCGAGATCTCATTGAATATAGCCTGTCTGGCTGCCTCAATGCCTAGTGTGCGATATATCTCCTGGATATCGTTCGTGTACGTGCGTTTGGTGTCGATGTAATCCAAGGCCAATAGACCGATAAGATTAGTGCCAACTGTGTCTAGCACCCAGGTTTCTTTCTTGACATAAGCACCATCTTCCAAGATCATGCTGTCTGTGATCTTTCTGGGTACCAGTTTGTCGATGCCCTTGATACCTCTCAGCACCAAGTTATCTAGAAGCTGGTCCTGGAAGCTCTTGAGAAGATATATCTCGTCCTGCTGATCGAGCGGGTCTTTCTTCTTGCTGCTCTTCTTTTTCATAGCAGCTGATAATCTGAGTCTGAATACCAGGTTGTCGTCATTGTAATCGCTAAACACACACGTTACATCCTCTCTGTATACATTTCGGATAGCGAAGTTGACATCTTCCATAGTGATACCGCGGTCAAGCATCTCTTCTGCATTCATCTCCATGCGAATAATCCATTTCGACTTGTCGCCGTCTTTCTTTGGCTGCTCCTGGTCCGCGAGACAACCTGCAAGGATCGACTCGAACTCTTTGTACTGCGACATGAGAAGCGCATCGCTATCGATGAGTGTTTCACCGTCATCGGGATCGAAACAGATAGTGATCTCAGAAACGATAGCCCTGAGCTTTGTATGTTCAATTCTGTTCATGATCCTCTGGGTATTAGCCTGATCAAGCTCTTCTTCAGGGATAAGGTGAATAGTGCACGAAGGGTTTTTGGGATTCTCCGAAAGCGAGAGGATCTCCTCAATCCTAGGAACGCCACGTGTGACGTTTGATTTCGATGCAACGCCCGCGAAATGGAACGTGTTAAGCGTCATCTGGGTAGTAGGTTCACCAATACTCTGCGCCGCGATGATGCCCACCATCTCGCCTGGTGCAACTAGCGCACGCTTGTATGATGCGATTATCTCGGTAGTAAGAGCGACTAACGCCTTCCTGTTGAAGCGTCTTACCATCAACAGGTGTTTGGGTGACATATTGTAATAGAATGCGACCTTGAATAACTCGGTAGGCGCGACGTGCTTTAATGCCACTAGCTGCTTGAACGTATCATCTATGATTTCAAATGCTTCCATTGGAGATATATCAGACATGGAGTTCATGTTAATCAGCTGCTGTCCCTGAATGTTTTTGATGATATGCTGGAACGCTACTGGTAGATTCACATTGCACCCATCGCGGTCTCTGAAGACCATTTCCAGTATTTCGCCTCTTTGGGCGATCATGAAATCAATCATGTCTTTTGTGCGTGCAGCTAGCTCTTTCTTCTGCTTTCTGATTCTCTTGAGCGCGGCGGCGGTGAATGCCGCTAAGTATGCGGGATCTTTCATGTTATCCGATGGAGCCTGGAAGTGTGCATAGATATCTTCGAGTGTCATGTGCGACAACGGCAGCCTCTGACTTTCAACTTTCACCGTGTCGAAGCTGTCATCGCCATACGCAAACTGAATGATCTTCTGCTTGTTATTCCTAACAGTCATGTCGTACTCTACTTTCAAATCTTCTAGTGACTTAACAAGACGACGCTGGATGTACCCAGTTTGGGAAGTCTTGACTGCAGTATCGATGAGGCCGACTCTGCCACCCATGGCGTGGAAGAACAGCTCCTGTGGGGTAAGACCGCCGATGAATGAGTTCTCAACGAAACCTCTTGCACCAGGCGAGTCATCGAACTTCGTGTAGTGAGGAAGAGTTCTGTCTTCGAAGCCGTATGGCACACGCTTTCCGTCTACGTGTTGCTGACCAAGACATGAGATCATCTGCGAAATGTTGATCTCTGAACCCTTTGATCCAGCCTTCACCATAATGACAAATCGATTGTCCTCACTCAAGCTATCAAGTCCGATACGACCAGCGTCACTGAGCGCTTTGCCAAGAACGTTGTTTATCTGTGTCTCAAACTCTTGTTCATCTGATCGACCGCTCTTGTTCTCGAAAATGCCAAGATGTGTTTGGTCAATGAGCGACTGAACATCCCGCTTCTTTGACGTAATGACGTCTGCGATCTTTCTGTTTGTCTCGTCATCAGCGATAAGGTCACTAATACCTACACTGTAAGCACTTGTCTTCATGTACTCGGTAACTATGTTTTGAAGATCGTCAATGAATGCAGCCGCATGCATATTACCAAAATCGTTGCAGATCCTGTGAATCAGACCCTTAGAACCCGATCCAAGAACCCCTTTCTCCATTTGACCACGAATGTACGTACCATTTTGGATCTCAAGAATCTTGTTGAAGTTGACCTTGTCGTCTTCTTTGCAAGTCTGTTTGAAGTGCTTCGTTTCGTACTTGATAGATAGGGGTGGCAGGATCTGGCTGATCACGTCAAAGCTACTAACCCTTCCTTTGGATGGAAGATTCCCAGCATCAACTTTATCGTATGCCATAAGCAGATTCATAGCCTCCCTCTGGGAGAAGTCAATGTCGTTTCTAGTAATTCTGTAGGCACCAAGGAGGGAGTCCTGAAAGATGCCAACGATCGAAGAGTTGTTAGCAGGACTAATGATCTGCCATGGTACTGCTGCCAGGTTCAGAAGTTCGCTTACAGACTCAATGTCCTGGGGCATATGCATATTCATTTCATCTCCATCAAAATCAGCATTGTACGGCTTAGTATCGCCGACATTCATTCGGAATGTATCGCCTTGAGGCATGATCTTGGCGATGTGACACATCATTGACATTCTATGCAACGTAGGCTGACGGTTAAAGAGCACCGCGTCGCCGTCTATCATATGTCTATGAACGACATCACCCTCATAAAGCTTAATCGAATCACGGTCTACATTTTCTAGGTAGATCTGTTCACCGCTCCTGCGGACGAGGATTTTTGCACCAGGGTGTTTCTGTGGACCATTCTGGACAAGAGTCGTTAGGAATGAGATATTGCGCTTGTTGACACGAACCGGTCTAGTGATGTTCATGGCGATCTTGAGTGGTACGCCTAGCTCACGAATAGACAGATTAGGATCAGGTGTGATCACCGATCTTGCACTGTAATCTACGCGCTTACCCATGAGATTACCCCTGACTCTACCTTGTTTGCCGTTCAACCTCTCCTTGACAGACTTAAGTGGGCGTCCAGAACGTTGGGCGAAGGCCGCGACTCCAGGGATTCTGTTATCAACAAGTGTGGCAACATAATATTGAAGCAGAGTGCGCCAGTCATTAATAACATTGCCTGGTGCATTACCCTGGATTTTCTCACGAAGGGTCGTGTTTGTCTTGATAATGTTGACAATTATATGGCTTAGGTCATCCTCACTCCTCTGCTGGGCATCATGCTTGACCGACGGTCTCACTGCTGGTGGTGGACAAGCTAGTACCTGGCAAATCATCCAGTCAGGACGGGACCAGGTTGCACTATATCCCATGAACTCGACATCCTCGTCTGAGATCCTTCGTAGGATCTTCAAGCATATCTCCGGTGTAAGTACTAGAGACATCGCATCGGCTTCTTCTGCGGTCATATTCTTCATCTTGCTCCACTCTGCAACCATGGTAGCGAAACCTTCCTTCTTGATTTTGCTCGGCTGCTTACAACCGCAGCCGTCACTAGTCTTGTCTCCGCACCTATCCACTTTGCTAGCATGGTCGAAAACGAAGTTCCATCGGGCTTCTGCCGGCATTTCAAGAGCTTGTTTGTACTGGTCCTTACTAATAAGTAATTTACTGCACTTGAAACACACACAACGAAGGACCTTTATCACTGTAGTAAGGTATTGTATATGGAACAATGGGGTAGCTAACTCGATATGACCGAAATATCCTGGAGTCTGCATATAGTCCAATCCGTCAGTAGGGCAAATCATCCCGGGCTCAAGCACACCCATTCTCGGATCGAATAAACCTCCTATTACCGGTTTGTTATTGACATATGTGTCCCTACTCGTGATCTCGGCGACAGATCCGTTCCGAATCTCTTCAGGAGATGGAATGGAGAACTGTATACCGATGATACGAGAAGCTTTTGATTGCTGAATTGTTCCTGCGGTTCTCTGAGCCATGCTTCTTATATATAAGATCTATATTTAGATTGTTTAGGCGATGCAATTTTTGGAGTAATAATGTATCCTTTTGGCGTAAGGTTGTTTTTAGATTACAAAATTGAATCGTTACAAAGTGACATAAGAGTAAGAACATAACCAACAAATAGCATGCCAAAGGATTCGAATAAACCCAGTCGCTATAACACACGCTCTAGCAAGCGTGAGAAGAGACAAGAGTACAAGCTCCGTGAGTCATCGGAGTCCTCTGATGGTGACGATTCTTCCTACTACAGCGAGACCGACGACGAAGAGCTGCACGACGAGATGGACATGAAAGAGTATCGCAAGTTCCTTGCTAGGCTATTCCCGTCTAATCATGCACGACAGCGTGCACACGATACCCCTTCAAAGTCACGTAGGCGTATAGCGTCGCCAACTTCTAGTGAACCTAGAAAGCGCAGGAAAGTGAAGAGTCACGAAAGTCTAAAAGACTTGGAGGAAGAGGAAGAGAACGTAGCACTTGAAGTCAAGGAAAAGACAAAAAAACGGCCAGCAAAGCAAAAAAGCAAAAGGAAGGTAGTAGAGGAGGAGGAGGAAGAAGACCAGATCGAGGATTTCGTCGACGAGGATGAGGAGGATTATGAGGAGGATGACGATGAAGGTGATGATGAGAAGCCACATATCAACGTGTTCCTTACGATAGGCGGAGGCGAAGAGATGGAAGACGGTGAAGAAGAAGAAGAATGTGAAGAAGATGAGGAGGACGATGATGAAAGTGACGAGTCAGACGCGGATTTGGAAAGCGACCGTAAAGCGATCGAGAAGATGAAAGGTTTGCTCCAGGCAACAATCGATGAAGATGGAGAAGACTCGGTTGTTGCAAAGAGTCTAAGGGAAAGTATTCGAAAAGCAGAGGAAGAAGTCGAGAAGACCGGAGAGAAACGCGATAAAAAAGAGAGGGGTACCAACACCAGGAAGTTCAATAAGCTCATCAAAGAGAAGAATATGCTGAACGACACCAAGTACTTCAAGGAGCAGCTTTCGGTCAAAGAGCAGAAGAAGGTCCTAACCGAACTGGAGGCAGTTATGTCGCACTGTCACATCGACAAGCCATATCGCCTCCAGCTCCTCGACGCGGAAATACCACCCGAGTTCAAAGCGGTAGCGTATAAGAAAGTCAACACACTCAAGTACATGGAACCTGGTGGAGGCGAGTATTATAAGATAAAGCAATGGGTAGACACTTTTATGCAAATACCATTTGGACGATACAAACATCTGCCGGTTACTCTACAAGAGCATGGACCAGATAAATGTGCAGACTTTATGGATAGCGCTAAGGGTATCCTCGACGAAGCGGTCTATGGCATGAACGATGTGAAACTCCAGATCATGCAGATGGTAGGACAATGGATTACAAATCCAGCTGCAATGGGCACCGCGATTGCGATCAAAGGACCCATGGGTACTGGTAAGACAACATTGGTCAAAGAAGGTATAAGCAAGGTTTTGGGGAGGGACTTCGCCTTCATGGCCCTTGGAGGAGCGACCGACTCAAGCTTCCTTGAAGGACACTCGTATACATACGAGGGTTCGACATGGGGAAAGATTATTGACAATCTGGTCCAGTGCAAGAGCATGAATCCGGTGATCTTCTTCGACGAGTTAGACAAAGTCAGTGATACCCCAAAGGGTGAAGAGATCATAGGTATTCTGACACATCTTACCGATACCAGCCAGAACACCAAGTTCCATGACAAATACTTCGCCGAACTGGACTTCGATCTGAGCAGGTGCTTATTCATATTCAGTTATAACGACGAGAAGAAGGTCAACCCTATCCTTCGAGACAGAATGTATCGGGTTCAAACAAAGGGATACGAGTCGAAGGAGAAGATTGTCATCGCGAACCAATACTTGCTGCCTAAGATCAGACAGCAGGTGAAGTTCGACGAGGAAGATATCGTAATCCCTGATGACACGATGAAGCACATCATCGCTACTCACACCGAGGGAGAACAGGGAGTCAGGAACCTAAAACGCTGTCTCGAAATAATCTACACTAAATTAAACCTCTACAGGCTTATGCGGCCAGGAACCAACTTGTTTGAAAAGGAGATGGCCCTGACAGTTGAGTTCCCAATGACGATCACTAAAGAAATTGTAGACAAGCTTATTAAAACAGACAAAGACGACGGAGTCTGGCGCAACATGTTCATCTAAGACATCAAAACAAAAACCATTTTTTCTATCCTGCTATGACTTTGTTATGATAGTATGTTTCATAACAAATAATATGTGATCAATCCGAATACTTAGTACTCAGTTGTAAGCGTGCGGTTGCCACCTCGCTCGTTTAGATATTTGGCTTGTTCGGGCGAAAGACATGCACATCCTGTGGAACTAGTGTATGTGCTAGGGCAGCAGGATCCGTCGAACTTGTTGTCACCGAACATGAAAAGTTGGCCCTTTGCTAGAGGAACTGGTCCACCTTGGTTACCGTCCAGATGACCGAACCATGACTTGGGGTCGCCAGTAATTGATCGTCCACTTTCCCCTTCCCAACTCTGGGATACACCTTTGCCCATGCTGTAGTCTAGAGCAGCACCTGCAAGCGCGGTGCCAGCTTGGAAACCTTCTTTGACGCCTCCTGCACATGAACAGAACACATTGATAGCAATAAACGCACCGATGATAACGCATAGTGCTAGAATCTCTAGTCTGTACTTCTCTCCAAGGATCTTGATCTCCATTCTCTATATACACATGATACATAATATTTTCAAGGCTTCGTAGCTGAGTCTCTAAGGTTTTCATCCGAAAGGTATCGTTCTAACCCCCTATTGTAATCACCAACTTTAACTCCCGCGATCTTGAAATACCCACAATCTGTGACTAGATGATATGCCACATCTGGAGCGCAGGTTGTTTCTCTCACAATGTTGAGGTCAACTCCTAAACTGTCATTATCAACTTCGACATTCGATGTAGCGGTGAATAATACCTCACCATCATGCATTATCTTCTCAAATCGTATGATGTCGCTACACTCGATTTTCACTACCGAGTTAATTACTTCACCACACATCAATACATCACCTACCTCAACTTCTGACATCTTTATACTCCTCCCATCGTCAAGACAGACGAGTGTATCTCCATGTAAGCCTGTGTCCAGATACGGATGGATATCGTTTTTGTTTATGTTGAGAGGGATCGCTCTGTTACGCGGAGAAGCACTGCGTAGTTCTTCCATGTCGAGTTCATCAATCTCGTCCCAATCGGCGAATATTGTGCCGTTTATCCTTATAGTTTTCGTGTCAGTACCCAGGCACCATACGTGTGTATCCCTAAAATCTTCAACGACAGTACTCTTCGGATGGTTCCGTGAATGAAGCCATCCATGTTTTGCATCGAAAACCATATGTGTGCCCGTGACAACGACACCGTTTAATGTGTAGAGCTCGCAGCCTTCTGATGTCGACTTCATTACTCCTGTTACACGCGATCCGTCTTCAAGCGTCATTCCAGGCTGAACGTCTCGTATGGGAAGAGGATATCCATCCTTGATATTGATCAAAGTATCACCCGCAAAACAGTATGACGGCACTCCGGGAGGGCTTTTCCCTGACACAGAGAAGATCTCCTGCATGAGAACTAAGACAATAATGGTAGGGATTAAAAGGATTGTCATGAACGCTGCCATTGAGAATCCTGCTACTAATGCAGGAGGGAAGAACCATCCTATGGCGAAACATGCTATAATCGCTACCACAATAGCGATAAGTATTTCGACCACCAACTGGTATATGAACATGAACGTGCTATTCAGTGTTATGTAGCCTCCATACAGCGTATATAACGATGCAGTCATTGTGCCTTGAGCTTTACCGAACATGGCAAGCATGCTCCTGAAGAGCGGCACTAGAGGGAGCATGATGTTTAATGATCTATGGTACAATTGGACACTTATACCTTGTGTGGCCTCCCTCATTCGGTTAAACATCTCTCTCATTGCGTTCATAGCTTCTTGCAGTTCTTGGAATAGTTCTGTCATGACGTTCATCACGTAGTAAAGTGGAGCAAGAGCATAGTCGGCCAGTTCCTCTAGTATTGTTTGTGTGCAGTTATTGAAGTTAGCGCTTGTGTATTCTAGTGAAGATTGGCCGTCTGGCGCATTAATCAAACCTGCAAATGGCATAACTGATGGGTTACATCTTTGATTTGGCCAATCGTCCTGAATTGGCTTGATCTTAGTCATGATATTGAAGTAACTAGCGACCACGAAGACGATTAATATAATAAACACCGTGATAACCAGGTCACCTGCGTACAATGACATGAAACTGGCGTCCTCATACATTTTGCTTATCTTGCCTGGTACACTATCCATAAGTATATAATAGTCACGGATAATATCTGGTTTTTTAGAGCGACTTCGAGGGCGATCCATTGTTATCTTCCCAATCGTGGAAAATCCATGTTCCGATCGGTATGGAATGATTAGAAGTAATCAAGCATGATAGCTCTGGGCAATCTAGGTCTACTTTTTTACATTTGTTACCTTCTTTTCTCTCTTCGAGTCTGTGAGAAAACTCCTTCACAGAGGTGAACACCTTGTCTACGTTATCGAATATCAAGTGGCTTCCTGTAACAAACATGGTTGTTTCGTTTTCTCCAATCATGGCATACATATCCTCTACCTGTCTCCCTTCATCATCCACATTAGAGAGACGCATAACGGATTGCACGATCGCGCCGTTTTTGAGGCGTGTGTTCAATGCGATGTCTTTCATTGCAACGTACTTGCCTGTTTCCAATTGCAGAAGAGTATCAGGGTGGAAGCATAGTGCTCTCACCATCTGTCCAGGTGCGCCGTTCCAGGTACTGTTCATAGTGAGTATTGACCCGTCAAGGGTGTACATCAATACTGCTAATGTCCCTACCATCTTGCCCATGATGTCTTTAAGAGCGATAATCATACGCTGGAACTCTATCAATAGGTTGAGGAACACTCCGAATATACTCTGGACTACCGTCGTAATCATGTTTCTCAAGTTATCGATGAAGTAGCGTGCAGAGTTGACGGCACCACTTATCTCTCCTCCTAATCCGCCCATAACACCTAAGTTATAATTCATTGGCTGCAGGAGGTAATCCATATAACTGCTCTGCATAGTCTGAATGCAGTATGTGAAATTGGTACCGGCATCCTGTCCGAAGACACTTGCGAACGGCATCACAGCTGGATTGCAGCGGTAAGTTGGCCAATCTTCCTGAACCTTCTTTATTCCAACCGATAACACCGATACTAGAGAGAGAAGTACGAACACAATCAAAATGAAAAGTGAAAGTCCAATGTCGCTGCCTTTCATATTACACTATATGTGGATTATAAAAACCGTTCCTTGCCCGTTAGTGTGTTTTTCTACCAACCTTTCTTCTTTTGTTTGTCTTGGAACGACTGTTCTTCTTACCTCGCATGACGGATTTTTTTGTCTTGCGTCCCTTTGTCTTGCGTCCCTTTGTCTTGCGTCCCTTTGTCTTGCGTCCCTTTGTCTTACGTGCTTTTGCCTTACGTCCCTTTGTCTTGCGCAGTCTCTTACCTCCTGAACTAATATCACCCAGAGGGAATGCCTCACCTGCAACAGGGAATACATCCCTCCAATTCTGGAATCCCTCCGGTTCCTGTACTGCAGAGCTAGAACCTCCGACTTTAGCACCACAACCACCAGGCGTAGCAAAACAGTCTCCTGAACCGTCAGACACGGTTTGACCTGCAGTAGCATTGTTATTAACACTACTTGTGTTGGCATTAACTGGACCGGCTCCCGTTCCACTAGAGAACTGGGGTACTGTGCTACCCTTCGAAGGTCCGCTTCCACCTCTAGCAAACATTGATTGTTGTTTATTATTCATGGCATTCGTATTCGCTGCGGCCTGCTGTCTCTGTGAACCAGCACCATCAGTGAAACCGTGCTGTAGGAAAGGCGTAGGAGCGGTTGTGGGTCTTCCGATTGATTTGTTCCCACCTTTGTGCTTTCTTCTGTCACACTTGTAAACCATATATACATGTATTAGATAAAATATGGCGTAAAGATCGGAAAGTTATTATAGTTACAGTCATCAATGGACGATAAACAGAGACTTCAGCTTGACAAGCTAATAAACGCGAACAATGTAGAAGACGTCACTGAATCGATTCGCGAACGCAAGCATAGTATGCTGATTAAGCAGGATGTGGAGAAAATGGTTGCCCTTAAGAGGCAATACTCGGGGCTTACTGGCAACAACAAGAATCACTTTGAGAGCCTCCTTGAGACCAACTGTTCTTTCTTGTTCAATAACTATTTCGATATTTTCAACCGCATTAAGAAAGATGAGATCGACTTCGATATCTTCGAACGCTTCCTCAACGTACTGGCAGGCATCGAGGAAGGCAAACTAGATCAACATCAAGGCGCATTCCAAGTGGGAACCCTGCTGAAGGAGATATATATAGATAGCGCAATGAAGAGGGGTCAAAAGATCGATAAGAAGCTAGAAGAAGACGCGCTCCTAGCTGCAGAATCAGAACCTGAGAGGGAACCAGCCAAGGAAGTTTCTTGGAAAGAGTTCAAGGGTATGATAAATGTTGATTAAATCACAAAATTGCTATAACGAAACATTATGACATTATCGCCAAACAAGATAATAATGCCATATACAGCAGTTTTAGTTGAGTCACCAGCGAAATGTGGAAAAATAGAGAAGTATTTAGGACCGGGTTACAAGTGCATGGCAACATTTGGTCACCTTAGAGCGTTAGATGATCTCAAGAAGATCGACATTGATAACAACTTCAGGCCAACGTTTACTAACGTGACAACTAAGTCGCGACAAATAAGTAATCTACGTAAGTTCGTTAATCAAGCCGACGAGGTATTGCTTGCTGCAGACGATGACCGCGAAGGTGAGGCGATCGCTTGGCATGTATGTCAACTGTTCAGTCTTCCGGTTGAAACTACAAAAAGAATAATCTTTCACGAGATAACGGAGGGAGCCCTGAAAGCGGCTGTTTCATCGCCAACCAGGATTAACATGGAAGTTGTTCGCGCACAACAGGCGCGACAGATACTAGACCTTTTGGTTGGATATAAAGTGTCCCCTATCCTATGGAGCAAGATATCGTTCAAGACGAAGTCTGCCCTATCGGCTGGCAGGTGTCAAACACCCGCACTGCGGATCGTATATGACAATCAGAAAGAAATAGACGCTGCACCTGGTAGGAAAGTATACACTACAACAGGGTATTTCACGAAATCAGTCTTACCGTTTGTACTTGATAAGAACCACGAGGACGAGAAAAGCATGGAAGCGTTCTTGGTAGATAGCGCGTCTCATGAGCATGTATACTCATGTGGATCAGTGAGACAAACCACCAAGAACCCTCCTACGCCGTATACAACGAGTGGTATTCAACAAGCAGCTAGTAACGAGCTGAGATTGTCTCCAAAGTTAACAATGGATGCGTGTCAAAAGTTATATGAAGGGGGTTACATCACATATATGAGAACTGACAGCACTACATACAGCAAAGAGTTTCTTGAGACCGCAAAGAAGTTGATAGCGAAAGAGTATGGAACAGACTATATCAACAGTGAAGTGGATGGACTCGCAGAAAGAAAGGAAGAGAAGAAAAGCAAGAGCAAAAAGTCAAAGAAGAAAAAAGACGAAGAAAGCACCGCACAAGAAGCCCATGAAGCGATCAGACCGACTGACATAACACGGGAGCAGGTCGACGAAGCATTAGATAACCGAGAGGCGAAAGTGTACCTTATGATAAGACGCAATACTCTGGAGAGTTGTATGGCACCTGCTAAGTACGACGGAGTGACCGCTAAGGTGTCCGCTCCTCAGGACGCCACTTACAAGTTCTCTACAGAGCAAGTTGTGTTCCCTGGTTGGAAGAAAGTTGCAGGATATGAAGAAACGAATAAGGATTTCGGCTATCTACAAACGTTGAAAGAAGGTCAAATCGACTATAAGAAGATCGTATCGAAAGTAACAATGAAAGATCTCAAGAGCCACTATACAGAAGCAAAATTGGTTCAATTACTTGAACAGAAAGGTATCGGGAGACCGTCGACGTTCTCGAGTCTGGTTGATAAGATTCAAGAAAGAGGATATGTCAAGAAAGCGAACGTTGAGGGTAAATCTATAGAATGCGTTGATTTCACACTTGAGGGTGACATGCTAAGCGAAGAGAAAACAGAAAGGTCGTTTGGCGGGGAGAGAGGTAAGTTAGTGATTCAGCCAGTGGGGGTGTTAGTGGCTGAGTTCCTCATTCAACATTTCGACGCTCTATTCAACTATGATTACACGAAGAAAATGGAAGATGAGTTGGATCTTATCGCGAAAGGAGAGTCTATATGGCATGACTTGTGTAGGGGGTGTCTAGACCAGATAAACCAGTTAGCCGAGCCACTGGGATCGGTCGATCGACAAACCATCACCATAGACGACAAACATACTTACATGGTCGCTAAGTATGGACCAGTGATAAAATGTACGTCAGGCGGAAAGACCTCTTTCAAAAAGGTGCGCGATGACATCGATCTGGAGAAGCTTCGAAACGGTGAATATGAACTTGATGAAATAGTCGTAACTGCTGCACCGAGCAGGTCAGGACGTGCACTAGGGAAGCTGGATGGTGAAGAGGTAACACTTATGAATGGAAGATTCGGTATGTATGTAGTTTGGAAGGGAGGCAAGACGAACCTGAATACAGAGACAAAATACGAAGACATTACTTTGGCAGATGCAGAGTCTAAGTTGAAAGACACTTTCAAACCGAGAAAACTGTCCGACAGTGCTAGTATAAGAAGTGGGAAATACGGCCACTACATATACTACAAAACACAAACTATGACCAAGCCAAGGTTTCTGGATCTAAAGAAGTACGATGGCGATTATATGAAAGATTCAGCAACAACGGTAAAGAAATGGGTAAAAGACGCGTATAACATGACTCTATAGGCTGTAAGCATGTGGCACGCGAACTACGTATGCCCGACCAATTTCATTCCGGAGCCTGTTAAACTCAATCGTGAAGTTGAATGGGATGTTATCGAACTCAACCAGTCTGCCATCATGGTATTGGAATGTGAACTCAAGTTTGGCAATTTTTTCTTCCGGCACGTCGAACATGACGACATTAGACAAGAATCCATTTCTTGAATCGGAGAACTCGCCGAGGGGCGTAGCCTGTACAGGTATTTTGGCAAAAGCGGAATCAACGACACCATTATAATCGTTATTGAACATTTGGTTCGTTCTTTCTGAGAACGGTTTCAGAGCATCGATTGAGTTATATTTTTTGATTTGCATATAGATTGCTCTCTCACCGAGTAAATACGGAGCGAGAGGGGCCTGAACGTAGTAAACAGGCGAAGTATTGTTAGCGGGAGTCATCCATGCTCCTCCGTTTACCCCAACATATGCGAACACAACAGGTATAGCATTTGAGTTAGAATCAATAGATGGTGTAGAAGAGTAAGTTTGCCGTTCGTATCCAAGATAGGATGGCAGTCCCCACTTTGTATACTGAGACCACATAAGCGGCTGGTCGCAGTTGGTAAGTGTGTACGTTTCCTGTCTGTCGAAGAGAAGCTGGAATGAGTCCTGTATATTACCGAACCAGTATCGTTGACCGACTTTATCGTAGTAGACCCTCATGTTCTCATAGACTCCGGGACCCCCAAGCGAGGCGATGTACTCTGTGATGACAGCGTTCATACGGGTCTGTAATTCTGTAGCCAGTTCTTCTGGACAGTAGAATCCGTCTTGAATAGTAATTGTGAAGACATAAGATGCCGCACTCGCTAGGAAGGGGTAGAATGGAGCGGTCGGATCACTAACAGTAAGTCTGAAAGATAGCTTAGTGTTCTGATAGTCATTGCTGAAAGTGTTATAAGCCGATGGGAGACTACAGTCAAGAAGCCTCATCGACTCGACGTTCTCCATAGTCTGTGGGAGTGCAATTTCGAAGTGGTTGGCGAATGGCCACTTTGTAATATCCCTATCTTCAGAATGCACCGTGAGAAGTTTGCGGTCGAGGACATACGTTTGTTCCCGCGGTATTAGTGGTCTAGAGTTGGCGACATTGAACATAGACATTGCGTATAACTTATACCTACATAAGAAAAAGCTTTCCCAATAAAATCGCAGCATACAATATACGCGATGATCTCTCCTACTCTTAACTTCGACATAAAGAACTTGACATACCTGGCCATAGTCGGGATGGTAGTTAAACTGTTTGTTGGTGTAGACAATAGCAGTGACGGTAACTCTGGACCAGCATCGGCAGCAGTCTGGGGGTACGGACTTGTAGCGGCATCTGTTTTGTTAATAATGTTCGTTTCATTTGCTTTGGTGTCACAGATGGACAGAGTCGAAATGAACACTTTAGGTTTCATCAAAACTTTGTTTTTTGCGGGTTTCCCCGCTCTGATGATGTTAGGGGTACTAACATGGTTGATAACCATCAACAGCCTACATTATCGTCAAATCAATAAGGGAACAGTGGCAGATGAATATAACACCTACTCAGGCGTATCGAGTTTGTTAGTCGCGGCTCAGCTTGGCGTACTGATTAAGTTTTTGATGGACGATATGAAAATGTCAGAGGGTAAGCTCATTCCTGTCCGAGAGATGTATAAGGCTCTTAAGAGCAGAATGGCCTCTGTAGGTTATCTGCTAACGATTGTCAACATCTTCTTAGCTGTAATTATGACTATCATTCTGACATACTTCTCTACGGATGGTTAATGTTGAAGAACTTGAACGTCAGGCCATATGCTCTTTCTGTGATCCAGACACCTGATACCTTTACGACAACCTCGATAGTGTCGCCAGTAAGCGGGACTGCAGTTTCTGGATCGTTGTTGAAGATTCGGATGCTTTTGCTCGACAGCTGTTCATGGAGCTTATGGAGCGGATCTTTACCATGAAGGTTGGCTGCCTTCAAGATACTCCGTTCTAGAGCAGCGATCTTATCTATCTCCCGTGCATTATCGTTATCGTAGTTGAACACAAGCTTGGACTTCGTGAAGAAGCTCTCTGTTACGGTACCACGGAGAGTTATGGTAGTATATATACCATTCATCGCGAAACCGGATGTACTATATCCAACTCTCATAAACTCGCTGTCATCCATAACGGTGTTTCTAACAGGAGGGCAGAAGTTGATCGCACGTGGCGAAATCTCGTCTAATATCAGATTCATAGTCGTTAACTGATACTAGGGTTTCTCTTTTAAACCGTATTAGATCTCATCGCCCGAGCCATGGCGAACATGGCGATTATCAGTTGAGGACTTGGGTCTTCTTGTGAATCGCTATCGATATCATCAGCAAGCTTCTCACAACTGGATATGCATGAGTCGAGTGCGGAGACTTTAAGGTCAAGAAACTTGAGCCACATAGAGACTAGGTTGGGATGACTCGTTCGTTTCTCTTCAAGCCTGTCTTTCAGAAGTGCTAATCTTGTACGGTCGATCATTTATGCTTATGTTACTACAGCTAATAAAGAGTTCTCTTAAACCTTATCTAACACTATGAAGTTTTTCGAAACACATTTTGAAGATTATCTATCTACACATGATGCGTCCCCATTGCACCCCAAGTTGCTTTCTCTCTTCAAACAGTTTCCAACCGATGTCAAGGACTTCAGAAACATAATTATCTATGGTCCCAAAGGTGTAGGCAAGTACACACAAGCATTGAGTGCTATAAGAAGGTACAGTAACACAGACCTGAAGTATGAGAAGAAGTTGGTGAATGAAACGAGCAAGGGTCCACAGTTGCTGAAGATCAGCGACATTCATTTCGAGGTAGACATGTCTCTCTTGGGATGTAACTCAAAAGCTCTATGGAATGATATCTACACAGATATACTGGATGTTGTCTCAGCTAGACCGAATAGGTCAGGTATCATTATGTGCAAGTACTTTCACGAGATACATGGGGAACTATTGGATTCGTTTTATAGTTTCATGCAGACATCACCCAATCAGAGTTTGAACATAAAGTTTGTCTTCATTAGTGAAGAGCTAAGTTTCATCCCCGACAATATCCGCAACAGGTGCCTTGTGGTTAGAGTACCCAGACCTACTCGCGCACAATATAATAGATGTCTCACAACTAAGGTATCAAGGGACATTCCACTCAGCGATATTACGAATATGAAGAACGTAATGGCAGGGGTCAGGCAATTAATGAAACCATATCAGGTGATATGTGACAACATAGTGGAGCTTATATTGGATATGGATAGAATCAAGTTCACAGAGCTGAGAGACAGGTTGTACGACATATTCATATATCATTTAGATGTCACAGACTGTATGTTTTACATCCTAGAGAAACTAGTGATGACTATGTCACAAGAAGACTTCTCGGATGTCATGACGAGAACACACGAGACACTGCGTCTCTATAACAACAACTACAGGCCAATCTATCACTTAGAGAGATTCGTCTTCTACCTCGTAACCAAGATACATGGACTTTCAAAGGGCGTGTGATATACTAGGTTTGCCGCAAGAAGAACTTACCAAGTCCACTATCAAGAAAGCCTATTATAAAGCTGCTTTAATTCATCATCCCGATAAAAACAGAGGAAATGGAGAACAATTCAAGTTAGTGAACGAAGCATACAGTTTTCTGCTATCACATAACGGGGATTTCGGATTGATAGACGAGGATATATGCGAAGAACCACAAACGTATGCTGAGATTTTCGCGAGGTTCGTTGAATCAACTACAGGGACAAAGATAACGAAAGACACTGTAGACAGTGTATTATCAGGACTCCACAATGGGTGTCAAAAGATCGCTGTCGAGTCATGTAAGTCGATGAGCAGAGATGATGCAATGCGTTTGTTTACATACTTACAACGTTTCTCAGGTTTGATAGGTGTTTCAGACGACACATTGCAAGAATTGGAGATGATCATACAAGAGAAAATGAAGAATACTGAACTTGTTACTATAAAACCCACTATGAATAATCTGGTTAACGATGACGTATACAAACTGGAGTTGGGTGGCGAGACATACTTTGTCCCTATGTGGCACGAAGAAGTCGAGTTTGATCTCCCTAGTGGATCGCTTGTGGTAAGAGTAATACCTGATCTGCCAAGCAACATTGTAATAGACGAGGACAACTGTGTTTACATTTCGCTGAAGATGGCGTCTAAGGATGTAATAGAAACTGGGGAAGTAACTTTCATGTTAGGGGATAGACTATTCAAGATTGACGCGCGTACTCTAAGTCTAAAGAAGAGACAGACTATCAGAATGAAGTCAGTTGGTGTAGCGAGAATAGACCCAAAATGTATGTTCTCAACAACCAAAAGAGGTGGAATAATAGTTAGTCTAGAGTTATTCTGAAAACATTGCAGTGTATCCATCGCAATGTTTTCTTCCATGTTTACAGAATCAATGGTATGTGGTTATTGTGGGAAGACACAACCAACACTCTCTGTGTGTTACTGCTACTTCAATGATGCTTCAAGAGACGACTGGGGTGTCCCTAGACGGTGTCACTAAGTATTCGATTATTGATTATATTATAACCAATAATTGAGCACTCCGGATGGGATTTGAACCCATAACCTCGAGATTAGAAGTCTCGCGCGCTATCCATTGCGCCACCGGAGCATAGTAGTAAAGAGAAAATGGCCGTAGCCTAATTGTTTGTTTGTTTTTCATATTTTTCTAAGCGCACTCGATCTAATCCTCGGATTTCACGATCTTCTTCTTGACCACCTTCTTCTTGACCACCTTCTTCTTGCTGGAAGATCCTGTGCTGGTTACGCTGGCAGCATCATCAAGTTCTTTCTTGACCTCTTTCTTTGCCACAACCTTAGGTTCGTCGTCGTCGCTGTCATCTTCGACGGCTACCCCAGTCTCTTCACCATTTTCGTCAAGATCATCACTTTGCTTGGCAAGGCGCTGACGATCGTCTGTTGATAGGTTGATTACGCACTGTCCGCGGATAGAAGCACGAGGCTTGACAACAGCTTGCACCAATCGCCAAGTGACCCCAAACTTGCCGTTTACGAAGTAGATGCCTCCACACTTGAGAACGCATGCTACATTATTGCCCTTTGCGATAAGATCGGACGGGGTAATACCAGGATCACTGGCATTCGGGAATAGTGGCTGCCTGTCCATATTGTAGACCTCGCAGTTGAAAGACTCGTCCCAGTAGTCAAGCTTTACTCGCAAGGTAGGTGCTGCTCCTTCGCGCCTATCACCGGTCTCCTTGTCCTTAGGCCAGTAGAGCATCGGATTGAAGAGGACTTCAACCTGCGCGTCAGTAAGCTTGCTCTTGTTAAACCAGTCCTTGGAGTTCTTAATCGCGTCCTTACATACCTGCTTCTCGAGATCCACCATCGCATCTAAGAACTTGGTGGTTTCAGGTGTAGTATAACCTTCTTTTGGGAATTGAAGAGACATATCATACGATACTCGTCCACTAGACTCGTCGACGCGCTCATTCACACCCCATGTCAGCATGAGAGGGGTGCTGATCATAAGCTGTCTGCGAGTGCTGCTGTTGATAATGCCAACAGCCTTACCTCCCGCCTTGTTGACACGGGGCTTGTTATAGGCCACATCGGAAGATGGGACGAAGTCTGTTGCGTTGATTACGAGGGATTGCATGTCTGTGCTCATGGTGTATATGCTATATGCTATAGGTTAGTCTTTATTTCAATTTTCTGCCTTAATCAGAAATGGAATGGGGTTTAAAGGGGCATGGGAGTGACACTGACACCATCTTCTAGGAGGCGGCCAGACTATGATTTTAATATGTCTGAAAACCATAGATGTTTCTTGTGGACGATGACGTGTACTACTGGTCTTCTGGAAAAGTATTCGAACCAGCGAAAATAAAAGCTATTCATCGCGATGATAGCACTCCTTACTATACAATATTACTGAATGGGCGCGAGAAGCAGACCGTCGCAGAACGACTAACATCAAAGCTCGAATACAGCAAACTTAAGAAAGATATTGACCTATTGTTTGATAGACGCGGGAAAATGTCATTTTGAATATATATCTTAAATGCATACATGGAAATCCGTTACGGTAGAGGTAACCGATGGTTGACTTGCACATCATCCTTCATTCAAAGTGATGGTACATTCTTCATCCCAGCAGGAGAGAACCGACGACACGGACTGGTCGGAGTAGACCCGATCCCAGGTGTCCTGAAACAGATACTGATAATCGTTCCAGAGGGAGACACATATCTTCTCTCACCTACTGGCTCCGCAACAATTAAGATCCGCGCAGAAGAAATAGACTTGCAGATCCACGATCCAATTCGTGACAACCTAGTGAAGCATTTCGGTAGCGACATCCTATCAAAGCTCGACAGCATTAGATCTGGGATGAAGCTAATCCCAGCTGATTCCGAGATCGAAGAGCTCCCTGAACAGGCATTAGCGCTTATGAACATATCACCTGACGCACATGTTCTCGAAATTGGAGGTAACGTCGGTCGTAACACGGCCATCATAGGTAGTATTCTCTCGAAAGGTCATGGTAGTGCTATCGTCCTTGAGACGCTTCATGCCGCTGCGGCTAAGAACAGAGAGATGTGCATCAGTAATAGTCTCAAATGTGACGTAATTACCGCCGCTCTTTCATCTGAGAGACTTGTTCAGAAAGGATGGGTCACCATTCCAGAAAGCGCCCTTGCAAAATGCGACGACCAAATTGGATGGAATGTAGTACCTACGCTATCATTGGACGATCTTAGAGCAAGAAGCGGAGTCACATTCGACACACTTGTCTTAGATTGTGAAGGGGCATTCTGCAACATACTTAAGTCGTATCCCGAAATACTGGACGGTGTCACAACTATTCTCATCGAGAATGACTTCCGCATGGAAGAGGACGCTATATGGACACATCAAACTCTCGAAGACGCTGGTTTCAAGGTTCATAAAAGTGTTCCTTTGACGGATGTTGTAGAATCAGGCATCCCATCCGGATTGTGTATGACTAACAGATTTTTCGAAGTGCTAAAGAGATAAAGTGATCAGAAAATCTTCTGTCATTAATGCAAAATGCCCAGGCCAATCCATATCTTCTGGCACGTTTACTATGGCGTTAAGTCGTCTGAATACAGCGTGGATATCATAGAGAGGCAGTGGAATCAGATAACTAATAGTGGACTCCTAGAAGAATGCGAAAAGGTTCATTTGTGTTACTTGTCTGAAAAGGGCTTTCCTATCGCGAAAATAGCTGACCACCCAAAAGTGGAACTTACGTTATGTAACCCGTCAGGTCACGAATATGAGACCACCTCCAGACTAAGAGAGTGGGCTCGCGATAACCAAGACATTGATGCGAACATACTCTACTTGCACAACAGAGGAGCAACGAGACATCCTCGAGCCCCTAGTCACACGTGGACAAAAACCATGGAAAAGTTTGTAGTGAGGGGGTGGGCGAATTGTGTCGAGAAACTTAAAAGTCATGAGACAGTCGGATGTGCCTTGCTGGTTCATACTGAGGTCCGTCCAGGTGACAAGGACCTTCCGAATAGAAACCGTAGCAGAGATAACGTTGGACTATTCAGTTTGTCAGGAAAGTATATAGATAACGGTGTAGGTAAACTTCATTATTCCGGGAATATATGGTGGGCAACGTCAAGATTCTTAAAAACTCGTGATGTTCCTTCATCCAGTTGTAGATTCGGTGCTGGAGAGGACTGGATCTTGAAAAAAGAGTCACCAAATGACAGACGTTTTTCAACCGTCTTCCAACTACCAAGAGACTGGGACACTTATTCTATGAGGATCCCAGATCATGTGTATGTGTAAGTTTTCGACCAATCGGCTCATAGTAAACAATTTTTGGTTACTATGATTCAATAATTAAACGCGTTTAAGCAGATGCGGGAACAGCGGCAGGCTTGCTCTTAGAGAAGTGAGGACTCATGTATCTCTGCAAGTTAAAGTAGGTTAGCTGATCCTCCTTCTTCAAGTTCAAAAGCTTGGTGAGCTTGGCGTCAGGGACAATGATACGACCGTTGTCCTTATCCTGGAGGGAGTTGGCTCGGATGTAGGCATTGATCTCCTTGGTGACGTCAGTGCGTGCCATCTCAGTACCCTTAGCCTTTCCAAGGAAAGCAGCTAGCTCGGCGCTGATGGGGGCAGGCTTTACGAAGCCGCTAGGAGTGCGGTTTCCCTTGGAAGCACTGCGCTTGGACTTCTTGTTAGCGGTCTTGATCTCGCGAACGGACTTCTTCTCCAAGTCACGGACGGCAGACTTCAATGCAGAAATCTGGGAGTACACTGCCTGGATCTGGGCAAGGACCTTGGTGAACTCACCACCAACAACCTGATCGGCTGTCTGCTCAACAACAGTCTCTACGACTTCATTGGTAGCGGTGGTCTCCTTGGTCTTGGTAGTAGTCTTGGCGGGTGTGGCAGTCTTAGTTGCCTTTTTGGCGGCGGGCTTAGCAGCAGGTGTAGTGGTTGTCTTTGTCTCCTTCGTCTTACGGGGCATCTTATACCATACCTATAGACTATCTATTTAAGCGATTTAACGCATTAAAAGATCTTTTGTCTTACGAGAACCCTAGCAGGCGATTTAATTCCCTTAATATTTCAGATCTGAGCGACAGATTGATAAAGCCATGGAAATTGTTCAGCTACATTCTCATTCACCAGACTAAGAGCACATAATACATAGTTTGCGCCTAAACCTCTTGATCCCTCGTCATGTGATGTTGTGATCATTCTCTCCATAATTCTTAATGATGTGGTCCTCAATGTATCAACATCACTCACCTGCAATGTATTTAGTCCTAGATGCTGGAAAGGGTTACCATGAGGAGGGCATATTTGACTCTTCACATCATCAGTAAGTTGTGCTCGGTAAGACCAGATATCATGTACCTCACGAATGAACCTTATTAGAGAGATTCTACCTAGTCTCCACCACCACATATGGTCCACGATATACTGTGTTGATTCACCTATCGCTTGGAATAATGCTACTCCTCTCATCTCTAACTGCTTCTCTTCATCCATTTCTTCTTCTTCCAACTCGACTTCGACTTGTAACCCCAGTGACCGTGACATGTGTATTACATATCTTAGTGAAGCTAGTACAGTTGCAGGTATCTCTGCTCTAGTATAAGGGTTTAGACACGGTCTTGACTTCTTAGAAAACAAGTTGAAGAGAGATAATATATCAAAACCATACACTGTACCACTCTCTTCAAAACTGAAAAACTGCCCATAGGGAATGTCAGATACTTTCTCCATTGTTAGAAAGTCGCTGTCATTGACACAGATACTTCTTTTTATGGCCGCCGGACCTTTCGCATGTCTGAATCTCTCGATAGCCGTGCGCCGATACACGCGCTGAATACGTATTGCGTGTTGTGAGAGACGAAGATAATTGTACAACCTTTTCGTAAGTTGATCTTTATTCCCACCTACTTTCTGACCGTAATGCCGACACATGTCTTTCAACTGCTGTACCCGGTAGTTGCAGTCGCATAGGCTCTCTTGCTCCCCTGGTTTCAGTATACAAAACTCGTCATCAGTTATCCTCCTACGTTTCCTGGTTTTCGGAACGCTTTCGTGTAAACGCTGCAAGCTTGACCTAGGAGAAATCTGACTTGTATGGGCTATTGCTGTTACCATATTAACCGACATGCTTGTATAATATGGTGTGAGATCTTTTAGACTCTTATCGTTCAACAAGATAACATCAGAAAAAATAATGGCATATGTTCCTTTAGAAGACGAAACCGTAAGGACGCAGTATGCTCTCCATCGCCTCCCTATCAGGGCGACTCTCTACGAGATTATCTTTCTGGATGTTGACATTGCATACGCTGAACATGTCATATACCCTTCTAAGCGCATCATAATCTGCGTCATCTGCCTTCCATAATTCCAACCAATCGTAGAACTCTATTGTTTCTTTCTGCTTGGCAAACTTCGCGTACGCCTTGAGTGCCCTGTTTAGATCGCATCTTGTACCAGTTTCTTCCGAATAATCGGTCCCTGCCAACACACAGATCGATTTGAAGTCAGCGAATGTTATGTTCAATGTTCTTAGTATCGCATTTAAATCGTACAATACTACTGTCGATTTGAGCAAGGAGAGGTACCGCAGCACCCGTGAACACCCGTATACAAACATGTCCATATCTTCGCTTAGGCAAGCGTACGCCACCTTCTTGTGAACCATTCTCGCACATACGCCGTCTGACTCGCCGTCCGCCTCGTAGTAGGACACGCCCATCGCATGCATTAGTTCTTTCACTTCGGCGATATCCTGGTAGGTTATCCTCACAAACTGCCTTCTCAGTCTATCGACTTCAGCCTGCAAATCTGTAGTGTCTTCGCTCCTATTCTCTGCTTCACTTAGTTGTCGCAGTACAGTCTTACACATTATCTCTGCTTCATGTTTCTCCTCCTTGCGCTTGCGTATTGTCTCCATCTTCTCAGGTGGTGGCTTTCCATCGAATACGAATATTGGGTTTACACCGTAGTATTTCATGAGCGACACCATTTGATACATCCCTTCGACAAGACCACCTTCAGATTTGAATCTATATAAGTATATCATTGAGTCGACTGCTATCGTTTTCCCTTTCAGCTCCCATAGTGTTATTTGTTTTATATCAGCGGAACAATTCGCCTGTATAAAGCTGTTAAGACCTTTGATTCCCATGTTTGTGTTAATTAGTGGTGTACACCGGGTCGGCTCAATTTTCTAGTTTAAATCAATAATGCTCATGCGCGTCCCGAAACTCGGGGAGACATCAACGGTCTCGCCGCAGCCTTCATCTATCCGTTGGGTGAGGAACGTTCTAAACGCAGCTATGTTAGATGTGTTTCTTAAAAACGAGAACATCAAACGGTTATGTTCCATACACCACTCGATAAACTCATATGGGCGGCAAAGAAGGAATGAGGTGATCACGTAATATGCAAACGCGTGTGTAGTCTCTTTGTACATATATCTCCCTATATCCGATGAAGTATCCATCACGTCCTCCATGCGAACTCCATTATGGTAAAGTACTCGCTTTGCCTGCGTAGACGCGAAAACTGACTCAATGCCTAGAGAGACCACTGCCGTCGCAACAAAATCTTCCCTCTTCTTCGTCGTAACAAACGCGGAAAACATGCAGTTCACTATCCTGGACCACGTCTCTATGTATGCTTCGTCACCGCTTATAGGCACTGATACGCTGAACTTGCTCGCCAAAAACTTATCGATGCCATCACCTAGTGGACTATCTAACCCCATATCGAACGCGTGAAACGTCTCGTGTACAAAGACTTTGAACATTTCTTCCTCTCTGAAAACAACGATCTCTCCCGAATCGCTGCGCCGAGTGCTATACCCAGAGTTGACACTCGATGGACCTAGTGGGATAGATGCAGATGAAGGAAATACCTTGCGTTGTGGGCAAGGATATAAATGAATCGATAATCTTCTATTCGACCCCGAGTCAGAGTTTGCACAGCAAATAACCAGCCATGCGACCATCAACCGTATCGTTTTGTCGACATTCCGAATGGACTGTTTATGGCCATTCAGTCTATGGTAGTTGATGGTGATTCTCACATTATGTATTCTGCATCTATAGACTAGAGTGTCACGTGCCATAGCGTCAATATACTGGCTGATAGTGAGGGGAACGTATAACCCTGATGGTATCATAAAACCGTGGTGTCTTTTCTTTACTTCCGCCTTGCTGCATATACCCTCTTCGGCTACGCGCCTCAGTGCACCTTTGATCATAGATCGGAATCTCAAAACCAGTGAGGTATTTTCTGTTTCCGGAATGTCTGTGTTACTAAGTATCTGTTTAACATATCCGGTATAAGTCGAATCAAACTCCATTGCTGTATATACTATAAACTAGGCTTTATTCTCTCTTCAGATCTCTTCTTATCTCCATTAACCCCGTAAATGTTACTGGTTCCGACCCACGGACGAAGTGTGTTAGTTTAGCATCTTTTGTATCGGATAGTAGTTTCCTGAGATCACTATGTTGCGTAAACTTCGCTTTTTGGGCACGCTTCATCTCTTCCTTGCTTCTCGTTGAAAAGAAGTTCGGGTCTATTTTAACATCGGTTGGTCTTACTTTACTTCCTTTCGATTTGCCGCTCTTACCTCCAGCACCTTTTGCAAGCACTGGGTCCTTAGAAAGCTCTCCCTCAGGATTCATGTCTAGAGAGAACGACAAATAGAAATCAGGGTTATTCTCTTTAAACTTAGAAGCCTGATAGTAGTGCTCAACAGAAGCCCATTTATGGCCATCAAGATCAAACGGCGCTATATAGAAGTTTGAAAGCTTCTTTCGCCATTCTGGTATACCTGCTAGCGAGCTGTACTCGAATATTTGATCACTTGCGATTTTCTCTCCTGCACCTTTCCCTGGTTTCTTGTCGGCAGACTTAGAGTAGAACTGGAAGACAGTCTTGTCGTCATAAAGACCGATTTCTGGCACGAGCTCCTGATCTTCGGGATCCGGCGGAACAAGCCGTATTGACTCCATAAATGCTCTAAAGTCAGGGATTATATAAAACGGACCTGCTTCCTTCTCCATACATTTGTCTACTATCTTTGCCTTCACATCATATGGCAGAGTCTTGAATGTAAACGATCCGCGGGACTTGTATGTTATGAGCTTATAGTGATACCCCATGAAGTCCAGCATTATGTATCTAGACGGTTCAAACTTACCTGCATTCTGAAGGACCTCGTCGTTTAGCTGTCCGCACAAGAGGACGTTATCATAATCCTTAGCTTTGTACGACTCTTCACTAAATAATACCAACTTGAAGTTCATAACTCTTTCTAGCGTCGAGATAGCCCAGGTCTCTCCCCAGAAGTCACATGTTCGTAGTTTAGCCTTGAACTGTTCGAGCGAATCTACATTTTTCATGAACTCGTACTCGTCCAATAGCTGACGTGCTTGGCGCTTCTCGTTTTTAGCGGTTTCATATTTGGCCATAATTTGTTTGGCTCCTTCGATCAACGTAACCAACTCTTCTCTATCCCTCGTCACGGAGGACTTCTTCTTAAGAGACTGATTTTCCTTTCTTAGGGTCTTCATGTCTAGCTCTGCTGCACTGAGCTCGCCCTTCGCCATTCTGTACATCGATCTATATCCCTCGAACACCTTTTCATTCGCTTCATCAGCCAGTTTGGATCGAAGCTCATCAACAGATACTTGTACACCGTCTAGTGCAAGAGCGTCTCTTATAGCTGCAAATAGACAGTCGCCTCCTCCTTCATTGTCCTGGATGGCGAAGTTCTTGTTGTGCATGAACGTTGCTACCCAGTCTTCACCAGGCGTTTTCTTATAAGCGTCTCGTTCGACCTGTGCTTGTTGCGAACCTTGTTCTTTAAGAGGAGAGAACCCGAGCTCAGGTCGCTTAGTCTCTCTCTTGGCTTCTTTGTCTTCATCATCATCAGAATCATCAGAGTCATCAGAGTCATCAGAGTCATCAGAGTCATCAGAAACATCTTCTTCATCTTCTTCAACTTCATCAGCAACGTCATCCGCTATTTTCATTACAGCAACGTCGTCTGCGATGGCGTCGATTTCTCTATCTTCGAGCTGCGTTTTAACATAAGAGTAGAGCAAGAGTGGCCCTAGTCTGTCTACATCTACATCACCTTCTTCGTCAAGAATCTCTGGCTGCTGATTTGAGAATATCTCGTACACTCCTACTTGGTCACTCACACGATCGTTTTCGATCAGGTACACTGGATAATATACAATATTTTCCGTAATGAATGTGAACTTCGAGTTTCCTAGTGCTATTACTCTTAGCTTCCCTGCCAGATCTATTTCGTAAAGGTCTGCATCGTAGTTTTTGTCGTCGGGGTCTAACGCCCTGGTCTCGGGGTAATTGACATTCGGGTTTAAAACAGACTGCACCATTTCTATATATATACGAGGTCACATTTTAACTAATCGTTTTCCACATCACCGGTTCATCATGTCTTATGTCGGCTACCATAATTCGACATACGGTGTTTAGCGCTGCCATATCGGTTTTGGTTAAATCAGATTCAACACGAGCGTATTCTACACTAGCATGAGGATATAGAGAGAAGTTCCCTTCATATGGCTCTGATATATCCCTTAGCGTGTCCCACAAAGTCGGATCTTTCATCTCTACGTTATAACCCCACGAGACCAGATCCCCTGCGTCGTTATCATAGAAGTTACTAGGGTAAACTACTGAGTCGCCGCTTATAACTACCTCCACAGCAGGACCTCCTAATGCGTCTTGAATCTCTCCTGCCAGTAATGAAGCACTCTCTCTAGAGAGAAAGCAAGATATTGTAACGTGTGCAATATGGGACGTAGATAACACACCCTGTCCAAACACCAACCAAACTCCATATCCGTATCCCATTAAACTATGCACAGATGCTTTTTATGATAACCCGGTTAAAGACCATGACATAGTAACTTTAATAATGAAGATTCTAGCGTATGGACACAAGGGATGGATCGGTAAGCAATTCGTGTCTTACTTGATCAGGGAACGGGAGAATGTTTCGTTGATACTCGGCCAGGCAAGAGCGGACGATGAATCAGCTCTTCTGGAAGAGGTAGACCAACATGAGCCGGATCATGTCGTGTGTTTCATCGGACGTACACACGGTGAAATCGACGGGAAAGTGTATACCACAATTGACTATCTGGAGCAGGAAGGTAAACTAGTTGACAACGTGCGTGACAATTTATACGCTCCTATTACTCTTGCTAATGCGTGCAAGGAGAGAGGGATTCATTTTACGTATCTGGGTACCGGATGTATTTTCGCATACGACGGAGAGGGGCCAGGTACTCCGTACACAGAAGAGGACAAGCCTGATTTCACAGGTTCTGGATATTCTACAGTCAAAGGTTTCACAGATAGACTTATGCATCAGTATGGTGACAACGTACTAAATCTGCGTATTCGGATGCCTATCGTGGGATATGATTGTCAACGAAACTTTATAACGAAGATCAAGTCCTATGCGAAGGTCTGTTCCATGAAAAACTCGATGACTGTTCTGCCGGATATGATCCCAGTTATGGTCGATTTGATGGAGGCTAACATCACCGGCACAATGAACCTGACAAATCCAGGACATATCACACATAATGAGATTCTCGAGATGTACAAAGAAAAGGTCGACCCTGCCTTCACATGGGAAAACTTCTCAGTTGAGGAACAGAACCGCATTCTTGACTCTAAGCGTTCCAATAATGTTCTTGACACTAGGCTGCTAGAGTCACTGGCCTCTGTCCCAAACATCAAGGACTCTATCTCTAGATTAATGGATAACTACAAAACAGAAGACATCGAAGACACACCATCAACAGATATGGTAGACAATGATAGCACAACACTCCTCGTGACAGGTGGTGCGGGTTTTATCGGTTCTAACTTCATCAATCACTTACATGCGAATACTCATAGTATAAACATCATTAACTTCGACGCTCTCTACTATTGTGCTAACAAAGACAACGTCAATGAGAGCGTTCGTTGTAGTCCTAGGTATACGTTCGTTGAGGGAAATCTGCGTAGTCTCGATCTCCTTCGACACCTTTTCCAGAGCAGGAGGATCACACACGTCGTGCATTTCGCTGCGCAATCTCATGTTCAGACATCATTCGATGATTCTCTAACCTACACGATGGATAACATCGTCGGAACTCATAATCTACTAGAGACAGCTCGTCTTCATGCGAAAGATCTTGTCAAGTTCGTCCACGTATCAACAGACGAGGTATACGGAGAGAGTATGCTGGACAATGAAGAGAACAAGAAAACAGAACACTCTATCCTCTGTCCGACAAATCCGTACGCCGCAACAAAGGCAGGTGCAGAACTAATTGCACAATCATATAGTCACTCGTTCGGCATGCCGATCGTAGTAACACGTGGCAATAACGTATATGGCCCAAACCAGTACCCAGAGAAGCTCGTCCCTCGATTCATCCAACTTCTATCTCAGGGAAAGAAGGTCACAATTCAAGGCGATGGTTCATGTGTCAGAGCTTTCTTGCATGCTGAAGATACGGCTCGGGCGTTCAAGATCATTCTCGAAAAAGGAAAACTTGGAGAGATATACAACATTGGTTGTGATGAGGGCATGGAGTATTCAGTTGCCGAGGTAGCCAATATGATCATCGAGAGAATGAAGCCAGGTGAACCCTGCAATAACTGGATAACGTTTATTGAGGATAGGCCATTCAACGACAAACGTTACTACATCAGTAACCAGAAACTAAAAGACTTGGGGTGGAGCGTCAAGATAGACTTCGAAACCGGGCTTGACGCATTGATAAAGTAATCGCACGTTGACAAGACAAACGAATTAGGATATATCAGTACAAAAAACATCTAAGGCTAATATAAACTGGATCGATGATGTCATTAAGCAACAAAGACCATCATAAGATTGGAGTATTGACTATGGTTAAGTATAGCGGGGGGCTAATGAATCAGCTTAATCGGATTACGAACTGTCTTAGTGATATGAAAGATCAGAACGTCTTAGTCCTAGTTGTCCATGGCTTCAAACCCGACATATTCGATAACAACACCAACTCACTGTCAACAGTCATAGATATATCTGCCACAAATCATCTTCTGAAGCAAGCGGGATTCCCAATCCTGGCCGAAAAAATAACGAGCCCGCTACCGCGGATTGAAACCAATTCCTGGAAATACCTCCCCACACTGAGTGGTGAGGACTTTCATCTAATGAAACTATGGAAACCCTCTGCAAACGCAATGAGGTTGGCAGAATCGAGAGCGCCGAAACGACCGTTCGATACATTCGGACTCAGATTCGGTGTAGACGAGATCAGCCACTATGTCTGCGGCATTGGTGGCAGAGACTATTTCGGTCTGATTGATTCAGATTCTGACTCGTTGCATAGATTCGAGTCTTGGGCGAGTAGCACGCAAGGTGTAGCTGCTTTAAACAAACACGTCGATGAAGCTTTACAGTGCATAGATAATCATTTTGACGGGAGCAAGCCTGTGTATATTTGCACAGCAGTTGGGAAAGATGCAAGGCATGCTTCAATGGAACCGTATGTGGAGAAGATAGTGGCAGCGCGACCGTTCTTGATTTGGGACAAGTCTGCACCTGATCATAGGAGAGAAGTCTGTGCAATGGTAGATGTATGTGTCGGTATCAAAGCAGGTAAACATGAGTGCTTTCCTGCTGGCAGTACATTGAATTGTTTTATCAACACGCTGCGCCCGTAAACATAGAAACGCTATATCCCACTCATATCGAGGAGTAATATGTACGATATGAGTGTAATCCGCTTGGTATGGGTATGATTTACGAATACTCTGACAATTCAACGTGCAGTTGATCAATGCGGTCCTGCTTTTTCATGATGTTTAACAATCGTCTCTTGAGAAAAGGCATCCCGCATATCTTGAGAGCATTGCCGACCAATAGTGCCCAGTCATCCCAGGCGCAGCATGGGTTTTTCGCCGTCACTTCGTGACCGGGATAGATAGCAGTGCTAGAAAAGCAAGTTCTCATCATGTGGCATATGCCTAATTCCATACCATTGATAATGCTTTTACGTGGTTCGTGATTATCTATAACAATATGTGACAGTTGATCCATATACTTTTTTATCGGGGGCAGTCCATTAAACGTAAGGAACCAAGACTGATAGTGAAACCCAGCTTCGTTAGTTGACATCGCACCAACGAAACTATTATTCTTGACAGCTTCCGAGTGGGCCGCGGCGAAGGCAGATAGATCACGATGACATAGTACACTGTCGTTAGTCAGAGTAAGAAAACCTTCGTCCTTGAAAACGACGGACATATCAGTGATCGAACGCAGACCAATCAGATATTTCCCAGCGTCACCTGCTATATTCAATTTATCGCTCAAAAAATGTTCGTTGCCAACCTTGTTCTTCTGAATGACCTCTTCAAAACTGTGATAATCACCTGAAGCGCAGGAATAAACATATATCATTGTTCTATGGCCCAGGGAGCTCGCCATTCTCCGGAAACGTGCTACTGAGGCAGCCATATCCGCTAGGGAGGAGAAATGACATGCACATATCATAGTCGATCCGATAGACTGTACACTCTCACTTAACCAAAAACTACTTTTAATCGCCATTTTCATAGATGTTGTCGCTATGTAGTTCGCACTAGGCACTCCATCTTTGTAAACAGAAACTGCTTCTATATACTCTTGCGAGTTGTCATGAATCAGATTGATAGACCGTTCACAATCGAACACAGTTAAGTATAACAATGTGGCTGCGAGTCTACCAGTTATCGACGTAGATGATCCGTATGGGGTAATCCCTGCCTTTCCAAGAGGAGTATGCTCTTTAACTACGAAAACATGAGTACGTCTGTCGAAGTAACGAGTAGGGTGCTCAAGATATATAGCTATTACCTCTTTCCCTTTGTCTAGGTAGGTGTTTTCAACTTTCTCTATCAAACCGTTCGACGGATTGATAAAGACAAGTCTGTCTGCACTTCCGAAGCTGACACTCACGGGGCGTTTTATTTGCGTCTTGTCGTACCATGGTAGCGAATAACAGTTCCCATTAACATGCAATGACATTAACTGTCTGGCAGGGATGTTTTTCACAGGAGGCACAATGTTATCCGGTTTCTGAACAAGGGTATGTGGGCGATACGGGTGATTTGTATTGGGGTTTTCCCGCGACGGAGTAATTATAACTGGTGCTACCGGATATTTTTTCTCTTGAATATCCTTTACATCTCGGAGCAAGTAACTTTTCCGTTCTGGGTAGGTGAACTGCATATACATGAGAACGAATATTTTATTTTTCGTCACTCGACGTGACAAGCGCTGTAATAAGCTCTTTCTTTTTTAGACCGCTAGACTTAATTCCAAGAGTCTTCGCTATATCTCTAAGATCTTTCACAGTGAGGCTCTCGAAATAGTCCCTATCAGAATCATAATATTCCTCATCATCCGCAATGACTATCTCATCTGCCCTCTTTGAGAAGTCTTCTACGATAGATATCAAATTGAGGTTGCGCGGGGGTGTCTTTTCAGCTACATTGTAAAGAAAATGTTCCATTATCCTTACAATATCAAATTATTACTGTTTAACTGATTTATTTAAGAGCGTCACTAATGTCCATATGTTTGAAGACGGTTTTGTTGGTAAGGGATGCGTGATCTTTTGCTTTCATTTTGGACATGCATACAACCTTTTCCATCAACTCAGGCCACTCCTCTTCGAAACCGAGGATTTCTTTACCAGCGATGAGCATGTCGCCTTCGAGACCTGCTAGTTCGTCGACCAGTGGTTCGGTACCTTCCATATCGATCTTGACAAGAAGCTGCTCTTGAATGTCGCTAATAAGGTCAATTACTCTTGCCTTATCAAGGCCGTCGATTCCAGCTTCGCACAGGTTTACAAAGAAGACACCAAGCGCTTTCCGTTGGCTGTTAGCTTTATTGTTAGCACAGAACTGGTCATAATCGTCTTCTGCCTTCACATAAGCAACATTGAGATATGACTCGCGAAAGCCATCGACCGCATTGAGTAATGGTGGTCCAAATATGTCCTTGAACTGGTTCCAGAGTGCCTCGTAGAGTCTGGCGTATAACTTGGAGTAGAAGCCATTAGAGCTAGCGATATCAAACGCTGCCGTCGCGACTTTCCCTAAGTCATCGGCGACATCGTCAATATCACTTTCCCCGACCTTCTTAATTTCTTCAAAGATCTGTTCCGACAGCACGTCGTATGTCTTTTCGGATATCTTGTTCATAGCTTTTCGGATGAGATCAATGGATGCATCGATTCCTTCGCGCTTCTGGATCTGAGTGGCTTCAAAGTTCCTGATTGCCTCCCACGCATCGTCTGTAAGTTCAGTTGCTTTATTTTTCTTTCGCCTATTACCTCTACCGCGATCACGGTCTTGACCGCCACCCATCTGTCTTTGTGTAAATTGTGGAGTGCGTACATATTCTGGTGCACCCACTTGGGATGCCAAATCTTGAATTATAGCGAGAGCGGCAGGGTCAAGGTTTGCCTCGAAACCGTGGGATTTAATACTTTCGAAATCGAGTAAGCTGTAACGCTGCATAATGGTTGTCATGACGTATGAAGGTAGTCCTTCAGCAAACTTTAAATCAATTTTCCGCAGAAAGAAGATGTAGTTTTTTAATAGACTTAAAAACGATATGACTACAATATGTAAGATGTCCGAAAACACAGATGCCACCCCCACCACCAACGAACAAAAAAAAGAAGATGTATCCAGTTCACTCCCTAGCGAATACCCGCATATAGAGCAATGGGATGAGTTGGAAATCAACCCCGATATCCTTAGAGGAATATATGCAGTCGGGTTTGAGGAGCCGAGTCCAATCCAAAAGAAAGCTATTACGCCAATGCTTGCCAGACGCGATACAGTTGCACAAGCTCAGTCTGGTACTGGTAAGACAGGTTGCTTCTCTATTGGTACCCTAGCAAACATTGATGTTTCCAAAAAAGAAGTACAGGCAATCATCCTTTCGCCTACAAGAGAATTGTCCATGCAGACCAACAAGGTTATATCCAGCCTTGGTACATTCATGGAAGGTTTGAAGACGCAACTGTTAATCGGCGGCACCTCTACAGAAGACACTATCCGTGATCTAAAACAGAATACGCCACACATTATAGTGGGGTGTCCGGGTCGTACGTATGACATGTTAAGGCGCAGACGCTTATCTCCAAATGGACTCAAGTTGATCGTCCTTGACGAGGCAGACGAGATGTTGTCACAGGGCTTCAAGGAACAGGTATATAATATATTCGAGATGATGCCAAAGGAGATCCAAGTCGCGCTGTTCAGTGCCACACTGCCACACGATCTCATCAGTCTTACCGACAAGTTCATGCGCAACCCGATCAAAACTTTGATGAAAGCAGAGATGTTAACACTCGAAGGAATATCTCAGTACTATGTCGCGTTGGAGAGCGATGACCTAAAGTACGACTGCATCAAGGATATTTACTCTGCCTGCTCTGTAGCGCAATGTATCATCTACTGCAACAGTGTGCGACGAGTGCAAGACCTGTACGACGCTATGATGGCTGACAACTTCCCAGTATGCCAGATTCATAGTAGCATGGACAAAGAAGAGAGGACGCAAGCATACAAACAATTCAAGGCTGGTACTCAGCGAGTGTTGATTTCGTCTAATGTCACTGCTCGTGGAATTGACGTTCAGGCTGTTAGCACAGTGATCAACTTCGACTTGCCTAGATGCGTGCACACATATCTCCACAGAATCGGGCGTTCTGGCAGGTGGGGACGCAAAGGTGTTGGAATCAACTTCATCACAAGGCGCGACATGAGACAGCTTAAGGAAATCGAGAATCACTACCATACTCAGATCACAGAGATGCCTATGAACTGGAACAAAACGTTAGGCTAAGCACACGTTTGCATCCTCTGTATAATTTCTGAAGACTAAACTATACGATATGTCGAAACAAAGAGAATGTCCTTTATTTAGACTGCCGATAGAGTGTCAGAACAGCTGTAAAACGGTTGACAAAGATACCGTGAGAGAGCTCGAGCTTGTCGAGGGAGAGAATCCAATCTACCCCACGCTTTTGAAAATGTCTGATGATTATCGAAAACTTACCGCAGAGCGCATCGCCTCAAACTATTCCGATGACCCTATATTTCTAACCCATACCCAGGAGTTGATAAAGAACATTGGAGACGGAGTTATACATGGCAGCTCGAACTATGAAGAGATTATGGAGCTTCGCAATGATATCAAGGTCGAAACGGGCTTTATAGAAAAGTATGGTTTCGTTGATTGGGAATACCTCAAGTTTCTCAACGAGAACCCTCTTTTCTTGCAGTTGCTTAGCGTATACGAGATATCTTCTCCTGTATTATCTCTTGCACTACCGGTCCTTCTACTAATCATACCATTCTTTGTTCTCAGGGTACAAGGTCATTCGATCACAATCTCGAGTTATACTACCGCTCTTCAGTCAGTTCTAAGTAGGCACACAATAGGTCAATTGTTTTCATTCAATGATGCGTCCTGGGATAGGAAAGTCTACATCATCCTATCCTTCGTGTTCTACATCGCACAGATATACTATAATTTCGAGTCCTGTAAGAAGTTCATTTCCAACTTCAAAGCAATCCATGCCAAGCTTGACTCCCTGAGAACATATCTCTCTTCTAGCAGATCAAGAATACAGGAGACGTTGAGTCTTACCTCGGGATTCGATAGCTATTCAGACTTCAATGATGACCTACAGCAGGTAGTTGAGCATATAGATAATCTGCTAGAGAGATTATCCAAGATTTCTTCTTACAAGCTTGCAATCGGTAAGATAGGTGAAGTTGGAGAGATAATGAAAGTCTTTTACCAGTTATACAATACAGACTGGGTAACCGGCACTCTTGAATACGCAATTCAATTCAACTCATATCTAGACAACTTGACAGCCGTCGCAGAGAGGGAAGAAGAAGGGAAAATGAACAAATGCAAACTACATGGCAAAAAAACTAAACTGAAGCGGGCTTTCTATCCATCACATATTGATGACGACCCTGTGCCTAACAATGTAGATCTCTCTAAGAATCTTATCATAACCGGTCCAAACGCTTCAGGAAAGACAACAATGCTTAAAACTACATTCATTAACGTCCTACTCTCGCAGCAGTTCGGTTACGGATGTTATTCTTCAGCAACAGTGAGGCCCTATGTTACACTGTCGTGCTATATAAACATTCCTGACACATCAGGTCGTGACAGTTTGTTCCAGGCGGAAGCAAGACGTTGTATTGAGATATTGAGGCAATGTGAGGGCGAGAGTGACGGAAGAGTCTTGTGCATTTTTGACGAGCTGTTCTCAGGAACAAACCCATATGAGGCAATCGGAGCGGCAACAGCCTTCCTTGAGAAGTTAAACAGAAACAAAAGGGTTGAGTATCTAATAACAACGCACTTCCTTGATGTCTGCAAGAATGTCGGAGAAAGCAAACGTGCTAGTAATCTGCAGATGAAGTCAAAAATGTCAAGTGGCGGTGTAAACTACAGCTATCAGCTAGTCAACGGTGTATCGTCTGTTAAGGGTGGGATCGCCGTATTGAGGCAGCTAGAATATCCGTCGGACATAGTATCGCGGTCATTGCAAGTGATCGAGGGGTTGTCACTATAGAAAAACCTTTTACGTTCGATCCAGATATAAAAAGTATGGCACTGTTTTAGAATGAACATGTTCGGTCTAGAAGGAAGTGGCTTTATTGTCGCAATAGGCGTGACTCTACTAATTAGTGGTGCTATTGTATACTATTGTAATAGTCGTATATCGTCTCTCGAGAAAGCCGTGGTGCAACAAAACCAGGTTCTCGGAGACTTCATAACCAATGTTCGCGCGTCCATCACTATGGGAGGTGGTTCAAACCAGCCACCTGTTGCGAGCAATGACCATGCGAATGAACTTGCAGTCGATGCAGCAAATGCATTTTACTCCGGTACAACCCCAGAGAACAGAATCGAGGTGTCTGACGATGACGAAGACGATGACGAAGACGATGATGACGAACTATCAGGATCAGAAAGTGAGTCTGAACTGGAATCCGAAGACGAAGATGAAGATGATGGAATCATTAAGGTAGGTGGGGTCGAAGTCGATATCATTGCAGCCGAGATCTTACCATCTAGTCGTGAAGTAAGTGATAACAGTGTCACAACTGAGCCAAGAGTGGTCGAGATTACCTATCCAGATCTTGCCCACGATGACGACACGAAGAAGATGAGTCTAGAAGATATCACTAGTCTCGAGCACCTCGATCAGGCGACAGGTGGATCGCTATCCGACGGCGAGAGTCTATCCTCCTCGTCATCCGATGGGGATGTATCTACCGTGCTATCCGCGAAGCTTGCCGTAACGGATCTTAAAAAGATAAAGGTAGCCCAGTTGAAGGAGATGGCACAGGCTTCCGGAAAGACGCCTGCAGATCTAAAGAAGATGAAGAAGAAAGATCTTATAGACTTTCTCGAAGCCAAAAGAGCTGAGAACAAGTGAGAGAATAATCTAGCAGTATATTAATAATGAGCTGGGGAACTTGCTACTCTGGATCAAATAACATCCATTTTGACTCGCCTCCTATTATGATGGACGGGCGTAACTATGCTGCTTGGCAGCCTGGTGCCCAGATCAGTGATAACATAAGGAAACAGGCAGGAATCACTTCCAACTGGCAGTACCGAAAGTATATGACCGACAATGCTGATCAGATCATTAAGATTAACCAAGTAGAAGCTTGTGATCAGTGCTGCGCGTGTCCTGCACAGTATGGAGCTGCAGACAAGAAGGGATCTAACACACCGTTCCTGTACAAGAGTTGTGCAGACAAATCACAACCTTTTGGCTACGAGAACAGCGACCTCAAGAAACTTTATCTTTCCAAATACGATCTTCAATGCAGGATGTATACTCCTGTCATGTCCCAAGATCAGTTGTTGAAGGGTGGTTATCAGAACTTCAATTAAGTTGGTGCTATGTCGAATTACACATTCTACCAACATAAAGATTCATCTGTATCTAGCTTATAATGCTAATAAGCATTGATGTAGGAATCAAGAACTTAGCTTACTGCGTAATAAGTGGTAATGCAGCAGCACCTGCAATAGAGTCATGGGGCGTAATTAACCTTTGTGGAGAACAGGCTCGATGTGTAGGAACCACGCGCAAGGGAGTATGTGGCAAGAACGCTACGTATCAATATTCAGACAAATGCTATTGCGGCACACATGTAAAGAAGTGTGGAGCAGAAGTAGCACCAAACAACTACTACAAGATGGTGAAGTCAAAGAAACCTAGCAAAAAACTGATCGCGGAGATGAAGGCACTACTGCCGGCGAATGATAATACTCCTACTGATCAAATATGCAAGGCCATAACAGAACGTTATGCAACGAAATTGGCTAGTGGACCTTCCGCATCAGACATGGATCTAGTCGATATTGGAATATCAATGAGTTCACTGCTGCCTAAGAGTATTGATATGACATCAGTAACTAGAGTTGCCATTGAGAACCAGATCAGTCCCATAGCGAACCGAATGAAATGCATCCAAGGTATGCTCACACAGTTCTTTATTGAACGGGGTATAACTAATGTCTCTTTTGTATCATCTAGCAATAAGCTTAGAAAGTACCAGGTCCCGAAGAAAACGTACAAAGAGAGAAAAGCATCAGGCATTGTGGTCGCAAGAGAACGCATTCGCGAAATGCCTCTCGCAGTTGAGAGACTAAAGGAGTTCGACGAACACAAGAAGAAAGATGATTTAGCTGACGCTCTTCTTCAGGGGCTCTGGACTTTAGACAATTGAGTTTGCGTTTCTAATAGCTTAAAATCATCGTTGCTACTGATAATACATGGCAAGCTTGGAAATACTTGAAATAAGCGATCTTGGTGGCGCACCTAATGTCATAACCCTTAATCAGGAGGTTTCTTCATCGGGAGGCAGCGACGCTAGCTCGCAAGGCCCACCAAAGTCCGTTAACTTCGGCGGCGGAATCGAACTCCTTATGAACGACAAGCGCAAATCTGGTGGTACCGATAAAAAATCGAATGGATCAGATGACATCGCACTTGGAGATATCAATGAGCTCGAGGCAGAACTCAACAACCTAGCAGACAAACCAAAGGTAAATAAGAAAGACATTTTTAGTTCTGGTCCAGGCATGTCAGCTGTTAAGTTGAATGTTGAAGACATATCTAGCTCAGGTTCTGATAAGGCAAATTACCTCACACCCGGTATTGGTAAAAAGACTGCCAACGCTCCTGTTAAGACAAGTGATGGTTTTGGGAAGTTCAACAACATCCCTATCGATCCGGACAAAAGTTTCTCCTCTACACCTAAACTCTCTCCTGAAGAAACTCTAAAAGAGAAGTTTAAGGTTCTAAGACAGTTGGAAGAGCTAGAAGGAAAGGGCGTGAGGCTAACAAAGAAATACTCTATGGACTCGAATCTTTCAGAAATGAAAGGAGAATATGAAATGATCATATCCGAGAAGGAACAATCGAACAGCGTCAAGTTCCAGGGTAAGATGTTGATGGCGGCTATCACCGGACTGGAGTTCCTTAACAATAGATTTGATCCATTCGATGTCAAGCTAGATGGCTGGAGCGAACAAGTCAACGAGAACATCGGCGATTACGACGAGATATTCTCTGAGCTCCATGAAAAATACAAGTCAAAGGCAAAAATGGCGCCTGAACTAAAGTTACTGTTTCAGCTTGCGGGCTCAGGCATTATGGTGCATATGACCAACACTATGTTCAAGTCGGCGATGCCAGGTATGGACGACATAATGCGACAGAATCCTGAGCTAATGCAGCAGTTCACCCAAGCCGCAGTGAACTCCATGGGAGAGCAAAGCCCTGGATTCGGTGGATTCATGAATAGCGTGATGGGAGACCAACAGCGTAATATGCCCCCTCCTAATGTCGCATCTGGTCCTCCTCCTGCCCCTATGCGCACAAGAACTGACCGTTCACAGCGAAGCAATGTGCCCGTCAACCGTCCTGACATGAGATCCGCAAGAGACGCGGTTGACATCACTGATAATTTCGCTTCGGTTGGACCACAAGCACCTACTAAGTCTGTAAGGACAAACGCTCCTAGGGCAGAGATGCAAGGCCCTAGCGATATCTCTGACATCCTTTCTGGACTTAAGGTTAAGAAAAGTGGTGCTTCTCAAGGTCCCCCTCCAACGATCCCTGCAGGGAAAGATAATGGTAGCACAGTCAGCATCCAAGATCTGAAAGACATTGCTTCAGCTAATGTTCCATCGCGATCTAACAGACGCAAGCGCAGTGAAAAGACCAGTATCAGCATCGATATATAAGAGCATCGATATATAAGAGCATCGATATATAAGAGCATCGATATATAAGAGCATCGATATATAAGAGCATCAAAATTGAACTTCTTTTTGCCCTAACAGTTTATAGCAAAAAGAAATATGCACGAAATAGAGTTTGAAGGTTACACAATTAAAATCGGAACAAGTCAGCAAGAAAACGCCGACATAGTCGAGTCGAGCAATCCAGACGACTTCTGGGTCCATGTTGCGTCAGGTCCAAGCGCACACGGTGTGATATCTAATCCAGACAATTCAAAGGTACCTACCAAGGTGGTCAAAAGAGTTTGCTGTCTCATAAAGTCACAGTCGAACAAATACAAGTCGATCAACAAACTTCCATTCACTGTTACACGAGTAAAGAACTTGTCCGAGACTAACACTATTGCCACCTACATTGTTGGTGAGCACAAAACAATAACAATATAACGAGGTTGGTATTCACGACACGAGATATACTCATGATAGCGTTAAGGATATAAAACTATATTTATTGATGTATCACATATGGAGCAGTGGAACCAAAGCTACAAGCACATTTTGGAACAGTTAGTGGAAAGACAAAGTGTGCTAATAGAGAAAATATCAGCCGATGATACTGAACTTAGCAGACTTAGAGAGCTCAAGAGCACTATTGATTCAGACATCGCTCGTCTTGAACACGACCTGAGTGACACACGATCAGCCAGATCCCAACTGGACGAAACAATAACTGCTGCACAAGCAGGTTATCAACAAATCATGCAATCTGGTAACACTCTTCTTGAACTTGCAGCTAGAAGCATGAAGGGAGTGAAAGCATTACCTCCTGGAACAACAAAGCAAGCACCACAGACGCATAACAGTCAAGTGAATATGATAGTGCCGGATCCTAACATGCAACGCAGAGATGCAGTCCAGAACGTCCTCTTTCCAGTGACACGTGAAGTCGGCGTGATCGAGGAACCACATAGTCAACCATCGATGCAGCCGACTGTGCGAGGATTTCAATGGTATGACCCCGAGTACTATAATGGAATGGACTGAGACAGCATCTAATCACTTATCTTGCATGAATCATGAATCCCTTTCAGTATTTTCTTCTTTTCAGACGGTCCCAAGTCTCTTGTAACACTTGCAACCGCCTCCGCATACTTAGACGAATCTGAATGATCGCTATCCATCCAATTAGGGAACTTCGAGGGTAAGCTCGCAAGGGTATCCTTGCTAATTTCTCTGTTAACGACGTCGACCATCTTCCCAGAATTGTCGTCTTCCCATCCATCTGTATTGTCCTTGACGTACCACTTCGCATGGTGAGCATGAACCGGTCTCTCTACCTGCGTGAGACAGTTTAACTTGTTAGTGATGATTGATGTAAGCTTCATAGGGTCTCCACAGGCAATCTCACTAGAGTTCTGTAACTCTATCTGAAGTGACTTGGCGAAGTCCTGTATAGAAAGTGCGTTCTTACAGTCTTCATTGAGAAATATAGAGAGATTGAAGGTATTATTATGGCTATTTGTAGTGTTGTGATGACCGCCACTGCTGGCTTCAGCAACTTTATCACAAAGGACCATATTCTTCTCGACAAGTTCGCAATTCTTCGCCATAAGAAGACTGTTCTGATCCATTGCTTCGCGCAAGAGTTCAATCGCCGGAGAACCATAATTCGGGGATGACACTATCTGAAGTGATTCTGGCGATTCAGACTTCTCTGTGACAGGATTGCACACTTTTTCATGCTTCCACACTCCAGAACGTGACGAATAAGCTTTGCCACATTTAGAACAATCGTGTGTCCCTTTTTCTGTTTCCATTTTGTTTCCATTTTGTTTCCTGTGTTTTATGCTGTTAAGATGTCTTTTCCAATGTCCAGAATGAGACGTAAAGAAGTCACACTTTTCGCAATGGAAAATCTCTGTCCCTTTTTCGTCCTTTTTTGTCCCTAATTCTGTTTCCATTTGGTCTTAATATGGAAACAGAAAAAAGGACGAGATTCTGAACGAAAGTACCTTTTTTTCAGTCCTCCATAACACCCCTACATGTTTTTTGAAGGGTTGTACACGTTTTCTCTACAAGCGTCATGATAAACAGGGTTTTTATTTCACGTTCTCATCCTCAATTTCTATAGATATTCTGATATCACAAGATTTCTCTCTGAAAAATCAAGGATCAAAACAGGTGTAAAAAGTTACGTTTATTAAGACGCCTCTACATAGACATTCATTTGGTTAACAGAATGTTTACCTACAATACTCTAGAAGGAACTATACAGTTGATATATTGTAGGAGAAACATCTCACTGAATACAGAATAATACCAACTACATACGTGTAGAGTCGCAAATCAATGCTATACATCCACTCGTTAGGCATTGGTCATTGCTTACTGAGTTAAGGATAAGCGTTTTGATTAAGACACTAGTATAATGGATTGTAGAAAGACGATTATTCAAGAGAAAGAGGGGATGGTCCTTTCTATGGACGGGACTGGCGGCAATACTCATTTCCAATTGGAGTTTAGTGTCGGGAACCCCCATTACGATCTGAGGAAGGTGATTGATATGAAGATATATGAATTGATGCATATAGTAAACACTGACGTGATAGAGGATATGGTGTATATCCATAAACCAACTGCTGACACTGACCCATTCTCTGTATGTTTGACGTTCAAACGTTTTGGAGCGGAACTCGGCATATCACAGAAGTACCTTTGTTCTAAGACAAGCGTAGCTAAGTTCAGCGATAATGGACTGCATTACAGGAGCGAACAGTGCGAGAAACCAAATTATGTCGATGTCGGAGATGCCGAACCTATACTGGCTAGCGAAGGTGATCTTGAAGTTAATTTCGAAACACCACATCTAGCCAAAGTCAACTATAACTTCTCTATGACATTTGATGAAGATATGCCTCCGTATATGCTCAAGCTGCCAGGGTTGTTGATGAGCAAGATATTCTTACGCGTTAAAACGTTTATAGAGAGAATGACTTGAGAATACAGACGATTATGGAATCATTATTCTTCTGTGCAAAAGTGATGAGCTGCATTTCGTGGCAAAGTATATGTTATGCTTTAGGAAGACCACGCACAACATGTGTGCAAAACGTCGTTTACTGTCTGACATCCGACAATGTCATGTGTACGAAGATACTGCAGGCAATATCCGTAGGCATAGACTTCTTTACCGAAGAAGAAAAGAAGTTTCTTTCACTATTCGCCGACAGTGTGCCCTTCGTTGAGAGCGAATTACCCGATATAAAGGAGATTGTGTCTGAACTCTCAATCGTTACTTCTCAAGAGCTGACACTTCTTGAACCAGTGACACCGAGCCGTTCAGGAACTATTGCGGTTGTATACTACGGCAAGTTAGATGGAAATGAAGTGGTGATAAAAGTCAAACGAAAAGGAGTAGATTTGACATATCAGGAAGGACTGCGGAAAATGAGAACTCTAGCTAAAATAACCTCTTGGCTGCCGTACATCCGTATGTTAAGGTTACAAGACATAATGGAGGAAAACGAGCTCGACATGCTCGACCAGATAGACTTCGTTCAGGAGGTCAACAACTGTATAAGGTCATACAGAAACTTCAAACGTGTGGAAACAGTCAAGATACCACATGTGTACGACCAGTTCACGTGTCACAACAACGATATAATCGTAATGGAAAGACTACGCGGAGTTAGCCTTCATGAGTTAAGTCCAGACAAAAGAGCACTCTATGCCGCTATAAACGCGAAATACTTCATGAAAAGTGTTCTATACGACGGTTTTTATCACGCTGACATGCACCAAGGTAATTTATTCTTTACAGAAGAGAATGGAAAACCCGTATTGGGCGTAGTAGACTTCGGACTGTGTGGTAGTCTCTGTCCAGAGGAACAGGAAAGTTTCTACAGGTTCTTTCAACAAGGATGGTTCAAGAAAGATCCCATACGGGCTGCTGAGGTAATGTTTAATTGCCTTGTAAGACCACAGGAACGAGTTATAATGTTACCAGAGGCAGAAATAGAGAGGTTGATCCAGTCACTCAGCATAATAACAAGAGAGATCTTCCACGATCATTCGGATTTTGATCCGTCTACAATTTACAGAGTCAATAGTATCCTGCGCCCCTATGATCTGAGGCTCTCTAGACAGTTCTGCAAGATACAATTAGCTTTGGGTGTGTCTGCAGGTGTAGGTAAGGCTCTCGCGGTAGAGACACCTCTCATGCAAACACTTGACAATGTAGTCAACGAAATGTTTATTTGCTCAGATATCCTGACCGAGCTATAAAAAATTGAACCACTTAAACCTTCATCTCGCTATTCAAACATAATCGAAATGAAGTGGCTTATTATTGACGGAAGCTATTACAACTTCTTCAGGTACTATGCTATTATGCAGTGGTGGGGACTGGCAAAAAAGGATCAGGAGCTAGGGAAGCCTATCGAGAACAAGGACTTCGTCGATAAGTTTCGTTCAACATTCGTCGACAAGATGCATGAGATCAGGAAAAAACTTGACCTCAAGGATGCTATACTGGTAATCGCGAAGGATTGTCCTCGGAAAGAAATATGGAGACAAGATCTATTTAAGACGTACAAGGAGTCACGCGACAAGGACGACACATTCGAGGGAGGTCCGCTATTTAAGATGGCATATGATGGTTTGTTCGCAGACGCAGGTGCCTCAGCGGTTATATCTCATCCTCGCCTTGAGGCAGATGATTGTGCAGCTCTCTTCACGCGAGAAGTCCTTGAACGGTATGCAGATGCTCAGGTCACCATTATAACGAGCGATATGGATTACCTTCAACTGGCTGGTCCTAGGACAAAACTAATCAATCTCAAATATCAGGATCTCACTCAGTCTAAAAACGCAACCGGGAATCCAGAGTGCGACAAGTTTGTTAAGATAGTAACCGGTGACAAGAGCGACGACATACCAGGCGTGTTCTCGAAATGCGGTCCGAAGACTGCACTGAAGATGTTTGAAGACAGAACATTATTTGAGTCTAAGCTTGCGTCCGAACCAGGCGCAGCAGAAAGGTACAAACTTAATTGTACATTGGTCGACTTCGACAACATACCAGATGACTTAGTAGAGAGCTTTCGACGCAACGTACTTGGAAAGTAGATAGAGATGATGCTGTCAATCGCTATTTTTTCTTGCTCGGAGCAGAAGGCTCTACCGGATAAGCATAAGGCAATGCTCCGAATCCAGGTGCGAATGGATTGTATGGCATGATTGGTCTCGTCAATCCACTGCCGGATGAAGACGTTGATGAAGAAGTCGGGGAAGAACTGGCTCTTCGCATTGGAGGCGCATACGGGTTATAGTATCTAGCGTACGCCTGTTTTTCCTTGCCGGGTACCTTTCCGGTGGCTAAACCCGTCGCTACGCTCGAATACATAGGACCAGTTTTGTCATCTCCCATCAATTTCCCTCTGTCTTCCTCTCTTTCATCAAATCCAGAATCGAACCAGCCTAGGTCGTCCATAGTTTTGTTAATAGCTTTTCTCTTGTCGACACAATTCATCTTTGTCCTGTTTTCTAGTGTGTTCTTGTCCTGACGGATGACTTTAATGTTAATCGTCATCTCAAATGTAAATGGTGGCATAGAACTAGGACCTACAGGGGGTATTTTGAAGTGATCGACGTCAGAGCTAAGGATAGTGTAGACACGTTCCCCTAGATATATCTTATTACTTCCCCTATCTGGGAACAAAAGCTCTTTAAAGTAGTGGAGGTTATCACGAATAATACCTTTTTTATATGCATCTTCTACGGATATCTTTTTGAATGATCTTCGACGAGTGTAATACCTTAGGAATCTTGAAAACTTATCCCGAAGAGTAAAAACCGTTATCGGTGGCATACTTTGTGCGATCTCTTTAACGACCGGTTCAGTTATCTTTATAGTGGGAGGGAAGTAGATCGTCTCCGCCTTTGCGTTTAGAGTTCTGTCGGTCATTTGGGGTTTGTAACTGACATTTTTGTCGTCAAGACCACCTGATATGTTAAGCTTAATCAACAAAGTGCTAGTCATAGTCTATTATAAATGTACAAAAGATTATGACACTATTTATACTGTGAACCGACTGCTGCAGAGAATGCAGCATAGTTACTTGCTTTCTCTTGTGCTTTGGCTTTCTTCAATGTGGTTATCGCTTGTTCAATCTCATTGTCCGTGACCTTGTCGTCCTTGTTAAGGTCGATTTCCAAACGTAGCTTCTTCATATAGCTGGGAATCACGCAGAAATTGCTTTCATCGTTAAGTAAATGCTTCGACAGAACAACGAATGCAGCGGTCATTCCGATAGATAGTAAAACGTCTTTGGTCCCCATATAGACCATAGCAAATATCAGGAGCTCTCTTGCTAGGCCGGCTCTAAGAGCTTCTTCTTGCGTCTTGCTTAATCCGATCTCGATATACCTGGAACCGATATTGAGCAGTAGCATGGCGATGCCGGCAAGCATAGGACTGTTATTAATTTTGGACATAAGTCCGGTTAAGTTGCCTTGTAGACTTTTGATAGAGACCATTACAATTAGGAGAGATAATATCAGTTATAAATGGATGCCTAGGAACTTACGTGTCATGCGCTTGAAGTCTCCTTTTGCTGCCGAGACAGCATCATTTACCGATCTGCGTGCATCTCTATGAGTAGATCTCGCTCCTCCTACGAGAGCGGTCGCATCCACGAAACTTTCCAGGTCTGGTGTTGGGCAGAGTAATTGTAGGAGAACGGACAACACCACGAGTGATAGTAGCCACATATATAGCTTTGACATCTAGTATATATGTGGTAAAAGATTTCATACTACGCGGAAAGACTCTGGTGTCTCGTCGCGCTTTCTAAGGGATGCCTCGACTGTGAGTTTATCAGTTTGTTCAATAGAGAAAACACATGACTTGTCGCATGGATTACACTCTCCATTATCGAACTTCACATGAGGATATTTCTTCTTCATATCTTCCAATGTCTCTTCATTACCTTGGTCATCAACAAAGACGGTCTCCCCATTTCTCTCTTGACAATGCTGATCTTTAAAAGAATCTATATTTTTGCTTTCTTGAGAAGTGCTGCTAGATTCGAACCCTTCAGAGTCGTTGTTTAACGTTACAAAGATGATTGCTATAGCCGCACCGGCGAGTGGAGATATAATGACTGATAACACTACTACGGTGGCAAGAATAAGGAAACGGCCGTATACCGTTTTTACTAGAGACACTAGGATAGCGGGTCTGGTGATTATGATATATAGTTGAACAAGCCACACAACTACCGTGAACTGATCACAAGACTTCATTGTATATAGTAATGGCATACTATTTTTGCCTCACGTTAGTCAAGAGGGGAATTAAAATATCTCATTTGTCTATAGACAATGAGTGTGGCTATGAATGCAGCGACAGTTGATTTCGGCTCTAATTTAAATGAAAACAGTAGTAGTGATGGGGCAGTCGATAAAAGACGACAAGTCAGAAACAAGACATATAAGCGTCGTGATAGTCCTGAACCATCATCGAAGGTAGCCGACATGCAACGTAAATTAGGCCTACAACCAATGGAGAATGATCAAGGCAACATGAGTAACTTTAGCCCGCCTCCTAAGCCTGTGTCGATGGGAGCGATGCGGCGCGAGGATAACGAAACTGATATATTAAAGGATGTTCCTGTGCAGCCCAATGCCATGGAAGGTGGGAGAGGTGAATCCGCCATAACTCCAGAAGGTTTTGCTTCCCTCCCTTCAACTTCTACAGAAGACTATTATAGGCAATTTGTTCCATATTATGACAAGGGAGGAAGCAGCGCAATAACCAAAGACGAACTTGCATCAAAGCTCGACTACCTTATTTACCTTCTTGAAGAACAGAAAGACGTTAAGACGGGACATGTCACAGAGGAGATCATTCTTTACTCGTTTCTAGGCATATTTATCATCTTTGTCCTAGACTCGTTCGCTAGAGCAGGCAAATACACTCGCTAATAAATGAATAGACAATCCTTAGCCGGCACGGATAGTGCGGCATAATTATATAAGAAGAAAGCCGTCGGACACGATGAAATATGTTTCACATTGTGTCTTTCAAGATGTTCAAGTATGATGCTGTTATGTCCAGTCGATTCTATTAGTATACGCTTAGCTTTGTAGCTTCTGCATGCGCGACGAAGCGATGTTGCGAAAGCATTAAAGAACGTGTCTTCGTGAGGACACGCATTTATTGACGCTACTAGCTCGATGCAGTCCCTACCGTCTGCGTGGATAGACGTGTTCTTTATGAAGAACGCTGCGTAGATGGAGCCAGAGTCGATCATCATCCAGCAATCAAGGTACCTTTTTTTCAGTTGACTAATGAAGGTCTGTTTATCTGGATGGATGCGGCATGAGAACTTACTTCCCATATCCTTGACGAATGACGCGAGATTGATTAGTGAGCCGCTGGAGACGCGAACGACTTTAGCTGAAGAGTATTCGAGCGTCTTCCTTGGGATTCTTTCGATATCTACTCCGTAAGTTGTATACGTAGTCACCGGTACAATTGCCGTCATCTCACCTTCTCTCTTGAAGAGACACACCTTGACCGATGGGTTGTGTCGCCTGATGTCGTACTCCAACGTCTGGATAAGCCTCGGTGCATAACCATTCTTTCGATAACCTGAGTCAATGCAGAGGTTATCAACATAGTTAACCGGAATGTCTCTGTCATGGATGTGCACATATAGTGGTCTGGCAGTTATGACGCCTACGACGTTTTTACTTGGGGAAGCGCCCGAATATATGCTGACATAAGATGGCGAGGTAGACGATTCGAGAAACCCCATTACCTCCTCATTGGTTGGATTATACGAGGCCAGCTCAGTTCTAAGAAAATGTTCTCTTATACAGTCACACACATCTCCTATCACCGTGTCGGTCAAGCTCGATGCTGTGAATGTAGAGACGTCTATGGGTGTTACATACTTGTTGGGCTCGGGCAGATCTTCCATAATGACCCTATTGGTGAAGATCCAATGGTGGAGGTCGTATGCATGAAAGACAGGTTGCATGTACCAGAAACCAGATCTGCTTCTTACTACACATAAGAAAACCATAATTATCAGCGCAATCAGGGTTATGATCAGCAATGGAATAGGTAATGGCGAGTTATCTAGAATATATTGTAGCATTATCTCATTCAGCTAAAATATATTGGAGATTGTAACGTCGGTGCTGTGTTTACATGGGCTTACTCAGAACGTATATGAACTGATTGTGGTAACCACACTTCTTCATCTCACTTTCGCTGATCATTATGAACCCTGCATCTTTTGCCATAGAGAGAACCTTTGCTTGAGAGGGCATAAACAGGTTATGCTCGTTCTGTCTTACACCCCCGCTAGGTTTCGCTTTGAAAACTTCAGTGAATAAAGCATCATCACCTTTAATGTCGAACTTCGCCTTATAAGAATAGTTATCAAACTCTGCCCTTGTAGTAGTAATGCGCTTTTCCGCGTAAGCCTGTGGATCTACTCCCACGAGGACCTCTCCTATTTGAACTACTGGACTAAACTTCTCTCTATCGACCAAATGTAATACAAGATAACCTCCTGGCATAAGCCAGTTCATACAGTTTCTGAAGAACTGCCTCTTATCATTTATCATGTAAACTGTGAAGTAGAGACATGTGATATGAGTTAATGAACCCTGTGGAAAAAGCATTGCCTTGAGGGCATCACCCTGTCTAAAGTTAGCGTCAGGGTAAAGTGATTTGGCTTTTGAGATCATTGCAGGAGAGATGTCAATACCAACAATGTCTATGTTATGGGTGGTAAGCTTACCTACCGTGTGCCCAGTGCCACACCCTATATCAGCAATAACACTCTTTTTTGTAGGAGTTGTTTTTTCGACTAGTCTACCGATTTCATAGTCGTTTCGCACACTATCGTAAAGCAGTGTATCATATACGTCCACATAGAATGGGTCATAGATCCCAGACCCTCTCTTGACAATAAACTCATTAGAAGTCTCAAATCCTTCTGGATCAGGTTTTTTGGTGGCGTGGTGCAACACGAATAGCAAGATAACCACAAGTGCTGCGTAGAAAAGCTTTTCTGTAGCGGTTGATCTTTTCCAAAATCCTTTGATTTCGTTCAATATAGATGAGCGAGACATGCGTATATGTATAGATTGGATTTTTTTTGTCTGGATCGAAGGTATATGAGCGATATAGAAATAAATGATGTTAGATCGGAGAAAGACTTCAGGTCGATAACTTTCTCGGGATACCAGAAGACTAGAGTGAAGAAAGAATTGATCGTTAGTATGTCATCGGGGAAGATCGAGAATACGTGCTACTGGGGTGCAGAAATGATATGTGCGGGACACTTCGCAGAGTTATGGGAAATTATAGTCCTATACGTCTCTAAGCATATTCATTTGGGCAGTCCCCGTCTTCCCACATATATCTCAATGAGAATGGACAACTTCAAAGAAATATTAGTGAACGGTTATGTCGGTAACGAAATACGTCTTCGGAACAATCTGAAGATTCGAGATCTTTTCGCCGAGATACTAGCGACGTTGTGCATGTCAAGAAAGAAGCATGTGTTTGAAGCTGTAAAGATCAAAAAGAGTGATGAGTTCAACATGGCTCATATGTCGACTAAGCTCAAAGCGCCGAAGACCTCCTATGCGGACGGTGTGTTTACAGACGAAGACCCCAAGGAGCTCTTCATAGCTGTTAACGAACTAGCGTACCACCTGTCAAGCGAATCTCAAAACAGCTTCTCGGCATGCTACTGGCTTGAATGGATAATCGAGTTCGAGCAGATATGTAAGAAGTCAAAAGACGTCATAGTCGCCAAAAGACGTTCTTGGGCTCCAGTAAATCCGAAGTATCACATAGACCCAATATGGATAGTATGGGAACTCATTACTGATAGGTGCTCAAGAAAAGGGTGTGCAATAACTACTAGGATAATTGAGTCACTTCTAGGAATGTTTAGCTTGCGATACGGTCCAAGCGTTAAGAAGAGAAGACGATTTCTAGTATACTTCGCAATATCCTTACTAACAGAGCCAGTTGATTTATCAATCAATATATGGTCAGATAAAGCTCATGTGTCAAGTGTGGTAAAGAAGATTGCGTGTGTTTACAAACAGGTGAAGAAGAATGAGCAGGCACCTGCCACAGATTATTTATTCGCCGGAACAGAAAAGACCAACTTAGATAAAACGATAGCTAGGTTGGAGATGATGAATGCAGCGATGAAAGCGGGTAGTACCTAAGTAGTTTTATAATAGAGAAGAAGTGAGTATCCTCGTTTCAGGTTCCATGTATTCTTTGATCCAGAAACACCCCATGGGCGGTCATGACCAAGCTTCGATCGCCAGGTTCTTTTCTCTAGAGGAGAAAAAGCCGCACCATCGAATATGTATTCTTTCCCATTTATCGTTATACCAGCACAAAAGTGCTCTTTAGAGATGTCACGAGATACGAGCGAGTCTAGTTCATAAGTGTTGCGTGCTACAACTACGGAAGTCGGCATTGATCCGGCATCCTCGGGAGACGCACGACCCGATGCACCCGAGTCTGTCAACTGAACCGCAATTACGTCCGCGTCAGTCTTGTACGTTCCCTTAAAGAAGTCGCGCACCTCTTCTGTAGACTTTATTGTTTCTAGCTTGGTTCTCTCGTCTTCTTCAGTGAGGAAGCTAGTTAAATCTCTGTAGAATTGGTAGGGGTTTCCGTATTGGTCAACATCCTTGATACCTTTGTGCTTAGCTTTATAGGAGTCAGGTATAGATGTATATATGCTGTGGATGATGTTGTTTGTATTCAACGCGAGCCCGACATTGCCAGCGGATTTGTTGAGGTTGTAGCATGCCTCAACCGCCAAATTGAAGAGAATCAAAGCCTCATTCAGTTTATTCGGTGTAACGGCTCTACCATGTAAAGTCTCCCCTTTGATCATTAGTTGGCGCAGAAACCTCATATACTTCTTACCTTTGTCACTCACGAACATGCACATAAACATTGTATTGAACCAGCAGTTGGTATGGAACTGCATAGGAGGGATGATGTTAGATGCTGACAGTTTACCTTCTTTCTTGAAATTGTTGAGTAATACGTCTCTTGCATTCTTACTAGTTGCAAGAGCACATTTGTTCGATCCATCACGCTCTTTACCTATGACGATTTTGAGTGGTTCGCTTCTGGTTGTTTTCTCAAGATTGTCTTTTAGACCACAACCAAATATGTCCGCTACCTTCCCTGGATGCATAGACTCTAGCTCGCTATCTATATCGGGACGTCGCGATTGTAGGTTTTTATCAACAGCACCAACTACCGCACCTGCAAAATCTGCCATGGATGTAGGGGTCGGATCTTCTACTACATCGAGTTGTGCTCTTCGAACATCTGGATTATTGGGCACACTCCTTGTTGCCTTAGATAGTGTAATTTCATGATCATTATTCGACCTGTGTCTTCGAGAACGTGTCATCTAAACAATGGTTAGATTAAGTTCTTTTTTGTACGCACGTATTATATAAATGAACGTAAGCGAAGTGATCTCTCAGACGCCAACAACAACTACTATCGGCATCGACGCAACGCCGGCAGCCTTGATCGATAGCGTATCTAGTGGTAGTACGGAGGCTGCCGCTTCAGAGATCCCTTGGAGTTCTATTATCAGATATGGTCTTATCATTCTGATACTGGCCTTTCTTGGGATAAACATATTCGGTGTTTTTGCAAAAGCAACTGAGTCTACGACTGGTTTTTTGCGCCCTCTATTGGCTACATTGGGATACGGAGTGGGAGAAACAGTGAAGCAAACAACTAATGTCACAGCTGAAGGCGCGAAGACAGCAGTCGATGTTGCAGCAGGCACTGTTGATGATGCTGTTACCCTGCTACAGAAGAGTGTCGGCACTAAGGGTGTTCAGTTCAACAGAATAGACGACACTAAAACTACGACTAGTAGCGCTCTTGAGAATGCGACTAGTAAACATGTGACACAAGAGCCAGAAGCTGACAGCGCAGGCAGTGTTACACAACAAAGCAAATCACTTCCAAAGTCAGGATACTGTTATATCGGGGAAGATAGAGGATTCCGTAGCTGTATAAAAGTGAATGAAGGAGATATGTGCATGTCTGGGGACATTTTCCCATCGAAAGACATATGTGTTAGTCCGTCCTTGCGCGAGTAGACACATGGAAAAATATTGTCAGAATAACATAATATGGTAATTGTAGCGTTTTATGTTAATAATTTCGGATTAAGAGGTACGGACACTGCAGTCCTCAACTATGCGATTCATAATGAATCCATTCTGGGGAACAATTCATTAATCATATGCCCTGCCAAAGACAAGATCTTCATTTTTAATCAGTCAATGTACGACAGGTACTCGGCCAGGTTCAACATGATAACGGCTGCATCGGTGCTCGATGTACCAGTAATATGTAGACGCAAACGAGTGGCTGCAATTTATCACCTGGCGAGCGGCGAGGACGGTGGTCCACTATTCTATAGTAAGAAACATATGTGGCGCGGTATTCGTACTATACAGCATAATATATTTGGAGGGATTGACTCTGGTGCAGATATAAGCTCGATGATATCCGTCGATTTGAAAAATCGTACAAGATCTAGATTTCCGGTGGTGCCCCATATGGTATATATGCCACCGCCTAGTGATAAAAACGTGAGATCGTCTCTGGGGATTCCAGCAGATGCGTTAGTTATAGGCCGGCACGGCGGAAAAGACAGCTTCGACATTCCATTTGTAAAGGACATCATACTAGAATCTATACGGAGACGCGACGACATTTACTTTTTGTTTGTCGGAACGATTCCTTTTGCAACACACTCAAAGATACATTTTCTACCAATGACTTCGTCGCCGAGTGATATATCAAGCTTTATAGATGCATGTGATTGTATGCTTCATGCGCGGGTGAGAGGAGAGACGTTTGGGTTGGCCGTAGCAGAGTTTTCATTTTTCAACAAACCCGTACTGACCTGGGGTGAATCAGTCGAAAGGGCGCATTTAGAAATGCTAGGAGACAAAGCTGTGGTCTACAATGGGAGGACTGATCTATTGGATATAATATTGCATATCGAAGACATCATATGTAGCAAAGACAGCTGGAAGGCATACGAGAGTTATTCACCAGAGAATGTCATGGCACTATTCCAATCTACGTATCTGGCAGGGCTGTAGGGTTTTCACCTGTCCCAGCGTCGAGGAAGTCGATATTCTGTCCTCCCCCGGCTTTATATGTTCTTTTGACTCTCCAATTGGTAAGAGGAACAGAAGGATCATTGAAAAGTAACATGTTGCCAGGGACATCACTGCAAGTTGATGGGTTGTAAAGAGGTGTTGTTCTCGGAGGGCAGCGACTACCGATCATTTTTTGAGGTCTACCCGCGTTGTCGAAATAGGTGATCTCAACGGGTTCCATGCCGCTCGGTTGTTGTGCGATTTTTTCTTCGACCGTCAAATCTTGACTTGAAGATCTTTTCGCGTTTTTGGCGAAATAAGAATATTTTTGGGCTTTAGTCAATCGTCCATAGTTCTGAGGATGCTGAAGTGTGACCGCTTTCCGGCGCATGTCGAGTTGTGCTGCGGTGTAATTTGCAACGCAGGGCTCGCCATTAAACCTACTCCATGTTCTAGTCGGATATGGACCACCGTAATAAGGAGCAGATGTAGGCCATTCTCCACCATCTGATATGCATTTAGGATCGTTAGCTATACCTGACATCTATAATTGGCTGAGATATAAATACAGATACTCTCACTTGGTCTATGGATTATACATGTCATTCGCCCCAGTAAAGAACCATCTCAGAGAGAGATACCTAGGCTTTGAGTCGGTCATATTACTTGATTTCATGTTCATATTTGGTCCATTGTCAACGATGGTTTGGATCTGGTTAGTCCCGATTGCTTCGTTGAAGTATCTCAACTCGGAGGTGTAGCCAGAGAAGCCTCCGTTCATGCTGACAAATACGTCACCGTAGTTCTGTCTTGGCACACCGGCAAGAATATGACGTCTAGTCAGGCGTCCGTTGATATACACATCCAATTTGTGTTGCTGATCTACACGAATGATTACGTTCATCCACTTGTTGATAGGGATATCGGGAATGACAATTTCTTCATTGATCGAGTCGAATGTGTTCATGACTACAATTAATGCATTCGTGTCTGGTGCGATGTAGAGTCCCGGTGCGTTGTTAGGATGGTTCATTCCAATTGGTACTTTTGTCACGTTGATATCGTCATTCCCTTTATGGAATACATGTTTGTACTCGTTTCTACGGTATTGCAAGTCATCTATGAACATCCATACAGACCATGTGAACACCAAGCCTTCTGTCTGGTCTGTTGACCTCAGGATCGGGATTGCTCCATTAACTGCTGGGTCCTGTGGTATTTTCATCATCTGCTTAGCGTCGACCATACCGTCGATCAGGATAGGATCCGATCTTGGTGCGAACAACCATGAAAACAGTGTCGCCCCTAGTCTGAGGATGACAACAAATACGATAAGTACTAGAAGTAAAAACGCGAACTTAGCAACGATGCTATTTGATTCCAAGAAGTCCTTAGTGCCACTAAGGTATCGGTTGGAACTAAATTGACTAAACCCTGCTGAGTCATCTGAAACTCTTGCGAACTGTTGTTGTGAGCTCATATCTATATACATAGTCTAGATAATTGTGACAGATATGACTCGATTGTTATATTTCGAAGCTTCCTTGCTCTTGATTATCCTCAAGGAAACTGATCTTGATCCGGTACTTGTTGAATAGATCACCAAGGAGTGAGCCTCCGAAGCCAGACTTGTAGATGTTATATGCCTGCTGAGGGTTAGAAGCGTCATCCCAGTATTCAAAGTTGGATGTCCATCCCTGGAAACCACCCATAGGAGTGACAGTTATGTTAGCGTCGGGGTTCACCTTGGCAACACCTGGGAGTACACATGTTCTCACTAACTTGCCATCCACATAGACATCTAGTGTACGTCCATAGAGACTGATAATCAAGTTGACCCAGCTCTGAAGAGGGAAGTTACGCACAACGCATTTGTGAACGATGGAGTTATTGCCGGTAGTGCCAGTCGTTTCGTTTTGGGGATAGCACGCAACAGAGATTGTGATATCGTTCTCCATCGCTCCTAAAACCACTGAAGGACTGGGGTGTCCATCTTGATCCTTTCTCGCCATGAGAACTTTCGGTTCGCCGAATCTGTAGTTCCAATCGTCTACATAAAACCACATTGAATAGGTGTAGTTACTGGTATTGTTGTTGTTAGGCAATGTGCTTGCCTCTATCACCTGTTTCTTATCGCCGTCTTGCATTGTCGTCAATGTTGTCGAACTTTTGAAGAAGAAACTCAGTATTAGGTAGACCACGACTAGGACTGCTAGTACAATAAGGATGGTTTTCACGATCTCAGCCATTATATACTATACTGACAGAAATTATCTAAAGCCCCGGTGAAGGGAGCAGTCGTAGGGCGTTGTATGACATCCTGATTTGTGAAGGATATAAGATTTTATCATAGAAGACTACGTTTGCCACAGATCCTTGTATTCCGTCCTTACTTCCGATGATCATGTTCTCAAACGACATGTACGGCGCTACACCGGGCTTTGAAGCTACCAGTTCTCCATTAAGGAATACGTCCATCGTTCCTGCGTCGTAGTTTATTACTATGTTATTCCATCTCTGGAGTGGTACATCGGTTGTTTCGAAGATCTCCGCATCGTTCCCCGGCTTTATTTCGCAAAGCACACGAAGGGATCTCTCTAAGCTATTGTACTGTACTGCTGGTTGAGAACCGTATTCGAGTATATTGGTATATTTCGTGTATGCGATACCCGTATTAGGTGGCTGAGGGTTTATCCAGAACCAAGCAGATATACTGTAATGATATTCTCTGGTTGGATTTTCTTGATCCTGGTGTATGCTTTCATGTTTGATAAGTGTCTGTTTATCTATGTATGTAGGTCCTTGAAGAAGATGCCTGCCATCCTTTTTAATGAGCCATGCGGCTAGTTTAGGTATGAGGATGTTCAAGGCGACTAGCAGTATTTCTAAGCCAAGTAAGATCCAGACAGGTTTTGTAGTGATGGCATACTGGAAACGTATCCAATCAACGAAGTCCACTAGAAGACAAGGGACATACATGATGAATTGACCTAAAAGTGTCAGCAGCGATGATCTACCATCACCTGTTTTGGCTGCGTCAACAACGGGCTTCATAATCACGTACGCCACTGCGAGTGCGACAATCAACATGCTTACATTCATGAGTAAGTCATACGCGGCATTGAGGCTTGGAATCTGTGCAATACCCCATATAGTGCCGTACGCCACCAGCACGCTTCCAAACACAGTAAGAAGTGTAAACACGATCTTTACTAGTACCTCAGAAGCATCTGGGGTTACTTCGATGCCCTTAGACGCGAGTACGCTTTTGTTTTTCACGAAGAAATACATCGCCAATTGAACGAAAAGAAAGGAAATTACAAATATCGCAGATAGCGTCGGATGGGCCTTGCTTATTCCTAGGGGACTCCATTTATAGATCACTAGAAGCATTATGATCATCTCCACGGCAGAGGCAAGCAGATAGTATTTGGGATTCACTATTACCGCGGACATGCCTGAATGGTAGTATTCATTGATCTTGCTGAGCATATATGATAAAGAGAGAAAATATGACCCTTCATCATACTTATAGGTTCTCAAGTGCGGTCTTTTTTCCATGACAGTCTCGACACAGAGCGATCAGATTGTCGACGTGATTAGACCCTCCACAATCAAGACGGACTTTATGATCTACTTCGAACCATCCTGGCAGTTGCCTTTGGCAATGTCCACACTTCCATCCCTGCTGCGCGGCTACATATTTCTTTTTTGTCTCACTCACTGAGCGCTTTGTTCCAGTCTTACCCGAGTTAAGCATACGCTGCGTTTGCGGGTTATTATCAACACTGCAGCTTGAACTAGATATGCTTTGTTTAGTCATATTTATGAGGGGCGTAAGCATATCCGCCGACTCTTTATCAACAGGCAAGTATCTCGCTACACCGGCGGCCGATGTTAAGAGAGACCCTGTATCGTTAGGATATTTCTTAAGGAATAAGTAAGCAGAGAGACCTGCGAAACCAATACCGATCATATGATAGTATTTTTTCCAAGACTTCAAAATAGTGACGTACCTACCTTCGTGATAAGTGTTGGCTATAAAGAACGCCGTGATTCCGAATACGAGTAGCTCAACCTTCATGATATAGTTTCGACAGATTATATTCCAGTGCGTTAAAATGTTTTGGTAATACATAGGATGGGAAACGTAATGACACGTCGGAGATATAAGAAGGGCAGTAAGTCCAAGACTATGAGAGGACGCAAAGATTTCACAACTAAGAAAGGACACAAGCAGTTTAACAGAAGAGGGCACAGACAGAGACACGCAAAAGGGAGTCGCGTAGTCCGTAAACCATACAGAAAACGAGACGGTTACGCGATGAGCCGCAAAAAGAAGGGTGCTGGGACTGCACATGGTTGTGGTTGCACAGGAGGTGGAACGAGAAGCCACCGTAAAAGCAGCAAATCTCACAAAAAGAAGAGAGGAACTAAGAAGAGAGGTTGAGGTCTTCTTTCTCTTAGACTATCGACGCTTGCTTGTATCCCAATACCAGTTTATAGATAGAGTGAAAAGACATTTGATTAATGCTATCTAATCAAATGTTTAGCGTTTCTTTTTGCACTTACCGGTCTTTGGGTTCTTATTGAAGCCTTTCGGACATTTTTTCTTCCCTTTAAGGGAAATCTCTGATGGGGACTTGCGCGTTTGTTTGGTACCTTTTTTTACGCATTTTTGTGTCTTCTTATTCTTCTTGTACCCTTTTGGGCAACGCTTACGTCCTCTAAGAGAGACAACTGATTGCGCCTTTGGACTCGAACGAACGCTGATAGCGCGAGGGGGTGTGATAGCGCGAGGGGGTGTGACAGGTTTCGTTAATGGTTTATTATTGAAACGGATTAGGTTATTAAGATCCCTAAGTTCTCCAGATAGTATGTTGATCGGAATCGGTCGGCTTGCGTACTGTGTGCCGAAGCAGTATTTGAACACTAGGTCAGAGATTCCGCGGAACAGTTTGTTCATACGAAACAGTTTGTAAGAAGGTGGGTGAGAGATAAGATCCATGTAAGCCGTAAGGAAACCCCATACGTCTACGTTGTGTGTGTATACCTCGTTGAAGTATTTATATCTTTGGAACTCACCTCCTTTCGTGTATTTCATAATGATGTCTGATATGTTGTCAACGATATAGTCGAATGCCAATAGACCACTAGTGTAACACGCTGAAGTTGGCATAGCGTCTTGTACAATAGTTGCGGAGCTGAAATAAGGGTTGGTCAGGCTTTTGAGTTGAGCCATGATGTATTTTAGGTGGCCTCGACCCCGTCTCTCAATTGTTGACTTGATCAGCCTCACAGCCATTGTTTTAGCTTCTCCTTGGCCGAGAGTTTCAGCACGAACAGACTTCATGTAATCCCCTATCAACGCCTTGGAAGAGTCCGAAAGTAGAATAACACCGAATGGTAGGTTAAACTGCATCGGTCGCGATCTGGATCCGTGTGGTACTGCACCATACGTATGTCTGGTCGAAACTGCTAGCCCCCAGTCGATAATCTTCAATGGTACTTTCCCGTAAAGGATGTCTGCTGGTTCGATCAGGATGTTTGCTGCTTTCAAGTCATGATGTAGCAACCCTGCATGATTCATAGGGACAATAGCAGAGTTCAACAATTTAATAAGAGCCAGGTTGACGAAACCGAACTGCTGTTCAGACTCCTTGTTGCCGGCCAAGAGGTCCGGTGATAGCCCGTCCATAAAATCTGATAGTTCTTCACCTCCGTAAGGGATATTTATCGACTTAACCCGATTAAGACGGTTGTTGATATTGTTTGCTTCCAATCCTTCCCTAAGGAGAGGATTACACTTCTTATTAAACCCTTCTAGGTCGCTCGACGAGAGAGTATCCACACTGCATACATGAGTGTCGGCAAGGAGAAAGTAGCTGCTAGACTTCGGAATCGTCTTGAGAATCTCGGAGACATTCATCATTTCTCTTTCTTCATCTGCGGCCTCTTTGTTCATCATAAGCTTGCTAACATACTTCTTACCAGATCTCGAAAGCTTCTCTTCGATATTTTTGTCTTTGCATTTTAGCCTAGGCAAGAAGACACAACCGAACCCACCTGCAGCTATAGGTTTTCCACCCTCGTCTAGATCGGGTCTCCGCTTCATTGTTCGTCTCTTAGCTTTACTCGATTTCTTTTTGGATGTCTTTGTCGATCGAGGCATACTATATAGATAGGGTAGATTATTTAGTGTAAAGGTATCCTGCCACTAGTGCGATTGCAAGTATGAACGCGGCCAGAACTATCTTCTCTCTTCTCTTTCTATCTTCTTGATCTTTAACCTCCCTGGGCTTGTAGTTCTCATAGTATGCCGTCATAGATTCTTCGAGTGTCATGTGCTTACTACCAAGGGCATTGTTGATCTTATTATGAATAAAGTGTGTCCATCTCACCAAGGACTGTCTTGACTCTAAATAAGGAGTAACTGGGTACTTATCGAGAAACTTCGCTAAGTTGTTTCCCATTTCCTCAATAGGAATGAAGAGCGGGAGATTTTGATAGAAGTCATAGAACTTCTTCCGCATCGCTTCATTCGGCTTGGCAGGATACGAAAGTGCAATTGTGTGTAGAACAAACCAGTAATGTGGTCCCCATATTTTCGGATCTAACGTCATTACTATAAAAGACATAAAAACAACGCGATGTTAACTTACAACGATGACTACTAGAGGATTTAATTTTTGCAACAATTGTGGAGAATCGGGACATGCATTTCATCAATGTCGGCATCCTATCACAAGCATAGGAACTATCGCGTTCCGCAACAACGGTGAAAAAGGTATTGAGTATTGTATGATATGCAGGAAAGACACTCTAGGTTATGTCGATTTCATGCGCGGTAAATACCCACTGCACAACCTGGCCTACCTACGAAACATAGTAGACGAGATGACCATCGATGAGAAGAAGAGACTGCTTGAACAGGACTTCGATACTCTATGGGAAGCGTTGTGGGGAGATAATGTTGGAATACAATACCGTGGCGAGGAGCGTGTTTCTCGTGAGAAGTTTGCATCACTAAAGAAAGGTATTGATGACAAGAGCGGTTTCTATAATATCGAAACGCTAATCTCTGATAGCAAAAGCAAGTGGACTTCACCTGAATGGGGGTTTCCGAAAGGGCGTCGTAACTACCAGGAACGTGAGCTAAGCTGTGCTCTTAGAGAGTTCACAGAAGAAACCGGGTATCACCAGAATGATCTCAAAGTGGTCCAGAACGTTTTGCCATTCGAAGAAATATTTACCGGGTCTAACTTCAAATCCTACAAGCATTGCTATTATGTAGCATGTATGACGGAGATATTGCCTGACTCTGATACATTTCAGCGTACTGAGGTAAGTAGCGTGAGATGGGTATCTCAACGTGAAGCGATTAATCTGATTAGACCATACAACCTAGAGAAGATTCAGGTGCTCGAAAAGGTTCATGCATTGTTAAGCAAATACAGATTATGTTCATAGAGTATATAGATGTCCTCTGATAGCCTCGAAAAACCCAAACAAGATGGAAATGCTGTTATCGATGAATTAGAACTAGAGAATGCTAGTGAGATTGAACGGTCTAATGGTAGATTCGGATACTTATACCCGTCACTTGATGACAAGGAGTTTAATGTCCAGATCGCGTCCAGAAAAGAGTTCTTTGACACGCAGTATGAGGGCCTTCAAGATGGAGATATAGAAGAGATTGCTGATAAGCTATGCAATGTCGAGTTTGAACTATCACCTCATCAAATGTTTGTTCGTAACTTCATGTCATTCCAAACACCCTATAATGGACTATTACTCTACCATGGGTTAGGCAGTGGCAAAACCTGCTCTGCTATAAGCGTTGCCGAAGAGATGAGGGATTATCTGAAACAGATGGGCATAACTCAACGAATCATAGTCGTTGCGGCACCCAACGTTCAGGAGAACTTCAAGCTTCAGTTGTTCGACGAGAGAAAGCTGAGGTTGGTAGATGGACTTTGGAACATAAGGGCGTGCACCGGCAATAAATACATGAAAGAGATCAATCCAATGAGCATGAGAGGTCTCAGCAAGGATCGTGTCGTGAACCAGGTGAAGCGAATAATAAGTGCCTCTTACTTGTTTCTAGGATACATCGAGTTCGCTAACTATATAGGCAAGAAGTCAGCCGTAGGAAGCGACATCCCTGCAGGCAAGAAAGAGAAAATGATGATGACTAAACTCCGGAAACACTTCTCCAACAGACTGATCATAATCGACGAAGTCCATAATATTCGTATGACCGACGACAATAAGGACAAAAGGGTTGCTGTCGAATTGAGTAAACTTGTAGAAAATGTTCCTAACCTCCGTTTACTTCTTCTCTCTGCCACTCCAATGTATAACAGCTATAAGGAGATTGTATGGCTCCTTAACTTGCTGAACAAGAACGATAGAAGATCCGTGATTGATGTGAAAAGCGTTTTCAACGGAGACGGATCATTCAAGGTCAATAAAGACGGGCGGGAGGTAGGTAAGGAGCTACTACTTCGCAAAGCCAGGGGTTATGTCTCTTTCGTTCGTGGAGAGAACCCATACACATTCCCTTTCAGAATATGGCCTACAGAGTTCGACCCATCGCGTACCTTTCGGGAATTGCAAGTTCCTTCTCTACAGCTTAATGGAAAACCTATTGTTCAGCCTCTCAGCATCATTTCGCTCTACCTGACAGACATCGGGTCTACTCAACAAAAGGGGTACAACTACATCATCAACAAGCTCAAGAAGGGGGAACTTGGAGTGCAGGGAAGGAACATGCCTTCGTTCGAAAATATGGAAGCATTCGGCTACACTCTGCTGCAGAGACCATTGGAGGCACTGAATATAGTATACCCTGACAAACGTCTCGCCGATTCATCTGATAGTTCTTTTGACGCAAAAATGTTAGTAGGGAAAGCAGGATTGTCGCGAATAATGAAGTTTGAAGACAGCAATTCGCCTGCGTTCCGTGGAAACTTCGAGTATAGAAGCGACGAATATGGAAATATATTCGCTGAGTCTGAAATAGGCAAGTATAGTGGGAAGATCGCGAACATATGTCGCGCAGTCAAGAAGTCACAAGGGGTGGTCCTGATTTATTCCCAATATATAGACGGTGGACTTGTACCTATCGCTCTTGCGCTTGAAGAAATGGGAATGAAACGAGCTGGTAAAGTCAAATCTCTTTTCAAGAAACCTCCTAGTGAACCGGTAGACGCATCATCGTTTCTGCCCAAGTCAGAAGCGTCGGGCGACTTCTCTCAAGCTAGCTATGTAATGATTACTGGAGACGCCGCGCTATCACTAGACAACGTCGCTGACCTCAAGATGGCAACCGATCCGATGAATAAGGACGGAAACATTGTCAAGGTCATTCTAATATCCCAGGCGGGTTCTGAAGGACTTGATTTTAAGTTCATCAGACAGGTTCATGTACTAGAGCCATGGTATAATATGAACAGATTGGAGCAGATCATAGGTAGAGCTGTAAGAACTTGCAGTCACAAAGATCTGCCGTTTTCGAAACGAAACGTAGAACTGTATCTTTACGGAAGCATAATGGAGAACCAGAGAGAGGAGGCAGCAGATATATACGTATATCGCCTGGCCGAATTGAAGGCACTGCAGATTGGTGAGGTGGCAAGAACACTCAAAGAAGGTTCGGTAGATTGCCTGCTGAACATCGATCAGGTAGATTTCGATATGTCACACATGAACACTACTGTAAAACAGCAACTGTCTTCCGGGGAAGTAATTGAGTACCAGGTTGGAGATAGACCTTTCTCATCTACATGCGACTATATGGAAAAATGTGCATACAAGTGTTTCCCATCGGCAGAAATCGACGATAAAGACGTCCGTCTCGACAGCTATAACGAGGCATTTATCACGATGAATACCGATAAGATAATACAGCGGATAAAGGACTTATTTCATTATAGGTTCTTCTATCGAAAAGACAAACTAGTTGCAGAGATAACAGCTGTCAGACAGTACCCTTTGCTGCAGATAAACGCGGCACTCAGTCACATAGTGGACGACAAAAATGAGTTTGTAACTGATATATATGAGAGACTGGGGAGGGTTGTTAACATTGGCGACATGTATCTCTTTCAGCCGGTAGAACTTGATAATAAAAACATTTCTATCTATGACCGCTCGGTGCCTATTGAGTATAAACGTTCAACTTTTTCATTTGAAGTCCCCGCAGAGGTGACTGAGGCAGTTGTGAAGGTAAACAAGAAGGCGAAGAAAGCGAGAGCTGAGAAGGAATCAACAGAAGGCATTCTCGAAATGGCAAGAAAAAACTACAACATTGCTACTACGCCACAGGAGGAGGGGTCAAAAGACTGGTATAAGAATTGTAGTAACGCCATAGCGGAGATGCGGGAAGAGGGATACGACACAGCTCTGTTAGACTCGCTTGTAATTGACCATATCACAGAGTCGTTACAGTTTGAAGATGCATTAGCGCTATTGAACGAAGTCTACGCCGTTGATAGCGATAGCTTCGTGGACAAGATAAAGGGTTACTTCAATCGGTTGCTGATGAAGGCTGACGGAATAACCGGGATACAAATGCAGCATGTTGGTAAACAAGAACTGGTCGTGCTAGATAAGAAAACGAAGAAATGGAACAAGGCCCAACCCGAGGATTATATTAGTTTGCAACCAGAGATAGCCAAGATGCTATCTAGCTACATGCCGCTTTCTAGAAAAGCGGGCAAATATATAGGGTTCATGTCGAGCTTTAAAAAGAGGTTTATGACATTCAAGTTCCGCGATGTCTTGGACGCGAGTAGTAAAGGTGCCCGATGCGACCAAGCCGGTAAGTCAACTATTGTCAGTTCACTCAACACACTCTTAGGAGAAGATACATACACCACCAAGACGAAGAAGACACGTGAAGCACTATGCGTTGTCCAAGAGCTTACACTGCGCCGACTCGATAAAGAGAAATCCGACGGCAAGAGGTGGTTTCTGACACCAGGAGAAGCGGTCCTTGTCTAAATACCAGTCATGCGTAAAACAGAAAACTGAAGCGACTTAAATAATATTCGATGTATACATAGTACCATGGCAGAAGCAAAAACAATGACCGAAGCAAAAGCTGTTGTTAGATCGGTAGCCAAGCGCAGAAAACCTAAGCACCTTGGAATATACTCTCCAGCAATTATGACAAAACGCGTGTTCCTTCCTATGACATCAATTGGCGACAATACGAAGCAGATTTTAGAGACCAATCTTGGCCGTAAGATGGAGGGGAGATGCGTGGTAGAAGGCTACGTAAAGGAAGGTTCGGTTAAGGTTGAAAGTTACTCCTCCGGTATGCTGCAGGGTGACGGAGCAGTGTTCGAAGTGATAATCCAGTGCCTAGTGTGCAGCCCAGTCGAGGGAATGAACATTAGGTGCGTAGTTACTAACATTACGGAGACCGCAGGCATAAAGGCGCAAAGTGAAGACGACCCTAGTCCCGTGATCATTTACGTGGCAAGAGATCATAACTTCGATAACAAAGACTACTCCAGAGTGAAGGTAGGTGATACCATAATGACGAGAGTGATTGGCCAGCGGTTTGAGCTGAACGATCCATATATCAGTATTATCGCCGAACTGATAGAGGACAAGCAGGCCAAATACGGCAAGAGAAAATTGAAGATTCAGGGCGAGTGAATATTCCCTCAAATAAGATAAAGACAATCCTTTTCTTTGTTTAACAATGACTCTCAAGGAGCTGAAAGAAGACATCGAATCCCTAAGCAAGCACCATCAGGTAGAAGTATTACGGATCCTGAACAGTGGTGGCAACAAGGAACTCTTGAACGAGAACCAAAACGGAACGTTCGTTAATATGACTTCTCTACCAGAGATTACTATCCAGGCACTAAGAGACTTCTGTAGCTACGTCAAGGAACAGCAGCAGACGCTTCAATCTATTGAAGAAGAACGTGCACGCCTTGAAGAACGTTATTTCAAAGGTATTAAAGCCTACGCACCATCTTCAAGCAACTAGAATGGTAAGAAGTAGATCCTCCACAATGGGAACAGACGTTGAACATACATTCGAAGCTATGCGGGAATACATGTTTACACCGAGAGTAATAGAGAAACTAGTCAGCAATGTTGAGAGCGACGCGGCTTTCATCGCCGAACGAAAAGCTAAGAAAAAGCTCAAAAGAGAGGGGAAAGCAATTGTTGCCTCCTCGATACAGAAAACAATCTGCGAAAAACACGCAGTCGAGGTTTTTAAACCACGGGGTCGTGACTCGCTTTTTTGGTGTTTTTATGTAGCTAGTGAGGGGTTGGGACAATACAACGTCAATAGTCATCACCTTTTCCAATTGGAGAAAGAGTATAAGATCGAGAGTGTCTCGCAGCTTCGCAAGATAAGCGCTGCATTGAAAGCGGCCAAGATTTCATTAAACCGTGCGGAAGATGAACTTGTTAACAAACCTGAAATAGGCGCAACTGCGCTGCGGGCATTACTTCTATTGAAACAGATGAACATCGTCTACAAGATTGGAGACACGTTCTACGACTTCTCCAACGGCGGGACAAGAACATACCTCGTTGAGCTGGTCGATAAGCACAATAGGATTACGCTTAGCGATAGCTCGAATGTTATCGATGAGATACGCGCGAGGTGTTTCAGAATAGACCCCGTGAAACCTTTACGAGGTATCAGCACCTTCACGAACGGTGCATTACATGACATTTGTATCCGGTTGTCAATCAATATCACAAATGATAGTGGTAAGTCTAAGATAAAGCGCGTTTTGTATGACGAAATTGTCGTAAAGCTCGGAAAATTGCAAGAACCAGTATAAAAAAACAATCCTTCAATAGTATATACCTGATGTCCAGCGACGAACCTAAACAAACGTTAGACCGCATTACAAAACAGTATCTAGACACACTCCGCACGAGTGGTCGTGATGGCGTAAGTGAACTCGAAGTCCGTTTCGGAACAGCCAGAGGCATGCGCAAAATCACGCGACTAGAGTACGATGCAGTAGTTAAACGTCTAGTATCTGACGGGTTCATGATCACGAATAGCCAATATTATTTGAGAATTAACAGTGAGTTTGTTGATAATAGGGGCGTAACAAAGATCTCTAGAATCAGAGCGGAACTGTCAGGACTAGGCAACATCTCTGAGTATTGCAGGACCAACGACATCCGGCCGTTCTTCGATAGGGGTGGTGTTACCTTCATGGAAAAGAGTGCCATGAAACAAGACGATACGAATATTGACAGTTATGATGCGCCTGACTTCAACTTTAGAGTCGCGTTAAGTAATGAGAAAGACCTACGATCCAGCAGACTTGTTCAAGGTATTATCAACTCGTGGAAAGATACGAAGAAAGTATTCAGGTACCTGAGTCGTCATCAGCTTACTCACCCAGACCTACCATTCACAGTAGATGTGACTGTTGTTAAGTCTTCGGCACGCGAGGGTAGGTATCCTAAGCCAACATTCACATTCGATGAAGCAAGGGTAGCATACTCTCCCGAGTCGTTCGAAATTGAGATCGAGGTAGATAACGATCGCGTCGGACAGGTGTCTGAGTTCTCCCAGCCGCCTAAGCTTTCGGCTGCTCTAAGGAGGGGGATTCGATTGGTTCTCTCTGGTCTTCAAGGCACAAACTTTCCAGTATCGTATAGCGAACAGCAGCAGTTACTAGGAGAGTATATGACTATACTTTGGGGAAAAGAATCAGATGGGAGACGGGTTTACCCTAGCAACTTCGTCGGTCCATCGTCGTTTACCCTTCAGGTACAGAACATAGCCCCGATCAATGATGATGCAAACATACCTAACATCCGGGATTCGTTCACGGTAACAGATAAGGCGGATGGAGACAGGAAACTTCTTATGATCAGCGGTACGGGTAAGATCTACCTAATAGACACCAATATGTCAGTTCAGTTCACTGGAGCGAGAACCAAGAACGAAGAGCTCTTCGGGACTATCATGGACGGCGAACACATTGGACACAACAAGCAAAAGAAGTTCATTAATCTGTATGCGGCATTCGACATATATTACATGAAAGGAGAGGATATCCGTGCACTACCCTTCGTTCCTAGCGATGGTATGGATCCTAAGAAGTGTAGGCTTCCTCTGCTAACTATAGCAATGGACACGCTAAATGCGGTAGGCATCGTAGGAAACGAATCACCGTCTCCTATGCGGTTTGAGTACAAAACGTTCTATGTGTCAAGCAATACACAGTCAATATTCCAAGTGTGCGGTGGGCTTATGCAGAAGGTTAATGACGGAGTGTTTGAGTACGAGACTGATGGCATGATCTTTACTCCGGCCAAACTTGGTGTCGGTGCTGATCGTCCAGGCCAAGAAGTAAAACCTAGGAAGAAGACATGGTCTCATTCATTCAAGTGGAAGCCTGTAGAGCAGAACACTATTGATTTCCTGGTCACGATGCAGAAGGGCACTGACGGAAGAGATGATGTGAAAACGGTATTCCAGGGAGGCACCGACCTAAGCGCAGCGTCCCAGCTGACGCAGTACAAGACAGCAGTCCTTCGTGTTGGGTTTGACGAGAGTCTTCATGGCTACGTGAATCCATGTAAAAGTATATACGATGATGACGTTCCCGATGCGGGAGATCCAGACAATGAAGATGGCTACAAGCCAATGCAGTTCTTTCCGACTAATCCAACAGACGACAAAGCAGGTATTTGTAACCTATTGCTTCAGGAAGCGCCCGGTGGGGACAACGTTATCTTCACAAAAGAAGGCGAGGTAATCGAAGACAATATGATTGTAGAGTTCAGCTATGATGTATCGAAAGAGCATGGATGGCGATGGTCGCCACTGAGAGTAAGATATGACAAGACTGCAGACATGAGAAGTGGGAGCAAGAATTACGGCAATGCATACCATGTAGCGAACAGTAATTGGCACACAATTCATAATCCGATAACATTGGATATGATAACGACTGGAAGGGATATACCAGACGAGCTAGGCGATGACGATGTGTACTATAATCGCATCTCTAATACGACGAACACTAGATCGCTCCGCGATTTCCACAATCTTTACATCAAAAAGAAGTTGATCCGGAGCGTCTCTTCGCCAGGGAACTCTTTGATCGATCTGGCTGTCGGCAAAGCAGGAGATATGTCGAAGTGGATAGACGCAAAGCTGCGGTTCGTATTTGGAGTAGATTACTCAAAAGACAACATCGATAACCGTATGGATGGCGCATGTGCTCGTTACCTGAATTACAGAAAGAAGTTCAAACGAATGCCTCAAGCACTCTTCGTTAGCGGTAACTCTTCGGTGAATGTCAGAGACACAACAGGTGTGTTTACTGATAAAGGCAAACAGGTGACAAATGCAGTATTTGGACGCGGTGCGAAAAACGTGGCTGAACTCGGTAAGGGTGTGTACAAGCACTACGGCGTTGGTAAGAGCGGGTTTGATGTGTGCTCAGTACAGTTCGCGATGCACTATATGTTCCAGACTCCTCAGACACTGAATGGCTTCTTGAGAAATGTAAGTGAGACGACTAAGGTAGGAGGCTATTTCACAGGTACGACTTATGATGGTCAGAAAGTATTCAACATGCTGAAAGGTAAGAAGCAAGGTGAATCTGTGGCAATAAAAGAAGGTGATGAGCGAATCTGGGAAATAACCAAACAATATGATGCCGGAAGATTTGAACCGGACTCATCTTCATTGGGCCTTGAAATCGCGGTCTATCAAGAGTCTATTAACAAGACCTTCTCAGAGTATTTGGTCAACTTTGATTATCTGGATAGATTGATGGAAAACTACGGATTCTCAACTCTTACCAGGGAAGAAGCCAGAGCGATGGGATTACCAAATGGTTCTGGTTCATTCAAAGAGATGTTTGGCGAGATGCGAAACGAGATGGAAAGGAACCCGCGCGCTAGAAATGAGTATGGAACTGCAGCAGATATGTCTACTGGAGAGCAGACGGTATCGTTTCTAAACAGATTCTTCGTCTACAAGAAAGTAAACGATGTTGACGCGAAGCAGGTAGAAGCTAGTATGCTTGGGTCACGACGCGTCGAAGAGGAGACAGAAGAGACAGAAGCAGAAGCTGCAAAAGAGGCAGCAAAAGAGGTAATTAAAAAGAACAAAAAGAGCGGAAAGACTAAGAAGCTCAAGAAGAACCTAGTTCTTAAAGAATAGTTATTCATCCAAAATGATCATAAAGGACATAAAAACCATCCGTTATAATCAAGTATCGACAATGAGTTACTTCGCCTTACCAAGATCACTTCATGATCCGAATCTTAATAAGCTAATTGTACCAACATTTTCTTCTGTTGAAGAATGTGGGCCAGTTATAAATCGTACTTTATGTACATACTTAACTCGAGCCAAGACCCAAATAGACTCTGTACAGAATGAATGGGACAAGTGGAAGAAGTACACGAACCCATACGAGTATATACACACTCAAGTTCCGGGTGGACGGGGTGCAGTATGTAAATTAAAACCGTTGTCGCGGTCGTTTTTCAAGATGCTAGAGACATGTAGGACGCATCATTTGATTGATGATATCGTCGGTCCATTGAAATCATTCCATTTTGCGGAGGGTCCTGGTGGGTTCATAGAGGCTGTTGCGAATCTTAGAAACGATCCCCGTGATGAGTATATCGGCATGACTTTGGTAGATGAGAACCCAGCTGTTCCTGGTTGGAAGAAAAGCCAAGTTTTCCTGGAAAAGACTCCTTCGGTTAAGATATACGTCGGTAAGTCAGGTACAGGTGATATGACTGATCCTGAGAACCTGCGACACTGTTTTGAGACGCACAGAGGATCATGCCAGTTGGTGACTGGAGATGGCGGTTTCGACTTCACATCAGACTTTGATCATCAAGAGGTGATGAGCACGAAGTTGATTCTGTGTCAAATCGCTTTTGCGATTGCTGTCCAGAAAAAAGGGGGCAACTTTGTTGTCAAAATGTTTGATACATTTACCAACGCGTCGATAGATTTGCTCTATCTCCTATCAATGTTGTATGATTCGGTACTCTTTTTCAAGCCGAATACTAGTCGTGTGGCAAACTCTGAGAAGTACATAGTATGTAAAGGGTTTAAATTGGATGATTCGCGCAATCTGGTTATCGCATTATATCACGCCCTCCAGAACTTCGGCACGGACAGCTATCTCCAAAAGCTGCTATGTCTAGAAGTACCCTATGCTTTCTATATACGTGTTGAGGAATATAACGCCATTTATGGCCAGCAACAAGTAGAATGCATCGCTAACACTATGTGCCTGATTGGTTCCTCGACGAGCGATAAGGTAGAGAATATGAAGAGATCGCATGTTCAAAAGTGTATCTCATGGTGTCAAAGACACAAGGTTCCATACACGAAACATAGCTGTAATACGAATACGTTTATGACCTCACGAGCAGCAAATGCGTTTCTTTCTCGGTCTAACTCTATTGACGATAGCAGCGAGCGTGTTGAGGCGCATCAAGAAACGCAAACATATTAAAGACGATTTGTATTCTTTAATTAACCACAATGGAAGCAATGAAGGTATTCTACACGACTGTTATAAAAAAGGACAAAAAAGAACGGTTCGAAATGATACTCGAGCCGTTTCAGGCCATGATACAGTTGGCACTGTTGTCGTACTACCCGACTGGCAGCAAACTTTCGCTCAATGACAATATTCTCGTCATCCAGGAACCTACCTGGTCGCAGAGTATGCAAAGAAACTATAACAGAGATGGGCGAAACGATCTCATATATCTATTCAGAGTCATAAGCAGATTCCGCAAGTTTTATGGCCACCTTTCTACCGGTAAGCCGAAGTATAAAGAACTGTTCGGGGTTATCATCTCTCGAGCAAAAGCAGGGTTAGGTAAACTTGTCCAGACATATGAAACAGATGGAGCAAGTCATTTGTCTCATACTCTTCGCATGTACCAGAGGATGGTAGATGGAGACGCAGCAATCTCTAAAGATGACTGTCAAGAGGGTGAGACCCCCGATATAGATGATGTATTCAGCAATGTAACCGAACTTTACTCACACGAGCACTACGTAATTGTTAATAGTGTCTTTGCGCTCCTCGGCAACGATGAATCAAGGTACAAGGAGTATTCCGCATGCATAAACTCTTGCTTATCGCCGGTATGCCTTGGTATAAGGAAATGGATAAGCGAGAACGTCGTATACTAGTTCTTCCTCATGAGAACAACACACTCTTCTCTTTTGTTGATGGCTAGGACACCACTTATTGTTCTTCCAGTTGATGGGAATGGAATGCTTATCTCAGTTCTAACACCCTCACCCACGTAGGTTTTCATCAACTCCATTAGCTCTCTAATCTCATCGTGCTGTACGGTGAGATTCAATTCGGTCAATTTCATAATAATTGTTCGTACTTCTGATCTTCGTTCGTCCAAAGTACGATACTGTGGTTCTCTTGCAAGCTTCTCAGCTTTACGTTTGGCTGCTCTCTCTTTCTTAGACATTGTATTCTACATTCATTAGCAATATAAAGTCTAAGTTTGTTTAATTCAGCTACTTTGCGTACAAACTAGCGTCTTATTGCCGTTACGATGATACAAAGATGGCTCACAGATGTTCAGGTTGCTTTTATCGTAGTATGGAGCTGTAAAGTTGCCGTTATAACCTCCTGTGGTGGCACCTCCAATGGCTGACGCTGCTTTCAGCGTGTTGAGCTTGAGACGTGTTATTCTCGAGGAAGAGGATACTGCTCCTTGTTGAAAGAATTGTCTATTATTGGGCTTAACAACAATACGTTGTGCTGATCCGTCACAACTCGCTGTTCCAGGACAAGTAGATGCCATTCTTACTTGCGGACCAGAGGTCCGGCTATTGTTATAAGGAACCGGTTTCACACAGCAACCTTCTCGTGTGGTGTATGTTACTCCTCTTACAGGGGCACCACTAGCCCTTTGTTTGTATGTCATTCCCTTCGACCTGAGATAAGCACCTGTGGTAAAAGAGTAACTCGTCGTAGCTGCAGATTCTGGGGTAGGATTGATCAGTACCTCAGTCATACCTGAGCGGATAGTAGAGGAGCCACAACATGTTGTGTTCTTGTCTCCAGGATATGGAACTACAAGCGTACTAATACCCGAACTATCTTGACATTTACATGCCACCTCGGCATCTGTTTGAAGGGTAACAGTGCTACCTGGTTGGTCATACGGGATTATGCTCGAGGAGCTACCACTCCCGCTTCTATTTTGCGGCACCAGTTGCTTTCTCCAGACTTTCAATGGTCCAGGCTTTCGTGGCGGTGCAAGAGTCATATTCAAATCATCACCGTTATTCAATGGTCTCGACCATCCGGGCTGTGCAGCGTACGATGTCTCTGCACCAGGTGGCAAGCAATGTCCAGATCCATTTGTAAGAATCAACATCTATATAGTAGAACCAGAAAATAATGCCATGTCATACTATATGGAAAAATCGCTTGCTTACGGCATGATAATTCTAGTAGGAGCCTTACTAATCAGACAGCTCTGTATATGGATGAAAGGCCCTCTTAGAGAAGGGGCGACTGGAAGTGATGACGTGTCGGAATACAAAGATCCAGGTATGTCGAAAGATCCTCTATACCTAGCAACACTAAACGCAGCTAACATTTCATGGCTGAAGCAGCAGTTTGACAGAATAAATAGTTTAGGAATGAAGATAGACGGGCTAGATAAACAAGTTGAGTCTAACAGCACCGCTATTGAAAGTCTAAACAAAGCAATTGCTGCGCCTGCTGACGATATCCCGGATAAGGAGACTACTGATAATCTTGCCGCCACCGGTAACACGGTGCCCCCTGGAGCAGAGTAAACCGATAATATTCTCTTCGTAGTATAGTAACGAGATGAGCAACTTTTTCTCAGAAGCATTGAATGATTTGGAAGGTCTCGAAGAGAAGATCCTTGGTCCCGACTACCCATACCACAAGTTTATCAAATCTCCAAGTGAAATGGGAATGAGCGCTTCAGGTAGCAAGATCGCGACCAACATAGGTGGATTGATATCGTATGTAGACGTGTTAGTTACTGGCAGAGGCAAGGCTAGTACGACAGGCCAGCCTCTTGGCGACAAGTTTTTTCTTACCACCGGAGCTACTTGTAAAGATAAAGCCACGGGAGAAGACGTGACACGGTCTCTCTATGTCAACAATATCCCAGACGGCAGTATTCCGTTTATATCTGGCATGACTGGGGCTAGCTTTACGGACTTCGAGGGACTAGTGCCAGGCGCCATGAGCGACATGGCTAATTTGAATCCGCTCGCGATATTTCAGGCTTTCATGCTTGGCGCAAACCCTGAGTGTCAATCTTTGACTATGGACACAGTCGATGCTAACAACGTTAGGTCCACCGATACTGCTTTTGTTGCTACCGCTGATATAAACAATATGAACGCATGTTGGTTTCGTGACCGAAAAAATCCTGTTAGCGGCGACAAGTGTCGCGAAGCGTTTTCTCAGAGAATCACTCCTGCAGCACTGCCTGAGAATAAGATCAAGCAGGCATATATCGCCGCGCTTGGTTTCTTGGGACTCTACATAGCATGTAGGCTAATGTCAAAAAAATGAACGTTTAAAGAATTACTGGTATTAGATGATATACAATGAAGACCCTTACAACGACTCAGCATCGCTGGATACAAGTAGCTTTTAACGAAGCCGAAAAGTCAGTTTACAACTCGAGACATGGCTGTGTTATTGTAAAGTCAGGTAGGATTGTCGGAAAGGGACACAACCATTTACGAGCACGAGACAGGCAAAACGTGATAAACGGTTGTGCTAGTTGTCATGCTGAGGCATCGGCGATCTTGAATGCTATCGCTGTGAAAAAGTGGCACGTCCCCCATGCAAAAGGCGCCCATGCGAAAGTCGCGAACCAAGGATTTGCCAGGCAAGGGAAGTACCCTCTATGTTGTTAGGATAGGACGGGTTTCAACTATTAAAAACTCGGCTCCATGTCTCAAGTGTGCTGAAACTATCCGCCGATTCGGCATTGAACGTATTATATATAGTTCTGGTGACGACGTTTACACATCTGTAGACACAAGTGACTATTTCACAGATAAGGTTTGCTCGGGGACCAGATGGCTAGATGCATTATGAATCATATTTCTGTATTAGAAACATGATCCGGTTTTGTGATGTTGATCATCTGTCGTTTATGAAATGCTTACTTCTCCTCCTCGCGAGGCATTGGAGGTCCCATGGGAGGGCTTCCCTTGAAGCGCATATCGCCATTAAACTCATAGGTACCAGTCCTGGGATCCTCAAGCTCTAGTCTTACCCTGCCAAGAACAGGATCTCCTCCTCTCATTCTGGACTTCTTGCCTTTCTTCATCGACTTCTTATGGTGCTTCCTGCCTTTCTTCATCGACTTCTTATGATGCTTCTTGCCCTTCTTCGTCGACTTCTTATGGTGCTTCTTGCCTTTCTTCATCGACTTCTTATGGTGCTTCTTGCCTTTCTTCATCGACTTCTTATGGTGCTTCTTGCCTTTCTTCATCGACTTTCTTCGTCTTCCTCCTTTTGGTGTCATCATGCTTTCCGCCTGGTTCTGTGCAGCGCTCATGCCCTGTTTTGCCATTGTATTCATGCTGTCAATGTGCTTGTCAATATTCATGCGTTTCGCCTGGTCCTGTGCAGCGCTCATGCCCTGTTTTGCCATTGTATTCATGCTGTCAATGTGCTTATCAATGTTCATGCTTTTCGCCTGGTTCTGTGCAGCGCTCATTCCCTGTTTTGCCATTGTATTCATGCTGTCAATGTGCTTATCAATGTTCATGCGTTTCGCCTGGTTCTGTGCAGCGCTCATGCCCTGTTTTGCCATTGCGCTCATGGTGCCCATATTCATGTAACTTCCAAAGTTGACACCACCTTTTCTCTTTCTGCTAGATTTTCTCTTTCTGCTAGATCTTCTCTTAGCATGTGTCCCACAGGAGCTACCACCTTCCGAAGGAGACTTCGGAGTATTAAGACTATTGCCTGTGATTCCAGATGTGAGACCGGAAAATCCAGATGTGATACCGGAAAGTCCAGATTTGAGACCGGAAAGTCCAGATGTGATACCGGAAAGGAGAGATTTCTCCTCCTCCTTGTCACTCCCCATTGGTGCCGTATGAACGGGAATACTACTACTTGCTGTTGCCATAGCCATTATATACAATGCTTAGAAAAATAACGATGTCGTGAATATATTATTAACGATATCGATGTTGCGACTCTAAATCTTGACGCGTTTGTGAAGTTCAAATGCGGCCAAACCACCAGCGACCTGGGCGAGTATGTATGGGATGACGTCGCTCATAGGTTCTTTACCAGCAACCGCCATCATGATAGTAACAGCAGGATTGAAGTTGCCACCGGAGATTGGACCGGCGATCATAATAACGATTGCCAACGCAGCACCGATTGCTAGAGCGTTTCCGGTAGCGATAATCACGTAAAGGAAGAATAAAGTACCAAGGAACTCAACAAGGATCTTGTTCATTATGTTATCACATAAGAAAATAACTTATCCTCTCACGAACTGGAGAAAACTGAATGAACCATTGTTGGAACCACCGAAGCTCTCGTCGTTGTATGTTCTAAGAACAGCGGTCTGTCTCCTAAATCTGGTATAGTCTGATCCATCATAAACGAACTTAGGGTTTCCTGTATACGCAGATCCACCGTTGTTTGCTGCAGCGCCTGGGACGAGGTGAAGTTTACCAGGTGCGGTGTTTGGGCCATTAACTTGATTGGGAGCGGGTAGAGTGCTTAGACCTGCCTGATTTCTCGTGCCCATTGGGTCACCTGCGTTGAACGCAATTCTAAACGGGCCTACTGCAGATTGTAGCTGGTTATTTCCAGTGGCGGATTTGGCTAACATAATATTACCCATTCCACGTCTCAAGTATGCACGTGTATCTCCTCTAAGAGCACCTCCGTCCATCCCGGAGCCGCCGGCAACACCACCACCACCTCCAAGAAGTTTAGGTTGGAAACCAGGCATGCCTCCGCCAAGTGAACTGGGGTTTGAGTCTGCTGTATATCCTGACATCTTATATATCTTCCGTAGAAAAAATTGTCACCTAAAGCATAATTGGTTTATATCCGCTACAGTTACTTAGTCATTATTCGTGGAACAACTCCCATAGTCTGAAGCTCTTGGAAGAGGAGTTTGCATGCGTACGGAATCTCAACATAAGCGAAGTCAGTACGGTTGTCACAATTCCTACAACGATGGATGTGCCTCTCGTTATTGTACGCTGCCGTCATGCCACACTTTCGGCACACATTAACGCTATATGCGTCAGACGCATCGTACATTCGACCCTTCGTGAACCTAGCTGCACCATGTGAACACATACAATCACGTTCCATTTCTCCAAATCTATGTCCACCGTCCCGCGACCTGCCCTCGGCAGGCTGCCTAGTAAGTCCGACTTTCGGGCCGAAACTACGGCTGTGTTGCTTATCGGAGACCATATGCTTGAGTCTTTGGTAGAACGCTGGTCCGATGAATACAGATGACTCAAGTTGCTCTCCGGTCAGACCATTATACATGATATGATTACCATTAGACTCATAACCCACTTTCTGTAGCTCCTTACAGATCTCCTTGACTTCTAAGTCTCCAAAACTGGTTCCGTCACCGAACAATCCCAGTTCTAGAAGAGCCTTTCCGAGGAGTGTTTCTTTGAGCTGGGCAATAGTCATTCTAGACGGAATTGCATGAGGATTGATTATGATATCAGGTTTAACCCCGTCCTTGGTGAACGGCATGTCGCACTCTGGAATGATGTTGCCTATAGTACCCTTCTGTCCATGTCTTGAACTAAACTTATCGCCAATGACAGGTTTCCTTACAGTACGAATACGCACCTTGCAGAAGTTATAACCATCACCATTTCGATCGATGAAGTTCTTGTCGATATACGACTCTTCATTTGTTCGATACATCTTGCTCTGGTCTTCATATTTGATTGTCTTAGTATGGTCGTTGCGAGCCTCCTTAATGGGGAGTACCTTAGCAATGATTATGTCCCTATGCTCGACTCGAGTATTCTCAGGAATGACACCATCCTCATTGACCTTGTCATAGTTTGCATATTTCATGCCTTTCGTCTTAGACTTATCAGGGCGACACCTTATCTCTTCATCGCCATGAATCTTCTTGTCCTCATCGCGGGCAGTGTGGTAGATAGTCGCCTGAAACAATCCCCTGTCGATAGAGCCTTTGTTGAACAATATACTATCTTCTTGATTGTAGCCACTATGCGTCATGATAGCAACGATTACCTGACAACCCGACGGCACCTTGTTGAGCTGAATTAGATTCATGATTCGCGTGTCAACTAACGGACGCATTGGATATGTCATAACGTAAGCCGTCTTGTCCATCCTTGTGTCGTAGTTAGTAACATACATACCCATTGCCTGTTTACCCATGGCACATTGATATGTGTTTCTGGGTGACTGATTATGCTCAGGGAACGGGATACAAGACGCCAAGATGCCGAAGATTGTCGAAGGATGTATCTCGCAATGCGTGTATCTATACAGCAGCGACGTATCCATTGCACTAAGGATAGACGGACGCATTGCGATCATACTGAGATTCTGCTCTGCCGGATCAATATACTCAATCACAGCATCATTCGTACGCAAGTCTGTGAGAAGATCATCCCAATTCAGCTTCTTGCTTTTCAGCTTAGATATATGGTCCTTGTTGAGGATCAGTTCATTGTCTTTCACTCGAAGAACCGGCCTAGTGAGCCTACCTGCTTCATTACAGACTTTTATCTCCTTACCTTTAATGTCGAAGATGATTGATGTATAGATGTTTATGATTCCACGATGCTTCTTGTCTTTTAGGTCTTTGTAAAGCGACAGAGGATCTTTCGCGTTTCCGAGCGGACACCCGTTCACATATACACGAACACCATGTAGTAATCCGTAGTGATCCTGATCCAGTTCTTCGAAGGGGATGACATGCGGCTCGATGAAGTCGTACAACCCTGCACTGTTCGAAGGAATAGTGACGTGAGCCATATAACTGAGATTCTTTACAATACCAACAGAGTGACCTTCAGGTGTCTCAGCAGGGCAGAGGTAGCCCCAGCTGGTGTTATGCAGCTTACGTGGAGGAATCAGTTTTCCACTCTTGTCAATTGGTGTGTTAATTCTCCTGAGATGACTAAGACTAGATATGTAAGTTAGTCTGCTTAGGACCTGTGCCACACCCACCTTGCTGCTTGAGCTCTTTGTCCCGAAGTCACCTGTCGATAGTGCGCGACGCAGACCGTTTTCAATCGTAGTCGACTTGACGATTTTATAGATATTGGTTTGGTTGACAATGTTATCGAACTCCTCTGTTGCTCTCCATGAACCGTTGTTGATCTCGCGAACAATCGCCTTCTGCATGTCTTTGACGAGCTTGTTGAAGTAGTTCCTGAAGAGGTTGTTCAAGAGAGTGCCAGTCAAGTCGATTCGCTTGTTGAGGTACGAATCCCTATCGTCTTGTGAGTCCCACCCAAACGTGCACCTCAACAACTTCTTCGTCATGTAGCCAAGGAAGTATATTTTCTGGAGCTTGGTTTTGCAGTGGGGGAATAGATCAGAGTCTAGAACATCCTGTGTGAACTCGCGTTTCTTTGCAGCACCGGTTTCTTTATCCATATTGATGGGTGTGTACATCGCGTTGGAAGTGATATACGTCAATGCTTCTTCCTGTGTAAGGTGGCTCGACGCATCAACAATAGAAGCCTTCAATGCGTCAAGCAGATGCTGGTTCTCTTTTAGCTCCTCTCTATCATCAACACTCAAAACGATCTTTTGGCAGATATCTTTGTCTGAGATCACACCAATTGCCCTGAAGACGATGAATAGTGGAATTGGCGCTTTGATGCGAGGTATGGAGAGTAGAAGTGACTTTCCGAAGCCGTTACTGTTCTTAGACGCCTGGTATAACGTGAGCTGCTTAGGTGATATGCATTTGAAGTCAGGCACAGACTTGATCTCCGCCATCCATGCCCATTTGTTGTTGTTCTTTTCAACGTTGAAACACTGCACCATGTTCTCGGCGGCACGCTCTTGCCCCTGACATGTCTTCTCTGAACCATTGATAATGAAATAGCCACCTGCGTCCATTTCACATTCTCCGTTGACGCTGTTGGGCACATGACTATATTGTGTAAGAACGCATAATCCGGACTTCAACATGATAGGCAGTTTGCCGATATGCACCGAGGGGATCTTCTTGTACATCGTCTGTTCCGAGTCGTTGCTCTTTATCACATACTTAATAGTCATGTCAACGGTCATGTTAGCTGCATATGTGAAGTTTCTGAGACGAGCTTCTTGCGGAAACATAAGCTTTATAGCGCCTGTGTTCTCATGAATCTGAGGTCGCTGAACACTGAAGTTGTCGAAAGTGACATTAACCTCAAGTTGTGGACCATCATCTTTGCCGTCATAGGCCCTGTCTGATTGGATCTTCACCGGATTGAACATAGATATTGTCTTTGGTATCTGGAATGTCGCAAAATCATCGAAAGACTCGATCTGGTGGCGAACCATCTGATCTAAATGTTTGCCTTCGAAATACGACTTGATAACGTCCCAAGGGTACTCTACATATTTGCTGTAGTCAATAGAGTTGTCCATCTTGCGTTCACTCTTAGATTCCATTTGTGTGTCCATCCGGTACAGGGCTATTATGTGTTTCAATTTACCTTTTAAATCTCTTCCATATGTATAACGGATGGGGAAAAATGGAAACAAAGAAGATAGAACTGATACGTCTGGAAACCCAATTACTTTCCACGTATCAGATCCGTCCTGCAGCGATCTTATTGTTCGAAATGTAGGAGATCCTTCACTCAACCGTTATTTAAACAACCTTGAAGAATGGAGGGAGAAACAGTTAGCGGATTTGTTGCTCATTCTTAAGGAAGGCAACGATTTGTATGGGGAAAAACGGCATAGAAGCATCGACAGTTTAGATTTAGTTATGACTAATACGAATCCAAGACCTAATAAGTCTAGAAAACTAACAGGACTAATCGGACATATTGATGGTTTAGATGTTGATTCACCAATAAGCCCTCCTCCTCCTCTTGATTTATCAGACAAAGCCACAATAGAATCATATTTAAGAGGGATTGATGACTACTCTCCGTATTCAGAACTCTACTTCTCTCCGAAACCACCCGATTCGCCCACTGCAGTTATCGAACACATCACGATCAACCAAGAAATCAATGGTCTGAAAGACTTACTTTGTCTCATTGACAAATATCCTCTAGCCGATAACGTGACATATAACATAAATATGGCTAGCTTGCATAGAATAAAGCCCAACTTGCAAGAACTCGATGCGATGATCGGTATGCACAGCTTGAAAGATCATGTAGTTGACCAGATTCTCTATTATCTTCAAGGCTTCCATTTAAAAGGTCACGAAGGTGACTTCATGCATACTGTCATTTATGGACCTCCTGGAACCGGGAAAACTGAAATCGCAAAAATCATAGGCAAGACGTTCAGTAAATTGGGCGTTCTCTCTAACGATAAGTTCACAAAGGCGACTCGCGCTGATTTGATTGCAGGCTATTTAGGCCAAACAGCCCTCAAGACAAGAGACGTAATAAAAGAATCTATTGGTGGTGTTCTCTTCATTGACGAAGCGTATGCACTCGGCAATCCAGATAAAAAAGACAGCTTCGCCAAAGAATGCATTGACACATTATGTGAGGGGCTTAGTGACCACAAGAAAGACCTTATGGTTATCGTAGCAGGCTACGAAGAAGAGCTCAGGAGTTGTTTCTTCGCATTCAATCAAGGTTTGGACTCTAGATTTACATGGCGTTTCAAAACCGACGACTACAAAGCAAGTGAACTTAGACTAATTTTCGAAAAGAAAGCAACCGATGCAGGTTGGTGTGTTGACAAAGGGTCCCTGTCTGACGAGTGGTTCGAGAAAAACCAGGTATACTTTAAGTATTCGGGTCGAGATATGGAGACACTATTCTCTAAGTCGAAGATTGCACATAGTCGTAGAGTGTTCTGTCTCTCTGAAGATGAAAAGACAAGACTGTCTAAGAAGGATTTAGATGAGGGACTGAAGTTATACCTTGGTAACGAGGAGGTGAAGAAACGGGGGGAAACAGCAGAGTTCAAGAAAACCCTGTATAGTACAATGTATCTCTGAGTTTAAGCAATGATTATTTTTGTGGGTACTAGTATAGATGACCACAAAAACAATCCAGATCAATAAGGACTTATTTTCACTGTCGGGTAGAACGCGTAAGTCTGGTAGCTCTAAAAGAGAGAAAAAACAGAAGCCAAAGACGCTGGTCAAACCGAATAAAGTTAGGAAAGAGTTCATCAAGAAGATTCAGGCTTTCCAGGACCGAAAGAAAAATGAGCGAAAAGACGAGTCTTCAAAGACAGATATGGATGATGCTGTTAGGGCATTCGATGATGAGTTCAGCAGATCCCTTAGTTTCTTGCAAGATCTCTCTGTAACAAATAACAAGAAGAAGGAAAGGAGGAATAAAACTCGAAAGAAGAGACGTGAACTTAAGAAAGACGAAGTCGACATCGAGATCGAGATGCCTCCCTCCCTGGAGGAAGCACGACCAAGTGCACAACCAAGTGCACAACCAAGTGCACAACCAAGTGCACAACCAAGTGCACAACAACCCAAACAGCAGGTGGTTGCGGATAACGGTGGTGTAAGAGTTATGGTGAAACCCGAACCGCCATATAGCTCTTTGAAAGGCGGTAGTCGCCCTACCTATAGAGAATGGATGCGTACCAGGAAACGTAGCCCTATAGAAAGTACTCCCTCTCTGAAAATCGATGCCCGACCAACCGGTCCGCCGGTAATAAGTGTCAGAGAGAAAAAGCTCGCGGACCTCAAGAGCGCGATGAAAGCTGGCAAGAAGAAGAAGAAAAAGAAGAAAGGAAACCTGCTGATGATAAGATCGAAGAAAACAACTAGAACCATCAAACGAAAGTTGGGCAAGAGTGACAGTGACAGGAAGGTTGGTGTACTGATCAAGAGTAGAGAGACAAGAAAGAGAATACAGACTGAGAAAGCCAAACTAGGAGGCATTAGTATTGTTGATATCAAACGAGACCTTCGTTCCAAAAACTTGATCAAGTCGGGAACCAGAGCACCCAACGACGTGCTAAGGAAAATATATGAGCAGAACGTGCTTAGTGGAGGAGGTGTTAATAATAATGGGGATACCTTGGTGCATAACTACATTAATGATTTATGATAACTATATAGAAACAGGCGTGACATAATACTAGATACATGGGAGTTGTAGAAGAATATATCACGCTTACGGCAGAAGCCCAGGCTAAATACGGTGAAAAAACAGTTGTTTTATATCAGGTAGGTACTTTCTTTGAGATTTATGGATTAGTTGATAAAGACGACAACATATCTGGTAGTCAGATCGAAGATATATGTAAGGGTATCGGTCTGAAACACAGTATTAAATCCAATCAAAGAGTTGGACGCATGCGGGTCGCTATGGCTGGTTTCAACGTGACCCAGAGAGAAAAACGCATCAAAGAGATAACTGATTATGGCTATGTTTGTGATATATATGTTCAGGATACTCAGGCAAAGAACACAACGAGATCACACGACGAAACTGTCTCTCCGGGCACATTCTTCGATGTCGAAAGCACGTCTTTATCTAATAACATTGTTTGTGTTTGGATCGAAAGAGTCAAGGCCTCGCGACACCATCCAGACCTGGTAGTTATGGGGGTTGCATCAGTAGACAACCTTACCGGGCATAGCACTGTTGTCTCGTTCAATAGAGAGTATATCAGAAGTCCTTCTACCTACGACGACCTGGAGCGGCAGTTGGCTATACTTAATCCATGCGAGTGTGTATTCGTTACGAACATGCAACTAGAGGAAGTACAAGAGGTCGCCGTAGCAGTTGGATTGTCAGGGGTGAAAATAATCATCGTCACCGACGACAACGCTGGGAAGCTTGGTGATAACGCTAGGAACGCCGAAAAACAGGTGTATCAAGACGCTGCACTGAGCACATTCTTCCCTCATGTACTACCTGAGGCTATCGGCAACGACATCAGACAACATGCCTACGGAATGCAGGCATTTGTCATGCTGCTAGATTACGTTCATCAACAGAACAGCAATTTGGTGTCTTGTCTCCAGTACCCTTCATTCGATGGATCGTCTTCTACACTACTACTCGCAAATCATTCACTCAAACAACTTAACATCATATCCGATGAGAGACACAGCGGTAAATGTTCATCGGTATCTGCGCTTCTCGATAACTGCATCACACCAATGGGTAGCAGACGATTCAGGCACAACATCACTGCGCCAATCACTGATGCCGCTAAGCTCGAGGATATCTACGAAATAACCCAGCAATGTATTGATTCTGATATATGGAACAAGATCAGGGTTTGCCTGAAACCTGTTAGGGACACGGAGAAAGCTCTTCGACGTATCGTGCTATCTAAGACAAACCCAGATGACCTAGTTTCGATTGCGCGATCATTCGAGACGATAAAGTCCGCATTGTCCCTAGTAGAATCGGAACGTTTCTTGTCTCGATGTATCCAGGAGAATAACTTAGGATGCAGCCAAGAATGTCAAGACGTGATAGGAATGATCAAAGACACCTTTATCGAAGAGGTAGCGGAAAAGATCGACGACATCTCACCTGGTCGGTTGGGTGTCCTGGCACCAAAAGACGCATGCTTTGTTAGACCAGGTGTCTGTCCAGAAATCGACACGCTTCTTATGAAAAGTTCACAATCTAACCGACGACTTCAACTCATATCAGCATACTTATCTTCTCTGGTGAGCACGAAAGAAAGATCGTCACGTCATTCTAATGCCATGGTGAAGGTTCACGAAACACCAAAGTCTGATCCGTGCCTTCTGACCACACAGCGCAGGGGAGCACTCCTTATGAGCGGTATCAAGGATGTGATCAAGAGCGGAGGTCAGGTTAAACTTGGAGAAGAAGATGACCCAGATTGCTTTTTTCTCGATGCAGGATCTCTTTCTACAGTTCGTCATGGAAACTCGAAAAACGATGTTATGGTGGTCTCGACACAGATCACGGCACTCGCAAATGATGTCCAGGCATCACGTGATCAGCTCATTGAGAAGCTTGGAACATTCTTCGTATCGTTTGTGGAATCGCTAGCTAATAAGTCAAAAGATATTGAAAAGATATCTAGATTCGCGTCATGGGTCGACAACGTACAAAACAGATGCTATTCCGCCGTAAAATACAATTACGCAAGACCGAAAGTCATTCCTGGTGAAAAGTCATCATTCAACGCTCTAGCACTCCGTCACCCACTGATCGAAAAGCTTCAGTTACGCGAGTCATATGTCCCGAATGACGTTGAGTTGGGAAGCGGGAACAATGGGATGCTTTTATATGGTGTGAACGCAGTAGGCAAGACGAGTCTTATCCGCGCTGCGGGAATCGCAGTAGTTATGGCCCAGGCAGGCATGTTCGTTCCCTGCTCGAGCTTCACATTCACGCCTTACAAGAAGCTATTCACCCGCATCCTGGGTAACGACAACCTCTTCAAGGGGCTCTCTACATTCGCGGTAGAGATGTCCGAACTACGAACGATATTGAACCAAGCTGATGCACATAGCCTAGTCCTAGGAGACGAACTGTGCTCTGGAACTGAGAGTAACTCTGCTACTAGTATATTCTCAAGTGGTGTCGAATGGTTGCACAATCTAGAGTCAACATTCTTGTTTGCGACACATTTCCACGAAGTTATAGCATTCGAAGAAATAAAGAACCTGGACAAGTTGTCGATTTGCCACATGGAGGTAAGGTATGATGTCTCCAAGAAACTACTAGTCTATGACCGCAAGCTGAAAGAGGGACCAGGTGATAGCATGTATGGTCTGGAGGTTTGTAAGGCGCTATCTTTACCTGACAAGTTCTTAGAAAGAGCACATGAGATTCGTGTTAGGTACGATCAGCAGTCGGCCGGGGTTTTATCGAAAAAGAAAACTAGATACAACGCTAAGAAACTGAAAGGGAATTGCGAAATATGTGGCGATGTAGGGATCGAGGTTCACCATAGAAATCCACAGCAGAACGCAGACAAAAACGGTTTCATCGGCGGAATGCATAAAAACAACACTGCGAACCTCATGAACTTATGCGAAGGATGTCATGACAAGATCCATGTTGATGGAGGCACACTACCAACAAAAGTGGTCAAAACTTCTAATGGATACAAGGTAGAAGCAAATGGAGAGATACTATGAACGAATAAACTGATCTCGCATACTGCAATAAAATCGCACCATAATTTAATAGATGCCTAATCAGTCTAATTTCTTAGTAACGTACTGGCCAAGCATATTGACTGTCGTGATAACCTTTCTTACACTTATCACATTATTCCAGATGACTGGGGTTAGTTTTAGCCCAGTAGAAGACAAGCATGTTGAAAAGATCGTGACAATCGAGAGTTTTGAATCAAGTCCAGATAAAGAGGCTGTTGCCAGTGCTAATGACAACGATCCTCTCATTTTGCACAACGTATGTAAGGGGCTCAGTACAAAAGCTTGTTCTAATGCCAGCTATTGCGTTCTGTTAAGCGGAAACAGATGTGTTGGGGGAAACCACAGAGGTCCCACTTATTTAACCTCTGATGGAGCTGATGTAGATTATGACTACTACACTCACAAAGGTGATTGTGTCGGTAAGTGCGATAATTGATTTCTCAGAAAATCGACTTGAAAATATTTCTCGGTTGACAGTGTATACAAGATGATTATCCCTGTGAAGTGTTTTACCTGCGGAAAAGTCCTTGGGGACAAGTACCGATACTATGTGCGTGAAGTAAGAAGGCGAAAGAGTCAGGCTGGTATGGACTTAGACGAAGTAGTATACCTAACAAGCGAGTATGTCCAGAAAACACCTGAAGGCGAGGTTATGGATGAACTAAAGCTAGCTAGACCGTGTTGTAGAAGGCACGTGCTCACACACGTTGATATCGAATAAAATCTTGCGTTAAAATATACATGACGCGAATGAGTAGTAGCAATAAGAAAGGCACCAAAAAGTTTAGAGGCGGTGCCAATTTTTCTCCTGCTTCTTTCCCGCAAGGTGAGCCCTGGGGAAGCGCACCCCAACAGCTACCATGCGTAATGGGTGATTGTAGAGACTTTGGTAATCATTACAAGTATAACACCGACGTCGTTCCTACACCCGAATCTACAGATAACAT